TCTTGTTCCAATATTCCGACTTTTTCGGAAATCACGCCTTTTGTTTTGTCAATATTGGAGAAATTGACAAAGCGACTTATCAAAGCAAGTTTTTCGGTATTGGACGAACGAAAAAAAGACGAATAATTACCCTTGGTTACGATATAATAGGACTTAGCATCTTCCGGTGTAATCTCAATCCAATTAATCACATATTTATTCGCATCCAGTACAGTGGCTACCGTTACGGGTGTCTCCACATCATCTTTCTTTAGGGTCAGCGATACTTTGGAAGAACTTTTCAATGGAATTGTACGCTCAATTATCAGAGTTTCTTTCCGTTTTTGACAAAATATTTCAACTTTAGTATAGGCTTCTTTCATGCCTTTACGTATCAGTTTCTTGTCTTCCTTTCCTCTTAGATTAACTCCGTATATCGCATAGAACAAACCTTGTGACAACCCAGTCTTCCCAGAACCATTAGAAAGCTGGTCTTCCTCTGTCCGGTTCTCCCCAGTCACACCCAAAGTTTCTTTTGTAAAGGTGTAATCAAGTTCTTCAAATGACAAAAAATTTCTTAATATCAATCTTTCGGGGTACATAACGTCTCTGTCAATTTATTTTTAATTTCATTAAACAAATCCTTATCCGACAACGCTTTTTTAGCGTTATCCATTCCCTGTCCTAACCGGGTCTCGCCATAGTAAAACCAAGCACCCTTTTTAGAGCAAATACCCTCCCTTATAGACATATCTATAAGCTCTTGTACCGTGTCGAATCCTACACCGTACTCTAACATTACCTGGCATACACGGAAAGGGGGTGCAATCTTATTCTTTACAACCTTTATTTGTGTCTTGTTAGCGGTTGCCACTCCATCGGTCTTTTCCGTGCCTATACGAGCAAATTCCGCTCTTTGGGTAGCGTAGAATTTAAGCGCTTCGCCTCCTGGTGTGGTTGTTGTAGGGCCGAATCCCATACCCCCGATTTTCTGTCTCGTCTGATTGATACATAGGAGGATGTTTCCGTTTTTCTTACATACATTCTTTAAGATACTTAGCTGCTGTGACATAAGACGCGCTACAAGCGCTATTTTTGCATCTCCTGCCTCACCTTGCAAAACAGCTTCCGGCACCAATCCGGCAACCGAATCAAGCACTACCAATCCGATTTCCGGCACCTCCAGCATCTCACGCACGATTTCAAGCGCCTGTTCCGCACTATCCGGCTGTGACATTATCCACTTGTCGCGGCTTAAATCAACTCCAAGCGCTTTTGCATATTCCAGGTCAAGCGCTTGCTCTGTATCTACATATCCGACCGCTTTTCCAAGCGTTTTTTGTACGGATGCACTTAGATGTAATGCCGCAGAGCTTTTGCCGCTCGAAAATCCTCCGTATATTTCGTGTATTCTTCCAAGCGCAAAACCGCCTCCCAATATTTCATCTAATGCCATGCTGCCAGAAGACACAGTGTCTACCTTTATATCGTTGCCTACTACCGCTTCCTTTCCGAAGCGCTTTTCTATTCTTCCAAATAATTCTTCCAATCCCATTATAATACCTCCTTTAAAATTTCCATTCCTTCATTATAGGAGTAATCGTTCTGTTCGCAAAATCCCTTGAATTTTTCTGCAATATCGGAACCTGACAAAGCTTTGATTTCTTCTGCTGTCTCCACCTCTTCCGTTTCCAGTTCTACGGACTTAACTTTCACGTCCACACCAAGCTTTCTATACTCTTCCTTGTCAATGGAGGAAATTGCATCTTTCGTACCTACGAATTCCACGCGCACAAAATCTTCCTTGTTTTTCTTCTGAAAATCTTTTACAATCTTATCCGCTTGCTTGAAAGTCGTGTTTTCCAGGTTCACGGTGACTTTTCTGTACCGTTTTCCTTTTGACGGAATAAACGCATAGGTCAAATCATCATCCAATAACCAGAACCCCTTTTTATCGTCTTCTCCGAAATTGTTCTGAGTGATGCTTCCAAGGTGTACAATATTCTTTCCTATCTCCTGGGTATCGTGATAATGCCCGGAAAACACCATACCAAAGTTTTTAAACAGAGAGGGTTTTATATCGCTTTCCACCTCACTACCGTCATTATTCCTACTTCCTTGAAATGCGATATGAGTAAATAGTACATGCGTCTTATGATTCTTTTCCTTTAATACGTCCGACATCCCTTTTAACCATATCGAATTGTCAAAAAACGGCATAAAATAACATATTACACCGCCAATCTCGAAAGCGTCCAGGTCAGTTATCAAATTAAACCCTTTATGATACTTAAACGCATCAAGAAAAGACCTGTCCGAACTATAGTCGCTCTTATCATGGTTCCCTGGAATGCAATATACCGTGTGCCCCATCCTCGCATACATGTCAAGAATAGAGGAAAAAGCATTCAAGACATCCTGTCTCTGTGATATACGGGAATCGAATATGTCACCTAACCACACATGATTGGTTATACCATTGTCTTCTGCTACATTCAATTCCTGCCTTTGCAATTCCGTTATTTCTCCGATATTGGACGGCTTCAAATGCCAATCCGTGCTTATTATTATCTTTCCTATCATAACGCAGTCACCTTTAATGTATTGTCAAGATTTTTCAAAACATTATCTTTCTCTACTTCCTTATCAAAATAGAAGCTCTCCCAGACATTGGAAATCTTTAAAGCTATTCTGAACTTCTGAGTTGACTGTGAATACCCCTCGTCATTATATCTACTGATAGAAGTAATCTTTATCCTTTTGTTATTTATCTGTACAAACATAATTTACCAAATTATATATGTTCCACTTAATCCTACAAACACGTCAAAATCCTTGTTGAATACTCCATATCCGGCACCTACCGACACCCCGAACCCGAATCTTTTCTTTTTATCCGGTTTCGTCCACATTGTAACATCACCTATCTTTCCGGGCAACTGGGAAGTTATCTCCATACGGTTACTGTCCCCTATACGCTGGTTTGTCAATAAAAATTTGTTGGTTATATTGAAATTAATCTTATACTTTGCCAGGTGAGTAGCCCATACTTGCAAATCATATCCTACCGTATCGGTTTCTTCTTTGAATGTATAGAGGCTGTCCGTTTTCCTCAATTCGGAAACCTCCCTTTCCAGTCCTTCGTACTTGTATTTCCATTCAAATTCCACTGCCTCTACAAGTGCTTCCTTTTCCTTCAATCGGTTGTATAATTCTTTGTTTTCTTTTTTCAATTTAGAAAAACTTTCGGAATTGTAAACCTTTGTGTATCTGTTTAAGGAATCGGTATAAAATTCCACTTCATATAACAACCTTTCATTCTCCCTTGCTTTCTTGATAGATAAGAATAACAATATGAGTATTATTATCATCCCCGAAATGAGAATTATTCTGTAAAGATTTTTCATAATAATAGGAATAATGGAAGGGTAGAAATTACCCTTCCTTGTGTGAGGTAATTATATATTACTTTATTTTGAAGTTCTTGCTTTCAAGTTTCTTAAGCGCGACGCAATGGAATTAGGAACGCTTGCTGATGCTTCCCTTTCTTCAACTGCCGTATCTTCCGGTTCTGGGTCTGCCGCTCCTTGTTCTTCATTTTCCGGCTCTTCGTAATCCTCAAAAGGCAGTTCGCCACCTTCCTGTGCAATGTCGTACCATTTACGGAGTTCGGCTACGGTCAACTCTTCCGGTAATTCCTTGTCTTCGTAGTTATCGGCAATGTAGGCACGAAGTTCTTTTTTGAGGTTCGTTAATGTAGGATAACCGCCTGTCTTCTTTTCCGTCTTTGTTGGCTCTTCTTTCGGTTCCTCCGTTTTCACCTTCTTTGTCTCGGGGGCTTTCTTAGGAGCTTTCTTTTCCTTGATTTCGTCCTCTTCCGGAACCAACTTGTCAAGTTCTTCGAGCTTGTTCAAAAATACATCGTCCTGGAAAATACCGTATGATTGTTCTTCGTCGATTCTTTCCAGTCCTTCCAACTGCATATCCCAGTCTTTACGTGAAAATACGTCCACATACATATCATCCAGGGTAGGCAATTCTTCCATGATACCGAACACTTCGTCTGATACGCGGTTTTTAGCAAAGAAATCGTCCCAAGTCTGGCGCTTATTAGCATCCGGCATTCCGCAAGTAATGTCGAAATTTTTCTTTTTGTTTTCGTCCGTGGTAACGTTAACAATCAACGGATAACCTTCGTCCGGGTCAGAAAAGATGTCGAGATTAATAATACCATCGTCAGAACCGCCTGCACGTTCCATAGAAATGTTCTTCATTTTCTTCCACCAATCCGGGCGCAAATCAAGACGGTACACGTCGTTTTCTGCCCATACATAAGCCACATAGTTAAGCATGGCTTTCATGCCCCATACCCACTGTTTCTGCTTGTTGCGATAACCACTGATAGGATAGAGGAATTTTGCGCGCTCTTCCTTGTCCTGGATATCATTTGCCAGGTTATACACGTGGCTGATATAGGTCAGCACTGCATCTTCTCCATTCATCCGGTTGCTGTGGATATCAGAAGTAAAGACGTCTCTTTGTCTAATTTCCTTCTTTCCGGTGTCTTTCCCGTCCTTGTCATATACCGCACACTCAATAGGCAGTTTAACCGTCTTTCTCGGCATATAGGGTTTCCCTGTCAACGACGGCAATACGCGCAATACATATCTTCCGTCTTCGTTCAGATTAAAAAATGAGGCTCTGCCGCCTTGTCCAAAACCACCGCCCATTGTTGCGGCTGCTTTTCCTACTGTTTCATCAATTGATTCTACACTCGCTTTTTTGTACTTACTTCTATCAAAAGCCATAACACAAATTTTTTAAAAATTAATAATCAGTTTTTACTATCTTAAAAGTATTTATCTTTCCTTCAATAAGTTCTTTTTCAAAGTCTTGCGGTACAATCTTTGGTAACAAATTGTTAAGTTTCTTGTCCTTGCTTTGTACTGCCCAAAATAGGGTGTCTAACTTGTCACGTTTCGATTCTATCTCAATGAGGTTCATTAAGTTTTTCTGATACTGTTCATTAAGCAATATAGCATCTTCCAACCCTTTTTCAGTCAGCTTAAAAGATTCTCCATCAATCGTTATTCTTCCTCCATTCGTAGCCGCTTCTCGTCTTAATTTCTTCCTTAAATTGGCTGCAAACACATCGCAAAACAGTTTCTCTTCCTTAGCTTTCTTCTCATATTCAACTTTCATTAGACCGACCTTGTTAAGCAATCCAGATACCGTTACCGCCTCTCCATAGAGGTTCGAGTAATTGATTGTCGTAACATCGTCAAGTTCTATTTCTTCGTCCTTGTCTGGTGATACCAAAACAACGGTCTTGGTACCGATTTCTACCATAATTTTCATATCAAAATATTTTACGTCAATACAGTAAACAATGAATTAACATTCGCCTGCAAAATATATTCTCCTCTAAACTTATCCCACACAATCACACCATTAACCAACAAAATGTTCTTTTTACTACCCCTTAAAAACTCTCCGTATTCTTCAAACAACTCTGGAAAAATAGTTACATTTATAAACTCATAATTACTTTCCAATACTATAGTGGCAAATATGCCCTTCTTGCTTTTTCTCTCTATTATCTCAATCACATAGCCGCCTATCACGGCACGACGGGTTTTCTTTGAATTAATGTCCCAAAATTTTATCTGCGACACATCCTGGAATTCCGTTTCGTCGTCTAATTTAGGCATATGATATTCATTCGCCAAATCGTAATAATCAAAAAATGCAAAACCGGACGTTCTTTTTTGCTGTAACAGCCACCACCAGTTATTACGTTCTTTTCGTACCTTCATGATATTGGTAAGTAAATCCTTATCCTCCAATATCTTAACCCTTTTGTTCTCGCGGTACATCTCAATAAGAGCCAAACGGTCTTTAGGTTCCTGGATATTCTCCAATTCGTCGAACGCTCCTGCAAATATCAAATTCTCAATGACAGATTTATTTACCGGACTGCCTTTAATTACACATCTATCTATAAATTCCTCCAAAGAGAAAAACGGGCCGTTCTTCCTTTTCTCCTCCGATATGTATTCCTGCGCTCTTTCTCCACATTGTTTTACTGCGTTGAATGCCCAGTACATACTGTTTGTCCGATAATCAGACACGATATTTACGTCTGACTTGTTGATGTCTACCGGGTGTATCTTTATCTCACCGGACTGCTGTATTTCGTTTACATAATAGGGTATCTTTTCATCCTTCGCAAACGAGAATGTAGCACTCCAATACTCAATAGGATAATGTACCTTAAGCCATAGGCATATATAGGCGGTCATACCATAGCATACGGAATGGCTGTTGCATGTCACGATACCTTCCCCTGTGACAAAGTTGTGTTCCGGGTGGTCTATTTCAACGTCATAAGTTGGTTGTACGTCTACTATGTCAATAGAAACAATCTCTACATTTACCCTCATTTCATGTTTATAGGTATACAATACATCTCCTTTCCTCAAAAGGAATGTGTATTTATGTCCTTCCGGTGTGGGGAATTTGTGGTTTCCGGAACATCTCACCATTGCCCCGTCACTTGTCTGTATCTTATAGATGAAGCGTTTCCCTGCATATCTTATTTCCTTTACCTTGGTAGGGATAAATTCACCGTACTTGCCCATCGTTATTGCCGGAATGTCCTCAACTCCTTTTTCGTACAGTTCTTTGATTGTCAATTCATTAGGGTAAATTTTCTCGTCTCCATGTAAGCACTTATTAAACGAATACTTCGCAAATTCTTCCATCTGTTTCCAAAGATTTTCCGCATATTCTTTTGTAACTCCTTTAGAACCGTACTTCTTTACATACCCGTTCACGAAATCATCTCCGTACTCCTTTGCTTTCTGTAATAGTTTTTTGCCTAAAACTTTCCGAACTGAATCGCACTTCTCTAAGTTAAAATCTGCTAATTTTTGACAAAATAACATAATTTGTTCCTGGAACAACATCAACCCATAAGTGTTTTTCACCACTTCTTCACCACCTATAGGCATTTCTTCCGTCCAGTCCTTTTCCCCATTCTTCCGCAAAATGTACTCATTATGAAAATTATTCTCCATAGGTCCAGGTCTATAAAGGGCTACGCATGCAGACAGTTCGTTTATGTTTTCCGGTTTCATCTTTACGCAATATCCGGATAATCCGGCTGAACCAAGCTGGAAAACATCTCCCAGCCATCCTTTACCTGCATACTCGAATACCTGCTTATCATCCAAAGGTAAACTGTATATATCAACGTCTATTCCGTGGTTCTCCTTTATCAAACGTAACATTTCCTCGAACTTGTCCAACTGGATAATACCCAAAACATCTTCCTTTAGAAATCCTGCCTCTTCCACTTCTGAACCTTCCCAGTCCGTAACTACAAGTCCTTTTTGTGTATGTACGGGCATCCACTCATAAGATGTTTTTCCATCTGGCAACACTACGGTTCCACACGCATGTACCGACTGGCTTTTAGGTGAACCAAGAATTACCATCATATCGTTAAACGTTTCTGTATGTTCCTTGACAAACTTCTTTAGGTCCTCTTTTCCACATACAGTTTTAAAAAATTCTTCTATCGTCTTTTCCTTATCATCTCCGATACAAGCCGTAAACCATCTGTATAACTGTACTGGTATACCGTCTGCACGCGCCATGTCCGATATTGCCTCTTTTAGCTGGAAAGTAGTGTAGGTGCCAAGCGAACAAACCTGTTCCTTTCCAAACCGCGTTTCCATGTAGGCTTTTATTTCGTCCCGTCTTCTGCCCGGGAAATCGGTATCTATATCTGGCATTGACCCTAATACGGTCTTCGCCCGACGCTTTATTTCAATATTTTTTACTATCATACCATTACTCATTTATCAGTTCGTCACCTTCTTTTAATTCTTTGGCTCTGATTATCATTTCCTCACCATTCCGGGCAATCTTTATAAAGGTATTCCCGGATATTTCCTTTTCTCCGTTTATTGTTACCACTTCTTCCTCTTCGTGTCTGATTAAGCGTCCTTTTGTCAAAAATCGACTGAATAGAAGTTCATATTCCAACGGGTTTACATTGACGATACCAAGGAGATAGGATACCAGGCTTCCGGCGCTGCTGCCGCGCCCCAAGCCAACCAGTATGTTATTGTCCCTCCCCCATCTGATAATGTCCCTCAACATCAGAAAGTAGTCCACTACATCGCCTTCCTCGATAATGGAAATTTCCGTATTAAGTCTTTCCGTCAGTTCTTCCTCACTGTATCTGTCCAGTATTTCCGGATGTTCTGCCAGTCCGTCAAAGACAAGCGATTCAAACATTTCAGTATTGGAAGCATATTTCTTTTTCTCCTCTTCCGTCATTACATATTTAGGTGCATGCCTTACCTGTGTCTCCAGCAAATAGTTACAGTTTACCGATATGTAATTAAGATTTACCAAAGCTTCTTCAAACAGACCGAAAAACTTGTCTTCGTCCGGTATCAGTCTTGACAGTTCTTCGTAATATTCCTGGTAGTTCTTCATATACTGGTTCTCGCTCTCATAATTCACCACCTTTGCCAGTCTATTAAGCTTTTCCCTTATAGGTGCATACCTTCTTTCAAGATACCAGGCATCGCATACCGCCACGGGCTTATATACTCCTACGAACTTTTTTAGATTGTCAAGATATTTTTTATCCCTGTCATTCTTCTTGTATTCCACCGTATCAAGCTGATAATAGGTATCATCCCATTTTCTTGACAATATGGGGAGGTTTTCAAACGTACATGTTTTCGGGTCAAGTAGCAGAAAACATCCGTCTTTCATTTCCTGCAATTCCTTTTCCGTAATAAAGCCTTTTTCGTCGACATTCAGAATCTTGTTTATTTTCAATAGGTTGCTCCACCCTTCCTTATTCTTGACTATCAGCTTTACTGTATATCGCACGTCCTTCTGTTCGTTATATACGGTAACTTCCATACCGAATATAGGTCTTATGTCGCTTTTTAGGCACGCATTCTGAAACTTGAACGCTGATGCAAGCGTATTCTTTTCGCATATACCCAGCGCCCTTATCCCCATGAATTTCGCCTTTTCTACCCAGTCGGAATAGAAGTGCATCCCGTTCATCAGCTCAAAATTGCCGTGCACCCCTATATAGGTGTCAAGCCTCAAACTTTCGTCAAACAAATTCGCTTTTCCAATATACTGCAATCGGTTAAGTTTTACCTTGTTTTCGTCTCCCTTTTTCAGATAATACCATACATCACCGAACCGGAAAACATAATTGTCACATTCTGTCCTGTCTCCTACCCACTGGAACGAATCGTCAAAGAAAATTCCGTTATCCTCTTTGTCCCATTGGAAAGGCTCGAACAACTCGAATGTCTGCCCATCAATTTCTACGATATAATTATCTAAAGCATTGAAAGACAAAAAGTTATCCTCCAAATATTTGATTAAATCTTTATACAACTCTTCCATGATTTTAGGGTGTAAAGGGGAGTGAAGTGTATTTTACTTACACTCCCCGTGAAAAATCAAATCTAAATAAAAACGGTAAGTTTATGATTTGTCAAAATGATTCCTGCAACAAACGGAAACCACGTTATAATGGGTTCCTATTTCCTTTGCAATCCGGCTGAATGAACGTCCGTCATTCTTTGCGAGTTCTTGCCACACCTTATATGATATACTCCCTTTCTTGTACGGGTTTTCTCCTTTAGGTGAAAGGTTGAACTTTTTCTTGACATATCCCTTTTGGGTATTTATCGAAGTTTCCTTTGCATATTCTTCAAGCGTCTTTCCTTTTGCTTCCAGCCTTTCGACAACTTGCTGCAAAAGGTCTTCTTTTCTGAATCCGGAAACATTCTGCATTCCAAGCTTCCGGCCCACATTTCTCAAAGTCAACAGAGAAACTTCCATCACTTTTCCTTTTTCCCAAATACGGCATCCTTAATCTGCTGTACGCGTTCTTCCGTTGAACCGGAAACAGAAATGTAGGGTATTCCGTAATTATCGACAATCTGCTTTATTTTACGGTCTATTTCCTTCTGGTACTCCTCGTCTTCCGAACGTACACTGTCACCCTGCAATCTGAATGTGATAGGAAGATAGACAAGCAAAGGGAATTCATATTTTCGCTTTACAATCTGTCGTTTCTCCTTAAAGTCTTCTTCTGCCAGGTTATTATATTCCGGGTCTTTTGGACTGCAATTATCAAAAAGCCATGAAGTGTAGGCATTCACATCAATAATACATCTGTCGCTAATGGAAGGCTGTTTCATGGCATCTTCCATTATTTGAGTGTATTTATCGAATATTTTCTTTTGTGATTCGGACGTGCCTTCTTCATTAATGGTTATCCCTTCTTCTTCAACCATCGTTCTGACAACATTCGTATAAAACTTCCAGTTATCAAATTCCGGTTCGTTTTGCAAGGCTTTCAATAGGGTTGTCTTCCCTGTACCCTGCGCCCCGGTCATTAATATTTTATCATAATTTCTCATCTGTTGTCTCCTGCTCCATGAATTTTGTCACGTTGTTTGCGTGAAAACAGTTTTTCGATATTCTGTTCGGCAATCTTTTCCGTATCAAGACCAACACGGTTAATCATGCTGTTTATAACCTTCCAAGCGTTTTTCCAGGCTTCCAAAACAGCTTTCTTTCTTGCTTCCGGAAATACATTCTGCTCGGCTTCTTTCCAATCGTCACGCAACCACTTTTTAACCTGGTCCGCAATCTTTCCAACTTCTACGGGCAAATCAAACACGCCTGCACCTTCTGCATTTCCCAAAGCTTCTTTCCAATCCCAGCCTTCAATGTCAAGATTGCACTCTTTACGAATCATGGCAAGGTACCAGAACATATCTCCGATTTCTTTAGAGATTTCTTCCGTTTCCGCCTCGTTATTGATTTTCTCGTAGGTTTCTCCCATCTCCGAACACAAACCAAGTGTTACATAGGACAAAGCCACTTTTTCGTTATAGCAAGCTGTGGTAGCCGCCTTTTCTTCATACTCGAAATAGTTCATACTTTTTGTTTTTTAATTATGATGCAAATATAACAATTTAATTTTCAGATAAACAAATATTATCTCTATTATTTCAAATCTTTCATATCGATTTTTTCTAACCATCTCATTTTGAAATAGGTATAAGGTATCTGTTCCGGCACGTCATTAATCCATATCACTACATTATCGTCATTCGGATGATTTATCTTCACTTTATATTCCTTCCCCTTGTATATCACTACGGTACCCGGTTTCAATAGGTGAAACCTATCCCAGAACATAACCGACTTTTTCGTTTTCTCCGAATATTGCAAGTTCGGCAATCCGTATTCCTGCAAAAACTCTTTCAAATAAAAATCTGAAAACGCCTTGTCACTGTCAAACATCGTACCAAGACGGAACCTTTGTTTCAAGTTCAGAATCTTTGCTTTCTTCTTCTCCGCTATGTCCTTATATATCTTCACAAGCTCGACACTCTCTATACGATTGTAAACTATCGAGCGTAATTTACAACTTAAATACTCCAATTGCAGGTTAATTACAAACTGCTCCAGGCTGATTTTCCGTAATTTTTCCATGTCCCTATTTTTGACTTCAAATCTAACAAAATTAGGATAAATGGCAAAAAATCAGAACTATAAATGTCTTGTATAATAATTAATCGGTTCCGTCATATTGTCAAGCGCCCATAGGAGTTCTTCTTGTGTCGCATCTCCAGGGTCTTTCTTCTTGTCTTCCAGTTCGGCAATCTGCACATTGAAATACCTTTGTAGGGTCATTGATACCGTCTTAATCATTTCCGGCTTGTCGGGGTCGTACATCAGAATCACGTTCCTTATACCCGGCTTGTCCCTCAATAGCCTTATCTGGCTTAACCCCATGTTGTTACCGAATGTAAACACGCACTTTATGTCGGGTGATTCATAGAGATGCAATTTCGTGTCAACCGATATATAGTCAAACATCCCTTCTACTATTATAACCGTGTCCGTCTCGTCCGTTATATTGTCATATCCCCCTATCACATGGGAGAATCCGTCACGCGAATTTTCATACCTCAATACAAGCTTTTCCGTGCCCTCCTTAAACCTTTTAAGGTTCTCTTCATGCCATTCCTTACTTTTCTTTGAACGTGCCAGCCATGCGGCTAATTTGCCGTTCATGGTAAACTGGAATATGAACTTATCGTGCAGCTTTCTTTCAAGAAAGAATTTTGTTTCTGCCGGACGGAATTCTTCATAATATCTTTTCACAAATCCCCTCTTATCCAAATATTCATCCTTGTCTATATATTCCAGTTTTTTAGGAAGGGTGCATTCCTTGATTTCCTCTGTTGTTTCCTCTTCTTCGTCGTTTATTAGAGGGGTCAATTTCTGCATCTTTATCGTGTTCTCGTAATCCTGCTTTATGAGGTCTTTCCTTCCTATCTTTTCCAAGAACTTTTTTAAGGTGGTTTTCATGCCGCATTTGAAACAATGGAATGCACCGTTATTCCCGGCATCATTGAACTTTATCCCCCATTTCCCTTTTTTATTGCAAAAAGGACATTCCTTGTTCCTATCCTGCATGAAACCTTTTGCTCCAAACAAAGATAGGTTCAGTTCGGATATTACCTCGTTTTTATCAACCCTAAACATCTCCCTTTAAACTAATTCATAAATAATATATCCCAAAAAAGATATTCTTTCTTTACAGTCTTTCACCTTCTTTTTGCAAAACACATCAAAACCTCTTTCCAGGTTACTCTCTTTCATGGAGCAATATTTTCTTGAACTGTATTTAAGATTCTCGACTTCAAAACCGCAATACTTGGCAAATGTTTCTGCTCTGTTTTCAACTGCTTTCAGCACCTTTTCCTTGCTACCATAAATTTCTGAACTAACCCAGGAAATTTCTGCATTTTCAACGATAACTTCTCTAAAACATTCCATACTCTTATCTTTTATTTGTTTGACTTCTTTTCTCGCCTCCCTTAAGAAGACATTACAAAGATAAGATTATGTTATGACATACGCAAGTGCTTATGTCTAAATTGTCTCTGTTTTAACATCATTTTGCTTTTCACCGTCTTCATCCTTTTTCTTTCTTGTCTTCTTTCCAGATGTAGAAGAAGTGAAACCCTTATCACCTCCGTAATATTCGGCTGTCAGCGCCTTGTCACAAAAACGTCCCCTGCCGTAATCCGTCACAATAGGGAAGGTATCTTTTACCGTATCATAATCACGTACTTTATCCATATAAATACGCATTATGTTCTGTTTCTTCTCCTCTCTTGTCCGGTTCCCAGTAAACACAAAAGAAAACGGCTTTACCAATGTCCTATCCCCTTCCGTATAACTTCTATCTATTACCTTGTCCGAATTGTCCCATATTTCCAACGGCACATTCCCAGCTTGTGCTGCCGTAAATCCCACCATTTTAAACTCTACACATAAGTTTTTTAAAAGTTGTGCACATGTCTGTAATTTTTCTTTTTTGAATGTAGGGTTATTGTCTACAACACGGTTTGTTCCGGTTGCCACAAGGTCTAATGAATCCAATATCAATACATGCGGATAATAACCGTTTTTCTTATAATAGGAGACTATCACATTACGAATATCCACCATAGTAGCCTGCCCGAATTTTTCAAATGAATAAACATCTATGTCCTTGGAATAAGATTTCATATTTTCAAAGGCCTTTTCTATTTTTTCAGCCAGTTTATCATCTATGACACCTTTTCTGATATTCCCGTATTTTTGTCCAGTCCAAAACTGGTCGTATCTTTCCAGACACGCACGCGCACCACCTTCCAACTGTATATGTAAGACTGGGTGCCCGTCAAAAGCTGCCTGCATACCGTGATACCTCAATACAGTAGACTTGCCGACACCCGAACGCATTATCCATAACACGGTATCTTCCATTGTAGCACCACCTTCCGAAATCTGGTCTATCTTATCAAGTCCGAACATTACACGTGACGGGATTTCCCCCTCTTCTTCTTCCCGTCTCCTCTTCATTCGCTTGTCAAAATCGGAGAACACTTTTTGGAAACCGCCTGCCTCATGCCTTAATGATAGGGATAGAATTCTTTGGCTCTCTTCCGCGTTTACCCGTATAGCGTCTTCTTTCTTCCCCTCTTCGTACAAATCATGTACTTTTTTGGAAAGTAGCTGGAATTCAACGTCTTTAATGTACGCTTCCAACTGGTCTATAATAATTTCCTTGTCTACTTTAGCGGCTGACTGCACGGCATCTATCGCCTCAATCACAAAATCACTGTCAGCGTATTTTTGAGACACCACACCCAAAGAAGGAACCTTATCTTTTTCCTTTAATACTTCTGTTGCCTCTTTTAATAAAAATTTGAAACCGGGCCACTCTTTGGGTATCAACTGATAGGTCAGATTATTTACCACCATTCGAGTGATATTCAAATCCATGTATACAAGCTTGAATAATTCTGCCATAAATCCGGCAGACAGTTTTTGCGCCATCTTTTTTAATTTAAAAATTGGGGCTACAAACGTAACCCCTTAATATGAGAAAAACAAATTGTTATTGTTAAATCAAACCAATCGATTTTCTTAAAAAATTTCCTGCGTTCTCTACTGATACACCCAACTTTCTCTGTATCAAAGAAACCATGTTATTGACTTGTTCTTGTGAATCCAAATTTCCTTTCACAAATTCCATCATAATGAATTTTTCTAAAAATCTTTCTTTCATAACCTTATCTTATTAAAGATTCAAACAACAAACAGACATATCACATTCTTCATCGTACTCATAATCAAACAGTTTTCCTTTGAAGTAATTTTGTAATCTTTCAAACGCGCTTTTGTTTTCTTCGTCCCAAGCAATCGTTATCATGTTAGTACGTGCAAAAGTTATTTCTACATTAACACTTGCAACTTTTGAAAGAATGTTTTCTAACATTTGTTTCTTGGCTTTAAATACTGAGTTCATGACTTTTATCTTTTACTTGTTTGACCTTGATTTCTTATCACAGTACAAAGATAAGGTTATGTTATGAGATACGCAAGTGCTTATGTGTAAAATATGGGTTGTTTAACATCATTTCACAATAAAGACAATGCTTTTATAATTCCAGCTTCTAATGCTTCCTCGTAGGTGTCCCACAGACCGCCATCATTAGTCCCCCTGGAATCATCATCTTCCTGCCACGTTCCGTTATCGGCTTTCACTATAGCATAGCCATACCCTACGGCACTTCGGTATATTTCAATATGTAGGTTCTTGGTTTCACGCAGCCACTTTTGGGCAATGGATTGAGTTGGAGCAGAGATAGAGTAAACGTCTGTATTATAATTCTGGGCATCGTAGCTTTCATCTATCTCATACTCAGGACCACTACCTCCTTTATACACCAATTCATAAAAGCTACTAACATCTTCTTTAAATCCTGCCGCCTTTAGTAGCTTCGCTGTCTCTAATGTTACAAGTTCTTCGGTCATAGCTGTATAAATAATCTAATTGTTAGAACAATAGTCGTAATGATAAAGATTAATGCAAAATATTTCCATATTTTTACAGTAGCCTCTAAACCGTACTTCCGTTTGTCAAACTCACTTAAGGCATAATTCAAAGCCTCGTCTTTCAATCCCTTAAGCTTATCATTCAAAGCCTCGGTTATATCGTCTGCGATAGTATGCTTCACCCTTTCTGACACGGATTCCGGATAACCCCTCTCTTCATAATTCAATTCATTCAACAAATCATAATGGAATATATAGGGTGTTCCGTTTACTTCATAGGAGAGCTTGATACCGCTTTCTTTGATGTATTTCAAAAACTTTTCCTCGGCAATCTCGTTTATCCTTTCTTGGTTAAATTCTGACTGCTTCTTTATCTCATTAAAATATTCCTCGTCAACAATTACACAGTTGTTTTCGAGTTTCATTACATGTGCTTCCATAATTATTCTCCTTTCAGTTTCTTTATCAATACATCAGTATAATTAATTGATTCAATAGCTACTACTTCTATTGCATCCATCTTTTTATCTGGATGTTCATCCAAATACATACCCAAATTTTTCATAAAGAAACTGTTTGAAATCAAAGCTTGCATTGCAGCCTTTGCCAGTTCATAACGCCTCTGTTCCCAATCAATTTTCTTTTCTTCCATCTTTAACCTCCTTATTAATTTTAACAAACCCCTTTTGAATGCACCAACACAGCATATAATAGGCTGCATCTATCAACTTCGGCATTTTTTCTAAACGAACGGTTCCATTATTCGTTACGTCTACATATTTGAGCCACCACAACCCCACTTTCTTAAATATGTACAAATCATATACTTGTACTGATTCTGGCAACTTATCCAGAATATCCTGCAAAGTATAAGTAGGAAGGATTTCATATGACATAAATCCACAAGTCTGAAACTCCTTCTGTAAACTCAAAAACCATACACCTTTGTATTTATCATTAATACGGCTTCCATGTGATACCCTTTTCCAGTACATACTTGCATCACTCGTATCTAATCCAAGCTCCTGCAAGTGCTTCATTTGTTCTATTGATAATACTTGTTTTGATTTCATAAGTCATAAGATAAAATTATAGCCGTTAATGCAATGAAAATGATTACTACTATCAAGGCGATAGATAGACATCCCTTTTCGTATTCTTCATCTTCCGATGGTGTGTTTTCGTTATACCAATCTAATGGATGTTTTAATTTCATTTCTCACTCCTTTCTTTCTCCTTTTTAGCTTTATCACAAGACAACTTCTTCATTACATACGGACAATCGCAATTCCCGTATCTTTCATTATACCAACAACAATAGTCACACTGGTGCATCATTTACCCCTTCCCATTTATATTTATAATACTTACAATTTTTCGCCTGCTTTCTTGCCGTTATACGTCTTTTCAATGCGTGGCAATACATTTGAAAATTGGCGCATAGTTCATAATACACGCATATACTGCAATGCTTTTCTTCTGTATTACTCATCGTCTTCTCTCTTCATAAAACACATCCATATTGTTTTGCTCTGCCTTCCGGTGGTATGCCCAAATAGAGGCTTAAAGGGGATAACGGACAAAACTTCCGAAGCTTTTATCTCACTTTCGTTCCATTTGAAAATGAGCGTTCCATTAGGTTTCAAGACGCGCATACACTCGGTAAATCCGTCGTGTATGAGTGATTTCCAATCTTTTGGCAGTTTACCGTATTTCTTAGCCATCCATGAGGTTTCACCAAGTGTTTTTAAATGAGGTGGGTCAAACACCACCATATAAAAAGAATTATCCTCAAACGGCAAATTAGTAAAATCGGCTATCACATCCGGTTTTACATCTATAGTTCTGATTCTATCTTTGTCCTTAGCTGTAAGTGTTTCTGAACGCTTATCTACAAATAAAACCAAAGGGTTATGTTTGTCAAACCAAAACATTCTACTGCCACAACAAGCATCTAATATAAGTTTATCGCTTTCCATCGTTATTCCTCCTTAATTATCGGTTCATTTATGATAAACTCCCCTCTAACATCAATGGGAAGTATATTAGAAAAACTCGCACGATAAGTTTTACCATCCATCGCTTTATATAATGGATGTATTTCTTTAGGTATAGGAGCCGGGCATTTCCTACAATGTCTTACCATTTCAAAATGCCTATTTTGCCCATTCTCGTCTTTGCTTCCACAACATTCACAATGTATTGAATAGTAGAAATAAGTACGTTCCAACTGGTCTTCCTTTCCACATATTTCACATTTACCCCATTCTATTGAATTACACATGATTTATTCCTCCTTATCTATCTTAATATCAGTCACTTTGCCACGATTGACGAAATACCTACAATCAATAAGCCTGCAAATCCATTCATCACAACGATTCTCTAATTCATCACATTCCTTACGAAGAGAACATATACTACAAGAACTATCATTACTATAATTCACAGCTTCATGCAGCACCCCGTCTATTATTATTCCGTTCTTTACTTCCATAATTATACCCCTTTCCCGTAAACATTTACGAACTCGCTGACATCCATATAGTCTATACCAAAATTCTCGGCCGTTTTCTTGTCACTGTCCGAAAATTGCCCTTCAAGACCGCTTGCATCACCAATCATCAAACAATCTTCTACCTCCAAACTGCAATCTTTCCATGTCTTGTAATTATCAAAAAGTTCTTCAAGCATTCCGGTATTCGGCTTTCTCATAGGGTTGCTTCTGTCATTGCTTCCGCAATACTTAAAACGCGTATCAATGTCGCAATAATCCATTATACTGTAATTCACGTACTCACATTTTATATAAATGAATGATTCTGGAACCAGCCCTTTTTCTATCCCTCCCTGGTTTGTCACGATAAAAATTTCTTCGGGATTCAAATTCTTTATTGCATCCAGGACATCAAACTTAAACTTCATATCCCATATACCCTTCGGGAACGTCTCACCGCTTGCAGTTTCTATTAACATCCCGTCCATATCGCAAAATAAAACCTTATACTTTTTCATTTCTCGTTCCTTTCTTTGTTTAAATTTTTATCTTCACATCGAACTATTTTATGTTTCTTACAAAACCTTATCGAATACCTTACTGCCTTTCGTATGTCTTCATACTCCTTTGTACTGTACACATTGTATGTACGGAGTTTTCGCATAATTTCCTCTTCTATAAAAGGAAGAATTTCTTTCTCAAACCTACTCATTTCCTATGTGTTTTACGGTTCTTGTTTCTCTTCCTGCGTTTCGCAATCTGCTTGTTTGTACATCTATCATCTTTTGGACGATATTTCCCAATTTTAGGTGTATCACATGGTTCTAAAATAGGAATATCTATATATGGATTATAAATCTCATAACAAGTATTTTCATTCCAAAAAAATTTCATTCTGCATATTTTACCCCTCTTTCTTTTTAAGGCTTATATCAATTGACAACCTATCGGTAATTTCCTCCTTAATTATCTCCCTGCATAAATTCCTTATCATAGAGTAATCACCATGTCTTTGTATCTCGTTGGAAACCATACAACGAACCCACCTCTCTATATCAACGTCATTCCCGTAGGTGTTTTGAAAGATACGTTTAACCTCCTCTTTCACAATTGGAATCATAATTTCCTTTATATCCTCTTTAGTCAACTTTAATTCGTTGTGGATATAGTTCTTTACTTCCCTGTATCTATATTTACTCATAATATCTAAACCTCCACTTTTGTATAATTACTAAATTTACAATAAAGATATTTGCTTGAAAACCATCCTAAATGGCTTTTATTATTGACATATTTACAATAGGTTTCCCATTTATCCTTATGAACAATCTCGTACATTACGCCTTTGTACATAAACACATCTCCTTCTTGTAAATTTGAAATCTTAATTGTTGTCATATTAACCCAATCCTCTTTAATCTTTTTCTAAAATTCTTTTCATTCAAAGCTTGTTCATAATAGCAATCCGGCTCAATAGCTATTTTAGTTTTCATTATAGGTTTCCCGTTTAATCCAATTGAAACTTCTTTGGTAATAGAAGCTCTCTTTATCTCTTTCGTTTTCAGATTAAACGAAAACAGAGTATGACCTGGAATCTTTCTCTTCTTATCCATCAATTTATATTCATGCTGCTTCTTTTGAATGTATTCTATCTGATTTTTAGACAAATTACTTTTTGTCAAATCCGGAACTATTTCCATATCAATCACCGTTTAAAACACACAACAACTCTCTTGCTCTCTTATAGGTATCAAATCCCTTTACATTCACCCATTCGGATGAAATACGTTTGTCTTTTCTGACTTGTACCCAATATATTATTATGGGGATACAACCGTTATACCCTTCTCCTCGTATGATTCTATATCTTTCCATGTCAAATACAATTTCTCATAAAAGTTTTCTTGTCAACCATACCGTTTTCCGATTCTTCTACCAAATCAAAAAATATTTCGGCAGAACAAACATGCTCTTCTATCATTATACATATTCCATCAGCAGGATAATATTCACATGAAACATTGTCGTCCCAATCTATATGCTTTTGCGCTTCTTTGGCTACATCGTCACAAGCAAGCATATACTCTATGTATTTAATAGATGCTTTTCTTATTTTGTCAAATATATTTCCTTTCATATTCTCAATCTCCTTTCTATTACTCAATACATAAAACAATTCCCCTGCGTATCATATCTTCCAACTCTCTTTCGGAAAACTCATCGAACGAATGTTTGTCCATAGTGCAGAAATGATACCTTACAGAATGCTTTTCATAATTGATATTTTTATGATAATCAATCATTACATCGCTTATAACCGGTTCGATAATCTTATTATTTACAACAAAAGAAAAACGTGTTCCTATATCATAACATACCTTCCTAAACAAAAGAACTTTCCTTTCATTCATTTTCAATCTCCTTTCCCCTTAATCCGTTCCAGTACATCTTTGTTTGCTTCAAATATTTCATCAAAGGAGGGAATAGGTGCCCACATGTCACAAACGTAATCGCCATAATCTTCAAATTCAAAATCCGACAATGTTACAACACGAGGTCTCCCACTTGGCATAGGTATAATAAATCCGCTTACAATGGCTTCATTTGATACCATTCTACAAAGAACAAGTTCGTTTTGCTCCGGCAACCGTTCCTTAACGCTTATCCAAGGTGAATGCTTTTTCTGCCATTCTGCTCCGGCTTCAAACGCATTTCCACCATTAACCTTATATTCAAATCTGAATACGGATAATTCTTATCGCAATATTCTTTCTCGGCTTCTTCTACTGTCTGTTTCATATCAATAACTTTTGGTTTTCTTGTATCTGCCACATTTCTTGCAGACGTAATATCTGGCGATATATTTATTGCATCCTAACTCATCCCATGCCGTAACCTTCCTTTCATACATCAGCTCCCATTCATGCCGACAGAACCATTTCTTTATAATAGCAATCAGATTCATACCTCAAAACAATATTTTAAAGTTCTTTCCTTTCAATGTCGGCAATCTCTCTTCTACAAACTTCCTTAACTCTTCCTCCTCGATAGGAAACAAAGGATTATACTTGTACTTGAACGTATGAATGTATTGCTCATTCAACATCACATCAAAAATTAGTGTTTTCATCAAAACATATCGTTATTAGATGGACTATACTTTTTGTACTCTTCAAAAGCAAGCTCCAGAACATCATCTTTACTTATATGTTCCAAAACAACATCTTTCTCTGTATATACTAAATATCTCTCTCCAAATAAATCCCTCCATTTTCTTTTTCCTCGCTCTCTTTGCTGTAATTTGAACCTATACTTTGCCGGACGGTTCCATTCCATAGACAAAGTGCATGTCAGCTTGTATTCCACGTCCTCCTTTTTAATAATCTTTTCTGTCATAACCTCTTTTATATTAAAAATAACTTTCCATCCACAACACGGCTTCTTCTATGGTGCCTACCTTCTTGAACTTCTTTGTGACACAACGCTGCATGTATTCACAGCATATGTTTTCTTCATCATCAAAGTAGATGTTATATGCCCCGTTATCATCAGCCCCGGTACATGCTATTCCAAGCTCAAGGGCATTTTGCACCTTTTCCGGTTCGGTTGAAAAATAGGCATAAACCTTTCCACCCTTTACACCCATCAATCCGTTAAGTTCTACAATGTTGTTCATTATTAAGATAATATTTTATTATGTCTACCCCGATTAAGAAAGGGAGTTTTTAACGCTCCCTTATCAATCACACCACAAAGATAATATTTGTTTATGACATACGCAATAGCTTATTCCCAATAAAATTGCATATTTAACATTTCTTGTGTTTCCTTCTGAATAGGCTTATATCTCGTTTCCGTAGCTAAATCCCTCTCTGCCACTTTGTTATACTCTTCCAAAGCCTTTTCCTTGTCTATACTCCTTTCTACCCATATGCCTATCATCTGGTCCGGCTGCATATCCCCGATAGACACCGGGTTTTCCTCCGTAGCCTCGTAAAACTGGACTGTATAGGGTCTACTGTATATATTAGGTGTACTCCCCATATATCGGCTTCCATCTTCACCCTCCATCATTCCCATGGCACCCACCTTGAATAAACACACATTTGTTTCCGGGTTCTCAAACCATATCTTTACACCCTTTGCCACCTCCTGGCTGTCATTGTGCAGCACTATAGCCCGGTATTCGTTTCTTGTATTCCTTATCGTATTTACACTCAACTCGTCAAACAGATTGCCGAACATATCATTAGGTATCACCGTGGAAGATGCAAAACCGCCTATCGAGTAGGAAACATTCTGCTGTTCTGCCATATATCCAGAACTTACTGTATATAATAATTTCATTTTCTCCTCCTTTCTTATTCTTTCGGTTTCGGCATGCCTGCCAAAGACCAATATTCCTTTTTTGCCGTATTGTCAATCGTTACCGTACCACCGTTGTTTCTCACTCTTGCTATATAAAACTCGTTTACCGACTTGGTAGGCGGCTGTTCCAAGGTCACTTCCTGTGTCAGCCCCAACGTAAACCAATCATAGGTGTAAAGCCCTTCCATTTGTGCGTCCGTGAATACCTTTCCAAGAGGTACCGTTCCCAGTATCACGACTTGCAAATTTGTTTCCGCAACAAAATCGGATTCGGACGTTAGTACAATATTCTTGTTATCTATTATGTTGACTATCTCGTATACACCGTTATTTAAAGGCTGTGAACCGTCGTCCTTAAGGAACTTTATAGCCACCGGGGTTTTCCCTGCTTGACCTCTTACCTTGCCGGAAAAGTCTACAGTTCCGGTCACTACCCCTTTCTGATTGATACTCACATATCCGTTTTCATAGTTTTTTGTCGAATACCCGATTTTCAGCCAGTAATACACACTGTCTGCCGGAATAGCAAAATTATCGTATATGTTGGCAATATTTATTACCTGTCCTAATGAATTTACCGCCATACCCGGCAATATCTTCACCGTTCCCCCTTGTGTTCCCTGCTGCACCTCAAACGCCTTGTTGTCAATAAAGGTATCTACCGTTTCAAAGTCCGATTTGAACTTTGTAGGGTTGTTTGTCACTATGCCGAATGTATAGCTTCCGGCAATAAGAATCTTTCCAAGCAAAGAGTTCTGTAGGAAAGACTGCATATTCATCACTTCTTCTTTTTCTAAGAAAGTGTTTCTGTTAACATTTATCTGCGCCATATATTTATAAATTTTTATTTACAAAATTAGAACCATTCTGGATAAGTACTAATATATTGGTCGTAACCATTCATCTTTGTACATCCTCTGAAACATCCGCTTTTGGATATACTGTCGACATCCGGGAAACCGAATTGATATGGTTGGAATATTCTCTTAAAATAATAAAACAGAGGCATATAAGCTGACGGCAATTTTACTCCGACTATTATACAATCCCATCTCGGTTGAGACGTCATATTTGAACAACCGCTGAATGTGTTTGTACAACTGTCTATATGTTTCAGTACCCCCGATTCTATATAACTATTATCAGTTCCCGTAGTCCCAGCTTTATTCACAGTTACATCACCGAAAGCATATTCTGCCGATTGTAAGTTGCTGCACCCTTCAAACATGCTATTGATATTCACTGTCACCGAATGTTCGGGCGGTGTGATAGGACTGCCCTGCGAGCCTGCCGTCCTCAGATTCCTACAACCGCTGAAGCAATGTGCATAAGATTCGCAATAGGGAGAATCAGAGAATAAAGATGATGTTATCGTAGTCAAGCCGCTATTCTGGAACATACCGGATGCGTTCCTGATATCAGGAATTGTCACACCACTTACATTCAGCAAGCTTGTACAACCATAGAATGTTTCATTACATTGTGTACCTCCATTCGTCGTGTAATTGAATGCACCAGAGCTTATGCTTGACAGATTGGTACATTTATAAAACGCCTGTCCCAAAAACAATTCACCCACGGTCCCGGAAAACATGTTGCTCGGCAATGACGATACTCCCGAAGCATTACAAAAACCGTATGCGTTTATTGTCTCTCCCGAAACATATCTGAACGTTATTCTGCATGGTGATTGCAAATTAGAACAATCGGAAAACATATATATACATGTTTTTATATTCGTCGCTCCAATATCATTACTTATACTTGACATACTGCTGCATCCGGCAAACATATAATTCAAAGACGTTCCATTACTTGACGTCCTTAACTGTCCGCTTACGGAAGAAATATTTTTACATCCATAAAAACAACTGGAGTAATCATTTATCAAGTTCCCTGCAAGCACACTCGACAAGTTCACTGAACCGCTCAGTCCACTATTTTTGTATGTGCTAACAAATGTGCCGCTTGTTATAAACTCAAACAATCCTGCCGGGACACTTCTCAGACTGCTGCATCCTTCAAAAAAGGAATCTGCCGAACCACTCATAAGACTTGTAGTCCAACTTACAACCGATTCAAGACTGCTGCAATCCTGGAAAGCTCCCTTTCCCCACGACGTTCTCACATTTTCGGTAAACCACTTGATTACTCTTGTCAAACAATTCTGGAAACTTGAAAATCCGTTTGCACTCCATGATAAATTGGCCGACATCCCGTTAAAGTCGAACAATATTATCTTTGTTCCTCCGGAACTGTAGGTATGCGAACTTGTTCCTACTGTCTGCTCACCATCTCCCCATTTAACACGAAGATTATTCAGCCCGGTAGAGGAGGTATTAAGTACGGGCAACACTATGTTCGTGCCATTTGACACACTTACTTCCAGTACCGCACCGTCTTCCATTATTATGTCAATCGTCTTGCTGAACTCTTCCGGCCCTACCGTGTAACTTCCGCTCTCTGTAAAGTAATTCTGACTTGTCGCTATCCACGCATAGGTATCGTTACATGGTACCATCCATGATACGGTGCCGCTCGAACTTGTCACGCCCGAACTTATGTTGTCTTCCACAGTTACGCCAGAAATAGGAGAACCGCTTTTTGTACGCACGTTATATGTAACCTGGCATTTGTTGCGCGTCATTACGACATTAACATATTCGTCGCTATTACTTATGCTCACAGAACCGTTCTGGCTCTGATATCCGGCTTTTGACGCCTGCCAGCTTAATGTCTGAGGCGGTACGTATGTTCCGAATACCGCACGCCCGGCTCCATCCGTGTTCTTTGCCGTACCTCCGCATACAATACGTACCCCTCTTATGGATATCCCTTTCTCGTCCACCACGTCAAAAATAACTTTATAGGTATTTACGCCAAGAACTATCGTCGCACTTGTATCGTATTCTCCTACAGTCACATAGGTACTGTTCTCGTTGTATTGAGGCAACTTGCTTGCCGTAGCCGTACCAGAACTTCCTGCCTCCACATTGAAGGTCGTATATCCCTGCCCATCGGAATACTGTGTCATTCCGTTAAACGTCACCTGTGCACCGCTTATACCTATATTGCTACCATTAACAACCTGTATTCTCACATTCACCCTCTTTACGGTAAAGTTGATAGGAACACGGGTGTCCGAATTGTACACAGTAAACGAGTTCACCACATCATAACAATAGGGATAAGTTGCCACATAGTCGTATGTGCCCGAAAACAATTGTGTAGATACCAAACCAAGCTCATTTGTTACGAGTTCTTCGGTCTGTCCCACAATGTTTATTTTGGCTCCCGAAGCCTGGACAGCCCCTATCGAAGCGTTGAATGTCACGTTGAACGGAACCGCGGACTTCTCGCTCATTTTTATGGTGTACTCGTTTTCTCCTGGCTTTATGTTGACATTACCCTTTGCTGGGTTATAGTCTTGCTGTGAGGCACTCCATTCCCATACACCAAGTTCTAACGTCCAACTTGCAGCAATACCGTTGTTGTTGGAATATCTCGTCTCCCCGTTTATCGTCACCACTGCATTCTGTATAGGCTGTTCTGTCTCTACGTCAAGAACTTTTACCGTCAGTTTTCCGGTCTGCTTAACAAGGTCTACCGTTATGGCTAAAGGCTGGTTTATCAAAACTGCCGTTCCAGTTCTCGGTTCGTACCCCTCTTTATTTACACTCCACGGGTAACTGCCTGGTACACGGTTAAATACCGCGTTTCCGCTCCCATCCGTATTGACTGTCTGTTCTCCTTCTCCCACTCCAAGCACAACGGGCTGGTTCCTTACTGGCTGATTATTTATTCTAACCGTAAATATAATGTCATAAGTAACAAGCTTCAATTGCACGTCCACTCTCTTGTTCTCTCCGTTCACCGTCACTACACCCTGCTTGGTATAATATCCTTCTTTCTGTACAGTCCAGTTATAGCCGCCCGATATCCGGACAAACTGCGCTTGTCCTCCACTCGTGCTTATCGCTTCCGTTCCTATCGTTACCAAAGCATCGTCTAATGGAGTGTTGTCCTCGTCCGTCACATAGAAGTCAATCAAGTAACCCATTTGCACCAAGTCAACTTCTATCGTCACGTCCTGGTCGATAACTTCTACGGTACCGTCCTTTGCATAGAATTCGGTCTTTGTCACCTTCCAGTTATATTCCCCTGCTATGTCTACGAACGTCACAACTCCATTACTTGCCGTTTGCAGTGTCGTGCCGTTGAATGTCACGTCTGCTTTTGACACTGGCAAACCGTTGCTTCTTACAATAAAGTTTATGTTGTATTTCGGTATGGGATTGAACTGTATGTCTATAACCGCATTTCCGTATATGGTAAAATCCTTTTCCACGGTTATATATCCTTCTTTCACGACCTTATAATGATACGTTCCTGCCGGATATATAAACCCGGTTGCAAGTCCCTGCGCATTCGAGCTTCCAGTCTGGTTAGGAATATCTTCACCCGTCACTAATACAGATGCACCCGATACTGGCTCCACACCGTCCCTTATACGGAAAGTCACGTTATAGTAGGGTATCTTTTCCATCTCTATTTCTATGTTGGTAGAATCCACTATTTCGGCATTTCTTCTTACCGTATAATAGTCCTCGTATTCTGCCACATATTCATATATACCGGGAAATACCTCAAATGTCACTATACCGTTGCTTCCGGTATATTGCACCTTTCCTGCAAAGGACACTTTCACATTCTGCATCCAGTCTTTTGTCTCCTTGTCGCGCACAAAAAACGTAACCACCCGTTCATAGGCGGCTCCCATTAACTGTACATATTCTACAGCATCCTTATCCACTAATAAGGAGTTTTCCACGTTTTCAAAGTTTTCGGCTTCCACCTCGTAATACCATTGTCCGCGCGGTAACGTTATCTTTGCCTCACCGTTAACGTCCGTTATCAGTTCTTCACCGTTTACTGTTATCTTCGCATTGGGTATGTACTTATTCCGGTTTGAAAACACCTTGAACAATATCTGATATTCTTCCTCTCCTACATAAGGACGTATCAGTTCACTGCCGAATATGTTCTTATATCCAACAAGGTAGTTTTTTAGGAATGTCTCTACAGTAAATTGTCTCTGATATGCGTTGTTCTTGTAATAGGCGGCTATAATGTCACGTTCACCCAAATATCCTTGTGAAAACGGCAGATATAAGGGTTTCACATGAAAATCGTATATATATACATATGGGTGATTTCCGACCGTTCTTTCCTGGATAAATATAGGTGCGATATACTTCATTCCCGGCATTATCGACAAAGCACGCCCAGACGGGAAATTAAGTGCAGGCGCTTTCAAAAACTTCTCGTTCGTTGACAGCAGTATTCCTTTTATGTAGTAATACATGCTGTCATTCTTTATATCCAAATATTCGTTTTCATGGAACCAAAGGGAACTTCCGGTTATCTGTCCGTTTTCCAATATTCCCATAGACAACGGCTCTCCGTCTACCGTCTCGTACCCCGCTACTCCGAACTTAAGGTTTTCATTGTCTGTAGCCGATACCTTTACTTGTAACGATATTTCGTAGGACAAGTTAGGGTCTATTATTACAAGCTTGTCCAAATCCACCCTGCCGTCTATGCCCACGGCTTGATTACCAAAAAATGTCATAGCGTTGAATATCTCTCCATCATCCCCGTTTTCGTCCTGCGTTATGCTTATACTTTCCGGTATCAATAGAGGATAATTATTCAAATCCTCTACTCCTTTTGTATATTCATACGCTTTTGATACATTCATTACCGTATTCGTCCGGTCGCATGTAGGTGAACTGTGACCCATCGCCCACCCCGTAGCTTCCGGTCTCAACAAGGCAAATATAAACTCGTCCAACGAATTGTATCTTATCAGTCGCAACAATTCTCCCAATATCTCGCCTTCCTTGCTTATGATGTCAAGTCTTCCACGCTTTGAATATTCTTCCAGGTAATTATAGAATAGGTATTTCATCTGTTCCTGGCTGTCCACCATGTTAGTAACAAGACCTCTGTTCTGAATGAACATTTCAAAAAGAATCTGATTCGTATCTATCTTCTTGTATTGTCTTGCATACAGCACTATCAAAGCGAATATATGGGTTATGGTTCCCCAGAACGCGCGGAAATCCTCGTTCTCTTTCTTCTTCAAAAATGTAGGGAGTATTCCCCTTCCTTCCAGCTTTTCAAGCACGTTTTCTGCCCACCTTATCACTTCCTTGTCGTTTTCCTCGAAAAAACGACTGAACGGTAAGTTGTCGTATATGGGGGTGGATTGAGGCAGGAACAATCCTCCGCACGGATTTTCTTTCTTTTTTCTTGATTCCAGATTCATAGCGTTATGACACAATTAATTGCACGGTAAAAATACGATTAATTTTGGATATTACGAAAACAAACGAGATGAAAATGCTGTAGAACCGTTCCACTACCTCAATCTCTCTCGTCAAAGACCAGTCCATAACAATAGAGGCTCTAAAGGTAGGGGTGTGGGTGAGCAATAGAAGAGTGGAACAATATTATTCATATATAGATAATTATTATAAACCATTTAAAGGTGCTTATACGGGTATTGTGAATTTAGGGAGTGAAGAAAGTAAGTTATATGCTGTTAGTAATTCTTTTGGTATTGTATTTTTCGTAACTACTGGTACAAAAAGCTATACATTAGGACATTCTGTTTATTTGTCGGGTAGTTCATTTGAAACATATTATATAGCTAAATTATATAAAAAAGATGAAACTAATTTATGGTATAATAATAGTTCAATTTATGTAAGTACAAATGCAATGACAAAATATCTTGGTGTGTCAATAAGTCATCCCGTATATAATTTTGATAGCACTAAACTTCCCGTAATTACATATATACATTATGTAATTGATGCTGTAATACGTTGGACTGCAACTCAAGTAAGAAGATATTATTCAGTTAATGATGCTTGGACACTCACTTCATCAGATTTATATTATAGTAATAATGCAATAAGCGACCAGTATAAATATTTTAACAATTATTCTGTAAGAAAATATGCTTCTGTTATTAAAACAATGCCTCGTTCAAATGGAAAAATAAAATCTTATATGATTGGAACTCATAGTAATTATGAATTTATAGTAGTAAGTATATCAGAACAGTATGTTTCTAATAACATCATAGATTTTTCTAACATACCTGGATATCCTTATAAAGATGAAGGTAGAGTAGAACATATGGGATGGTTGACATTAATAAGTGACAATGAAAAGGTAGTTATTTTAGTAAAATCGCAAGATAGGTCATATGGAACCACGTATGCCCAATTTTATTATGGAATATGGAAATCATCTTTAGGAGAATATGGGGATGACTTGGAATCTGTGAGAAATTGGTCGTGTTATTACAACATTCCATCTGCGATTACTTCTGTAATTGGAGGAGATTATTGGGTATCACCGGATTTAAAATGGTTGTTCTATATATCATTAAATAGAGCTAATTACCAAGGATTTTCTAAAGGATTGCATACCATAAAAGGTTCATCAGCCCTTTTTGGAGAAAATGGCTGGACTGGAGTTTCTTATGAAATGGAAGGAGGAGGTACGGATATCTTAAATGCTTGTCAGAACTATTATATATTAGATGTTCAATTCAACAATAAATCTAATAAAATAATAGTTTTTGGAAATTCTTCAAAAGGTGCATTTACAGACTCAAGCTCTACATATAGTTATGCAGAAGGTATTCAACCAGATATAATACTTTATTTTATTTGGGTGGAAAATCAGAAAAAATTTGTCAGATTAAATAGTTCTTATATAGGAGGAGATGCACTTTGGAATGATTATAGCAACTCTACATCTGGAGGTAAAGGTAATATTTACAAACCTTTAATCAATTTTGTAAATGGAGAAATCAATTTTATGTATCCTGGAGGAAATGAACCGCTTAACGCATATAGATATAATTTGAGTTTTGGAGATTAAATAAATTAGGTAACTATATACCATTTACATCAAGAATGTTTAGGTATATAGTTACTCTTTATTAAATCAATCACCAAATGTCAAACCATATTCATAAGCAGTTGGTTTGTAAGTTGAATACGTGGCTGGATAGACGAATGAAATATTTTTACCAGTATTAAGCCCTACAATGCTCGTAACATTAAAATAAGGTCTGTAATCGACAGATGTCCCACTACCTGCTACAGTCTTATAATTATTATATCTACTCCATAACGTACCCATTCCTACACTTTCTTTTGATACTTCTATCCATTTCTTTCCATCATAAACAAAACAATATAGATAATCAGGGCTAATAAAAGTATAGGATTGACCTTGGTCTAAACCAGAACCTATAAGACTGTTGCACAATACGACTATCTTATAATCAGTCTTATTGAAAACAATATCAAGGACGTATTTGTTGGCAACCGCATTTCGTATTTCCAATGTCGAATCATCATTTATATAATAGGAAGTGGAAATCCAGCCAGTTTTACCGATAATAGGAGTTGAACTCTTTACAGTAACGAGACCCTTCCCATACGGTTTGTCTGTTGTTCCATACAAGACAGCGAACATCCATTTCAGATTATTTGAAATCCACATGTTATTACCCATCTTGTCAGTAAATGCAGCCGGGAAATTGTCATATATAGAGAAAATGTTGACAGAACTCGGACTTCTTAATCCGTCCCAATCATTCCCCTTAAATGATACTACGGCAGCATGGCATTTATTGTTCACATCACTTCTTTCACCGTATACCAGTACAGAAAGTTCGTGGCTGCTTTGTGTAAACAAGAATCTTTTTACAGCACCACTGCTTACCCTCATATTCCCGTCGAATTGAGCTCTTGTTCGGTTCCAGTAGTTTCCAGGAGAGCTTTGATAATCTATAGTGTATGATACAACGTTATTTACATCATCCATTCCCGTTATTATAAATATCTTACCGTTATCCGAATCTTCTCCATAATTCACTAAAGGAACGTAATAATTCTTATAGCAATAACTATTCAATTTATTTTTTATATACGGCATATCATCATAATCAACTTCTTGTATGAAATATGTAGACTGAGTTATATTACCGTTTTGTTTAGAAATTCTTATTTGACAATAGTATGCTGTCAATGCTCCTTGTGTTACACCATATATTACATAAGTATAATTAAACTGTCCTTCTAACCAAGGACTTGCATACAAAAAGTCTAAATTTACAACATTAGCATCTATACCAACACCTTGACTATAAGCATATGATGATGTATCTGATACTATTGAACAATTTATATTTACAACACTGCCTGTCTCAATTATCTGCGAAAATGAAAATAAAATTTTCTTTAAAGAATAAGCTGTAGTAACATTCGCTGGTATATCTACAACAACAGCTTGACTACTGCCAATATAAGCTTGATTAGCTAAAACTGTCGACATACCAGTATAAAAAGCATTTAATGAATTGACAAATCCAGAGTACACACCTCCACTATCAACCCACACCCCTACCTTTAGAGCCTCTATTGTTATGGACTGGTCTTTGACGAGAGAGATTGAGGTAGTGGAACGGTTCGGATAATTCCAGTCTCCTGTTCCGTTTCCTCCCCAGGTTGTGCTACCTCCTGCTTCCCACCAGTAATTGCCCGGCTTTATATTCAACACCACCTGTCCGGACGAGTTTGTAGTGCCGCTATATGTCGTGCTGCTGTTATTGCTTGACAGCTTCACTATCACACCGCTTCCTACTCTTAAACCTGTACTCGCGTTGTTTACGTTTATTGTTATTGCCACTTCCGACGGTACCAGCTTGATTGTAAAGTTAGAGGTGTTCGTGTTGGTGGTGTTCAATGTCACGTATCTTGTCGCACTTACTACATATCTGTTTGTAAGACCGGACACATATACAGTTGCCTGTCCGGACGAGTTCGTCGTTACAGTCTGCGTCGCATGTCCTGCACCCGGTTCACCGGAAGTCTGATAGCTACCGTTTATACCGTACATGTTTATCGTGGCACCACTTACGGCCGCATTTGTGTAGCTGTTCTGTACTGTCACTACAATACTCTTTATCGCTGTAGAGTAAAATGCCGTAGCATCACTGTTGTGTCCTATATTACTGAAATTATAATTAGGAGTGATGGAATAAGGGGTTTCAGTCGTTGTTGTACCTGTCACGAAATAATTCGCCAATTTTGCCGTTATTGTTGTCGTGATACCTGCTATCCATGTATATGTAGCCCAGTAATACACTAAATTACTGGCAGTCAATGATACAGTTGTTGCCACTCCTGCTGTAGTAAATACTGGTTTTACAAGGTTTGCCGTACCCCACCATCCTAATACCGGGGTTGAAAATGGTACTCTCAATCTAAACTCCGTACCTACACTCTTCGTCAATCTCGTTGCATTTCTTGTATTCGCTGATAGAGGCATTGTTATCGTCGCACTTCCCGCTACCCAGTAGCTCGTACCTCCACCCCATGACAATGTATATGAACCTGCTATCATGGGTCCGAAACTCACCTGTCCACTACTGTTTGTCGTTCCCGAAAATGTGACAGAAGAAAGGCTCTTGTTCGTCAGCGTTACCGGACATCCGTTCGCATTTCCTTTTACGGCACTCTGATAATAGTCCTTCATCGTTATTGTAATAGAAGAACTTGTCTCACTCATTTTCAAGTTCAACGGACTTGCTTGTGCTGCCGATAGTGTACCAGTTAGTTTATTGTAATTCGTCTTGGAAAATGAATATCCTCTGCCTGTACCACTTCTATATACAGTCCAGTTACCACTACTGTCTGTCGTTCCGGTCTGTCCGAAATAGGAACATGATACACCGCTTATATTCGTTCCATAATTAGAACTCTTTATGTTAAATGTCAGACGTGCAGTTATATTCAATGTCATAGTCCACTTCTCATTTTCATTAGTCCATGTGTGACCCTGCGAAGCATTACTATAATAACTTGCATAATTTTTCGGTGTATAGGTGTAGTTTATTCCTGCATATACAGTATTCGTTTTCTGTCCGCTCGCATTCAATGTTATTTCTCCTGCCGGGGCATTTGAAGTAGACGGAACACTTCTTACTATAACAGCACTCGGCAATATATAGGTGCCAACACTTGGTATTGATTCTTGAACAGTTATTGTCACCGTCCTTGTCGTTCTGTTCATCGTCACTGTATAAGGTGATGTCTGTGTGGCAGTCACTGTTCCTACATAATTGTTAAAATAATGTGCCGTAGCGGTCATTTGTCTATCAAGTCCACTTCTATAGAAGCTTCCACCAGACGGAAGGGTTTGCCCGAAATAGGTAATTGTTCCAGAAAGCGCATTACTTGTATTGTAAATATTTGCTACTGTATTAATCACTATCTTTTGGTTGCAACTCAGATATATTCCCTGGAACTGTCCTGCTGCTGTATAAGTCAATGCAGTATTTGGATTACTGTAATAATTAGCTCTTGTTGTCGGTGTAAATGTTACTGGCGTACCTAAATAGCATACGAAAGACACGTTACCGTTTGTATCAAGCGTCAAAGGACTTGTAGAAGCTGCCGGACTGAAATTCATCTTCATAGACGCATAAGTTGCCATCGTGAAATTGAACGTATCTGTTCCGGAAGCCGCCTTTCTTGTTAAAGTTACAGCACTTGTACCACTATTGTTATACATATTTACTCCGTTAAAACTTTCACTGAAAAGAAAATCTTTGTGACTACTTATTATCTTATCAAGAGTACACTTGCTCAAAATCTCTGCATCCGATTTATTCTGAACATTACTTCCGGTTATGTCGAATACGGTTGCCATTTCAAGGTACCACGTCACTGGTCTACTTCCACCATTTATATAAAAATAATTGGTTGTTGAAAAACGTCCAGTAGCACCACATCTTACATAATAAGCATAAGTATACCATCCTCCTGTTCCGTTTCCATCGTTAGAAGCGACCCATTTTCTTACTGGATTGTCTCCTGTCGCATTACTTGCAAAAGTAAGCTTTCTGCCAGCAGGAATCTTTGCTCTGAAATATGCCACAAATTCCCTGTTTGCTGATGTAGATGTACCAAATGAAAAGCCTCCTAATCTTGGTGATACGGAAGAACTTGCATCTGTAGTGATTTCAATCATGTATTTAGGAGTAACCGGAACGACTTCTCCTATTCCAAGACTTACTGTCGCGGTTGAACGTGTCATTACCACATTAAAGGGCGATACAGTGCTTGATGTTACACTTCCCGAATAATTACCATGATATGTCGCTGTAGCTGTTACACTGTTCGTTACAGAACTCCTATACAACGATACATTACCGTTACTGTCTGTCGTTCCGGTCTGATTAAAATATTTTACCGTCGCACCACTTAGATTCGTTCCGCTCGGCACATTAGACTTGACATTTATAGTTATTTTTGCAGAACATTTCAATTGTAATACAGTTACTTCATTTATAGGAAAGTCTGTATAAGCAAATGTATTTTCCGGATTTTCATAAAATTCTGGATGTCCTACTACATCAAAATGTATTGGTGCATTTGATACTCTATTAAATACGTACAACCCTTCATCACTTGTAGTTATTTCGTAATTAAATGAACCGGAACGATATTGCAATTTTTGATTTGCATAAACTCCTCCTTCGATATAGCCGCCTTTTCCGTCCGGTATCATTTCAACAACTTTTAAAGTAGCTCTTACTGAAATGAATTGTAAACGTACTTGATAAGGACTTACGGTTTCAGTTGTAATAACACCATTAAATATATTATAATTATCTGCCGAAACGGAAATATTTTTATCAACATTTGAACCGCTTCGATACAAAGCTGCAACACCATCAACATCCGTAGTGGCTGTTTGTCCGTTATAATTTACTCTGGCACCGTCCACTACAATAGTCGTATCATCGTCATTTACAACCTTAATAGTTATAGGTTGTATCATTACGGCTACTATCGTCTTGGTTGTATTTGATTCCGTAAAGGTTATAGATTGCGTAGAAGTCGTTACACTATAATAAGATTTGTTGTCCAATATAGAAAAGGTGATGGGTATATTAAGATATACACTGACTTGTACAATACCTTCATCATTTGTTTCAAATGTTCCATTACCTGCATCTGAACTGTAGCTTATTCTATTGACTATCGGCCCTACAATTTCACTACTGGACAAGCCTTCTACAAATTTTACCGTCACTACATGCTTATTTCTTAGCATCGTAACATTAAGCGGTGAAGCTGTAGTAGGTGCAATGGTTCCGTTTACCGTGCTATAGTCTTCTTTGTCCAAAGAATAGTCTTTTGTCAATGCTGACCGGAATAATGAAGCGTTTCCGCTTGCATCAGTTGTCACTACTTGTTCGTTATAAGTTACCGTTACTCCCTGGATATTGTTTTTCACATATACATCCTTTACATTGACCGTTATCTTTGAGGTCACATTCAAGTCGAACGGCCATATCACACCATCTTCCGTCCATGTATAGGATTGTGTCGGATTGCTGTAAAAGCTTGGGTATGAATCAGTCGTGAACGTGTATTCCAGATTTTTTATCAATAACTGGTTGGTATAACCGTTTTCATCCAAAGTCAGCTTTATCGTTCCTGCCTTGGATGTCATTGTAATGGTTTGATTTGATAAATACGCCCTTCCTGCCGTACCGTACACCTCCGAAACCTGAATACCTGCATTAATCAATTCATATTGCACTTCTACATCCAACACTGTACCACTTTCACTTTGGGGATGTGAGAACGTATCGGATGAAACCTCGCCTGCAAGAACCTCGTAGGTGTATTCTCCTACCGGAACATTCGGCATGACTATCGTTCCTTCCGTATTCGTCTCTCCCTCGAACACCATGTCCGGCAATACATTGTTTGTTATACGTACCAAAATTCCATCCGGTGGTAAAACTCCCTGTGTTGATACATGGAAAGTAACTGGATATTCCTTTGCTTCCAATTCAATATCCATTCTTGTTTCTGTTCCGGTAGGCTTGAAATTCCCAGTCTTTGTGTTGTAATGCTGCTTGCTTACACTGTAAGACATATTTACCGGAGAAATGTACATTTGCACTATTCCATCCGTATTCGTCGTTCTTGTCTGATTGACGGACATTCCACTGAATGTTACTGATGCACCGCTTAATTCGCCATATAAATTGGAGGTGATATATACCGGAATTCTCTTCGAGCATGTATATACAAGGTCTTTTGTTTTTGTGTCAGAATAATTTAACGTCGCTACGGCTCCGTTACCTTCATAAAAAGTGACTGGCTGTATCTGGAAACGTTCTGCAATACCTGCATACACGGTTTTTACAAAATCTCCGTTAGCATTCGTTGTTACATTATCACCGGAAGATTCGCCATTCTCATTGTAATAACATGCAAGAACCATCCCGGCTTTGACCGGATTTGATGCTGTTGTGGAAATGGAAGGTATTATTTCCTTTACTGTGTAACCGACTGAAATCGTTCTTCTTACTACTGTAGTGGAAATAGTGATATTTTCCGGAAGGGTGATATTTTTCGTCTTGCTGTTAAAATTGCTGTTTCCACCTCCGTATGTGATAGTATATTCTCCAGGCGGTATGTTGAACTGTCCGTTTCCTTTAGATGTGAATACACCGTTTGCGTTTGTCGCTCCAGTAAAACTATATGCTTGTGATGGTGTGCCACCCCAGGCACTCGTAACCGTCACCGTACAATTCGCTGCCACTGATTCGTAGGGTTGCATACTTTTTAGGTTTACCGTCAATGTCATTTCTGCATACCCCATGATTATGTCTATATAATCGGCTGACAATGGAGGTGTAAACGTACCTGTCTTGTCCGTATGGTCTGCTACTGTACATTCATAGCTCATTGCAATAAGTGAGATGTACACGCTTGCCGAACCGTCACTTCCGGATGTCACTGTTTGAGGCAAAGACATTCCGGACACGGTTATTTCCGCACCTTCAAGCGGTCTTAACGTGTTCTGCTGTTTTACCCTTAATTCTACCTTCTTTGAACATGTTACCTCCATAAGTGTAGGTACACTCGCTCCGAAACCCCAATTCTTAATCAATAAACCGTCGTTCTCATAGAAACCTTTCTCTTTTATTGTCAACTGATAATCAATACCCGGCATTACTTCCGGAAATATCTTTCCTGCCGCATTCGTCGTATATTCTCGTACATTATCGTTGAACATGTTCTTTACTGAGACAACAATTCCAGCCTTAACCGGATTGAAGTTCAGAGCGGCTTTCTGTTCGGCAGTTATCTTTACAGTTACTTGGCTTACCGGAGTCGTTATCGTCACATCCACATAGAAAGTTCTCGGCTGTGCATCACGTGTCACATTCGGCTGCACTGTCAACATCGTACCTTCCAAAGAAGCTATTTCGTCATTCGATACGTTGAATACCAATTCTGCACCTCCACTTGCAAAATCGTATGGCTCGTCCTCACCGCCAATTTCTGCACGTCGAAAAGTTTTTACATGTTCCATCAAATCAAACGTCACCCCTTTGTTAGGAACAACGAAGTTTTCCGGTGTATGAACTATGTAATAATAACTGTCATTAGATAACGTCTCAGCCGTATTTTCACCACTGAACCTTACTGTAGTAGCATCACCGGACACACCGGGGATATTCTCTATTACGTCAACTTCCGGTTCGATTTCCCTTCTTGTCATAGTAAAGGGAAGGTCTATATCCTTCAATTTTTCAAGCGTTATCGACTGGTTTTCTACCGCATCATAATATCTGTGTGTCGCATTCCAAGTATATTCCCCTGCTTCCGCTCCAAGCTGCAATACACCTATATCATTCGTGTAACCGGAATCCACCTTAATTCCAGTTCCCTTGTTTATCAATTCGATATATACGCCGGAAATAGAAGCCTTCGTTATCGCGTCCGTTGCAGTGTATGTTATTACCGTATCTCTCAATTCCAAGTAAATTGTTTCCGGCACGTCCTGGTCTTTGATAGTCACAGTTCCGGTATATCTCTTATAGTTTCTGTGCGTTACCGTATATTCATAGTCACCGTTTCCAAGTGTTACGCTTGCAACACCGTTGACGTTCGTTACACGCGTCTCTCCGTTTATCTGCAATTCTGCACCCTGGATATAGTTACCGTTTTCAATGTCCCGTACAGTCAAGCGGAATGTATAGAAAGCTTGTTCCAATTCCACAATTTTAGAAACTTCCGAACCTTCCACCACTACAAAATCATTAACGGACATATAACCGGACTTGAAAACCGTATATTCATAGGTTCCGTTCGGCAAACTTATAATCGCTATACCTTCCTTGTCGGTCAGATAGGTAGAACCATTTATCTTTATCGTTGCTCCTTCCAGAACCATGTGGGTAGCAGAATCCAGCACCGTAAACTTTATCGCATACGGAATTGCCGTCATTTCGACGAGAATACAATTAGGGTCTTCCCCAACAATCTCAATTTCCTTTACAAGGTCTTGATAGTCTTCTTTTGCAACCCTCATTTCGTATTTCCCGGTTTGCAATCCCATACTTGCCTGCCCTTCGTTATCCGTCTTTTCCTTTATGTCATTTATTGTGATGTTTGCTTCCGGAATGTAAATACTTCTGTTTCTGTCAATTACAGCAAAATTTACATTCATTTTTGTAAGAAACATTCTTTGAAATATGTCTACTGGCTGATTTTCGACCGTAAATACGCTTTCTATGGTCTGGAAACCCGACTTTTCAAGCTTGTATTCGTAGGTTCCCGGCTCCAGGTTAATGACTGCCTGCCCCTTATCGTCCGTTTCTGACGTGTAAACGCTTGTAGTTACAGTCACTCCCTGCAAGGGCGCTTCACCTTCATATACAGTAAACGTAACCGGATAGGGTGTTGCAATAAAATCATTTATGTTTATGTAAATAGGATTGTTCAGAACAACAAACTCCCCTGTCTTCTGTGTCCAGTTCGTTTTTGACAATATGTATGTGTATTCCCCATTTTCCAAAAGAATGTTGGCCGTACCGTTACTGTCCGTAATGATTACCTTGTTTCCTATTGTTATATATGCGCCCGGTACGGCTACATTCTTGGTATTGGTTACGGTAAATGAACACAGATATTTCTGTGACGCTATAACCGATTGAGAACCTTTATATATGTCGCTTTCTCCTGCCGGATAAAAAATATTGGACAAACTGCTGCCCGAATCATACAGAATATTCCCTTCCAAGTCTCGCATTCTGAATCCCTTGATACGCGGCAACATGTTCAAAGGCACCTCTTCGTCAAAATAGGGAAAGAAATATTCGTCCGGTACATACTTAACGCCTTCCGCAGTCTTCACCACTTCCAGCAAATCATCCCATTCTACCTTTTTGCCTGCTTCCCAGAAACGGAAATCCAGATACTTCGTCATTGCAATCTGGATATTTTTTCTTACATCCGCAATCACTGCATTAGGTGACAATTCCACACGGAAATCTACTCCTTCTTCACCACCTACATACATCCATTTTGCGTTTTCAATCACAATTCCAAGCGTATTCCCCTGCAAATCAAGTTCGGTCAGTCCGAAATAGGGTGTAGCTTTTGTAAGCAATTCTTCCAATTCATCATCCGTAAAGAAAGACCCGTTTTGGGTTACAAGGTAGATATGCGTCTTTCCATCCTCACCCAATCCGACATTCATAACCTTTAAAATGCGTGGGTCTAAATCCTGGAATATTTGTGTCCAGCCTTCCATTGTGTCAGTGGAAAGCTTGTTGTTGTAATTTATTATTCTGTTTCTAAATGTTTCGTCGTCCTCATAATCACGTCCACCGATAGCCGCATATTCATTCGTACACTCTATATGTGTCAACGGTCTTGGCGATACTTCCGTAATGCTGTTTGCCTCCACATTGGTAGCAGACCCAGTGATAACGCTTCTTACACTGATATATCCATATCCCGACTTATCAACCGTAAAAGGCTGGTCTACAGTAAATTGCACTCCGTTCTTTGAAATAAACTTTGTCCCTACCTCATAATGCGTGCCAGGCTCGGCAAAAACACGTACATAAGTAGAGGAGCCAAGCGCTTCTTTTCTCGGACTTACACCGAACAACGCGGCTGATTTGTCCAGATATTCGCCTGTTGCCGACTTTGGGAAAATCTGCGCCTCCACTATGGCAATATCCTTTATCGCTTTTTGCGCCACCTTTGCGGTACCATAAGCGACGCCATTAAGTACAGAACCGTCCGCAATGTTTGAAACACGGTCGGTCTTGTTTAAAAACATTTCAATCCACAAATTCTTTAAATTTGCAATCGTATTCGCTGTCTTAGTAATCATTTTTGAATATATTTAAATAGGAACATTAATAACAAAATCTTCTCTCGTTACGGTTGTGGCCTTTACCTTCATAAACACCGCGTCTTCTTTTTTTACCAAGTCCAAAAGTTCCGCACTTGCCCAGCGGTTATCCCTTTGAAACATGTTCATAAGAGCCTTAAATATCACCGGATATTGTATTGCGTTCGTTGTCTGTCCGATAAAATCGGATGGTAACCCGTAATCCTTGAATTCCGGAATACAGCCTTTCAAGGCTTCCAATATAATTTTCAACGCTTGTTCCATAGACGTACCGAATTTCTTCACCTTCAAATCGTCATTCTTAAACTCGAATTCGGTATCTATGTCTTTGCCTAACACATTCTCCCCTACAAGCGTATCTACCACATTATCCACATAATTCACACCGACATTCCGAAGGTTCACGGCAAATGTATTACTTCCCCGTCCTGCTTCATAATCTTCTTCTATGATGTATTGTGGTGTAGTTATAGAAGTCCAATCGTCCTCTGGGTCTGTCATTGCAATTTCTTCCGCAACATTCTCGAATGTTTCTCCTGTCCTTAACTGCTTGTCAAGTTGTAGGGTGTTCTGTCTTCCTATGGTTGCGCTTCTTAGCCACCTGTCAGAATTTTTTATTGTCAATATCTTTGTTTCCACTTCCGAAAAGTTGTCTAATATTTCCCACATAGAAATATCATCCAACTTATTTTCATGAAGCTGGAACATAGGCTCTACGATATTAATTTGCGCTATCATCTTATCCAACTGATAGAATGATTCTGCATTCAGTTCTCCTCCCTGGTAATAATCCACTATGTAAGCATAGTAATTGTTGCAAAAATCAACATAATTTTGGAAGAACTGTTTTATGTCATACCCGGTAATATTTTTGAACTTGGCGTATGCCGTTTCCATTACTGCGTCCATCCTTTAACCTCCTTTATTATAACAAAGCTGCAAGTGAAGCCGCCAAATCATTAACACCTTTCTGTATTGCAGCAGCCGTACAAATTTTAGTAAGTGCTGTTTTTGCTTTCTGTTCTCCTGCCACCGCTTCTATAGGGGCTATCGCTGTCATTGTAAGCGAATATTCCCATATCATATTACGCTGTAAACTTTGGTTCAGCACCAATCCAGTAGGAGGAACAGTCACTAAATAACTCTCACCCAAAGCCATATTATAGAAGTAAAGACGAAATGGCAAACCGTCCTTATCCACACCATTACTTTTTGATATGATAGCTTGTAATATTTTCGTACATCCATATCCGTTCTTGACAGACGGGTCGAACGAAACCGACTTCAAGGAGTTCGTATTTTTACCCGAAATATCACTCAAACTCCATTTCCCGGCTGATAAACTATAGGCCGCTCCTGCCAGACTTGACGCACCTCCACCAAGCGACAATAGCAATTTAAATGTTCGTCCAAAATCGCCTCTTATTGTAATGTCCTGTGGTACAAAAGTAGGAGAAGATAATACCGTTACTCCTCCTGCCGTATTCCTTATATTTTCCCTCTTCGCTTCCGTCTTGCTTATCGCATTCGGGGTAATAGGGAATGTGAAAAAATCTATCGTATTGTTCTTTGAATCTGCCAGTTCAAGCGTACAGAGGTACACCTCAAAATCGTTCGGAAATTGAGATGCTAATATAGCTCTTCCAGCCGTCTCTATCAAAGACCCTGCTTTTTGTATTGCTGCCTGCGCGACGTTTGCCATAATCTTTTCTTATCGTTTTCAAAAATACGAAATAATTATCAATCCGAAAAAGTTACCGTGCTTTTTATTCCATCAAACTGCAACGGGTTGACTGCCGCTACCGCACCGACCCCGGCACCGAATCCGGCTTTACCTCCATCCATCGCCCCCGAACCTGCAAGCGCTGTTTGCCATGCGTTCTTTAGCGTCATTATCTGATTCTCTACATTATTCAATAACTGTATTAATGTATTCGCCAGTGTTAAAGGCTCCTTCGCATTGTTTATATTGACCTTCTGTCCGGTCATAAGCTTTATTAGGTTCTGCGTCAACTGTATCATTTCCGTATCGTTGTCATAGCCCAATACCACACCATTATCATCTATAGTCATATGACTTTTCCCATCGTGAAAATTAACATCCACAGTGTTAGGGTCAGCCTTTATTACGGTTGTCTTGTCCTGGGTCTTCCACGTAAAATTAACCCCCTCCATATTCATAGTAAAACGCCTTATTTCCTTATCCTTTTCTTTCACGTCCTCGACCACATTAACGACTTCCGCAATGACTTCGTTATATCCGGTTACCTTCACCTTCTTGGAAGCCACTATCTCGGCTTCCCCCGAACTTTGTAATCTTATCTTATGTTTTTCGTTACCTCCTAATGTAACGTTGAAATTTACGGGCTTCTCTATAGAGGTAAGGTTCATGTTCCATTCCTGGTTACGTGGGTCTATCGTCATAGACATAGTTACCCCTTCCACCTGCTTTTTCATCCGTATAACGTCCTCGCTCCATGCCGGAACCTCATCATTACCTATAAAGGTGCCTATGACTGTAGGCTGATTAAGAAAATCGCTGCTCGCTATCATTACCTGGCACCCCTTCTCACCCGGTTTTTCGGGAAACCATATGTTATTGATAGCCTCGTTGGTAATGCGTGCGTCATTGCGGAATATACCGCCTTCCATCATCACGGCAACTACATTCGTTCTGAATACCGTATCTATATACGCTTCCCTGCCTACATCCGTGGGTATCATTATATACCCCTTCATTATAGGCGGCAAATTGTTACTGCTTATTCTTGGTGCTCCTCCTGCCATTACTCAAGTCCTCCAAAAAATTTCCTGTTCAAAAAATAGTCAAATTGCTGCTTGTCAACAGTCGGGTTGTCGTAGGAGGTTATCTGTCCGCTTTCCGCTTCCTTCGCCTTCTGTCTCAAACCGCTTAAATCCACCAACTTAAAGTAATCGGGTGTAAATCCGGACGCTGATTTTTCAGAAACCGAATTGTCATTTCTTTTTACCGCTTCCATCAGATTTCCTTTAAGTATAGGTACATAAAATCCTCTTTCCACCTGTAAAACAGTACGCCTATCTACCCCGTCACGGTTAAATGATATGGTGTTGGTTACATTCGTCACATAGAAAAACTCGTTCGTACTTTGGTTCAACACGAATGTTCCCACTTTTATACGCCTGTCCCCGTTTATCTCTATCGTTCCGCACCGGGTAAAAGGTACATACATGTTGCTTTCTACAAGGTATATCAAGTCATTCAACATTGTTGCTTGGTAAGTAGAAAATATCTTCTGGTTTTCCGCTCCATTCTGTATCATGCGAATACAGTACATATCCACGAAATCCATTTTCCTGTTGCCCCATCGTTCCACATATTCTTCCAGGTACACAATAGGAACGAAAGCCAATCCCGGCTTGTCACGTCCACCTACCTGTGCATTCTGTGCGTGTAACTGGAACCAAGTATAAACGCGTGGGTCGTAGCTCAGATTATACGATATTACATTATCCGGTGTTATCGTAATATAGTTTTCAGACTTGAAGGCATCTTTTATCGCCTTCTCCGTAAACGGTGGCTGTCTTACAATGACATCAATCGTGTTTATATAGGTGTCAAAGAAAAATTCTGTCAAAGGATATTGACAAATACGCTCCATGTACTGCATCAGTGTTCCGTTCGGGTTCCCCAGCCCCGTATCTGTCACAATCCTTTCCATTATATCCCCGGACACCTGTAGCTTGACAATCTGCCAAATACCTCTTACCTTCAAATCCTGCTGCCCCGGAATGCTGTATGCCGTTATCCGCTTGTCACCCCATGAAGAAAACACTTCATCACTGCATACTCCGATAGAAGACATTATATTAATAATGAACCAAATACATTCATTTATTGTTTTGTACCCCAAATTCCATACAAACTGGTATTCTCCACTGAATATATTTCGTCCATCCCAAATACCACCCGTTTTCCTTATCAGCCAATTCTGTATAGTATCATTGACATTTTCCAGCGGTATGAAGTAGCTTCCGTCCTCCACAAACATTTTTGCAATGTCGCGACCGCTTATGACAGTGCTCTTTGAATTGTCTTCCGAAGAATAGGTCTCCATTACACTGTCTACAAAACCTATCATATCCCAAACATTATAGTTCGGCCCGTTATTGGCAAGCTTGTTCAACGGTACAAACAAATCGTTGGCATTTTCACTGTCCGAACTTCCTTCCAGCCTCAACCGCTCAAACCGGATAAACACTATATCATTTATCTGTACCACCTTTTCGAGATAGGATTTATAATCATATCCTTTAGGAGTTACAACCGGGAATATATCATAATATCCTGCACCGTACACGTTCGACATATTGGCATCCTTGAAGGGTGTTATGTTAATTGAAAACGTGCCGTTCTTGAATCCTTTGTCGGTAGAACATGTATTGACAAACTGGCTTACATCCACAACCTTATTTATAGCCTTGCAGTATATCCACACCTTAATGTTTATAGGTTGTACTTTTGTCCTTACCGACATTTCCTCGTCCAGTGCAACCACATTGTCAGCTACATATCCTTCCTTATCCTGTAGAAGCTTTGTCAAATTTTCAGACCAATAAGCCGAAAAATCGCGTTGCTTCATGAACATATCGCTCTTTGACGCTTTTTGTATGAGCAAAGGAGAATCCTTTATAGGGAAGGAAAGAGGAGTATTCGGCTTGATATACGGCAAATTCTTGTTTGAATACTCGTTCTTGTACTTCTCTTTCTCCCAATCGTCGTATGTGGCCCAAATGGCGTCCAGGTTTGAAATTTTGGAAATCTCGTTTACCACATCCATAAATTCCGGAACCGATAATTTCTTTGCTTCCGGTGTATCTGGTCCCAATCCCTTTTGCCAATCGTCTATAAACGTTTGGGGTTCTACATTGTACTTATAGCTCTGTATGTTAAATATATTTACTTTCATCGTTCTTGCTGTATCACTTTATTTGCTTCCGACACACCGTTAACTCTTTCTCTTGCCCACTCGTCTAAAGCGCGTTTAAACCATTGAGAAATAGCTCGTCCGGCATCCACTCCTCCGCTTACTGTACTCATATTGACTAAACCGCTTCCTCCTGTGGCAGATTGCTGAATTATCTTCTCTTTCGGAACCTCCAACTCCATATCAGCAACCTTTTTACCTCTGTCGTTTATTTCTCTCACCAAATCTCTAATCTCCCCTAAAATATTGGCTCCTTCCGACATCTGGCGGTTCATATCACTTGCCAAAATAGTTTCCCCTGTGCCTACAGTCCTTCGTGCTGCGTCCCTATCATAAGCTTCTGTAGGAGTTTCCCTAATCCTTTGGCTTGCTTGTTTATACAAGTCAAACAGATTGCTCACAAGCTTAGATGGGTCACTATCCTTTTGTATCGTGGAATTGATGTCATTCCAAGACAAATTAGGGAATATTTCGGACATTGCCAAACGTAACTGTTCAGAACCTCCCCCGGTACGTTCTACAACCCTATTCAAGAAGTTTTCCATAACTTCGGGGTCTGCCGCTCCTGCACGTATCTTTTCCAGTTCTTCCTGGATTTCCGAATAGGATGTTTTGTCCGGCATAACTTCCTGGATAGACCGTACAAGCATTGCATTCGTCACCTCATCTTTTGATATTCCTTGTCCGGTGAATGCTTGCTGTACCCTTTCAAGTTGTCTTCCCTGCAATCCGGTTGCCTGGCGTATTCCGCTAAACATCGCTGCAAGCTCCTTTGCGTCAAACTCACCTCGCTTTGAAAGAATTTGGTCGGACTGTGTAACGAAAGTATCTAAACTTTCTTCCATTGTAGAGGCTATTTGTTCAAACGGAATGCCTAAATTTTTCATTGCCTGCTCGAACTCTCTGATAATTGCAGAAGCCCCGGTACCCGAATCCTGGTCTCCGAACCTCATTGCACCCTGCAAACGGTTGACCGCATTAGGTGACAATCCGAACAATCTTTCCGCAGCCATTACTGACTGCGTTTCTTTTACTGCATACGGGTCGTATTCATTGCCACCGACAAAACGCCCCCCTCCTGCACGTATCAATTCGGCACGTCTTCCAAGGTATGAAGCGTAATCCATACCAAGTGATTCGGCCGCATAACTTCCTTCCCTTCCGGCTTGTCTGAACGCTTCCCCGGCTGATACACCCATAACCTGTGCATACGGGATAACACGTCTTTCGCCTTCCGCGTATTTCCCGAAAGTTGCCATCATCTTTTCTGCTGCAAGTTGTGCTGGCAATTCTATACTTTTTGCAATCACATCTCCAACTAAAGGAATCCATCTATAAGCGTCTGCCTGGTTAGCGGCTTGTAACCGTGTATAATTTGCGGCCGTTTCCACTGTTCCCTGGTATTGAGAACGTGCTTCAAATTCCTGCTGCCGGAAATATCTTTCTGACAATACGTTTTTAGCGGTATTGAATGCCGCTAAACCTCCAAGACCGCCCAATATTCCTTTTAATCCTCCTCCGAATATATTTAGTCCTCCTATTCCACCCGTGCTTCCGGTAGGTGGTACAATACCTCCAGGTGTCCCTGTTCCACCTCCGAAACCCGAACCGGAAGTGGCTTTCTGCATTTCTTCCAATATGTTTTCTGCACTGTCTTCTATAACAGATACAGAATTTGCAATAGTTTCCAGGTAACGGGTAATACTGGTTTTTTGGTTTTCCTCAGCTGCCCCTTTTTCAAGTCCTCTCAAAGCGGAAATGACGTCACGTCCTATGTTATCCGTTACCACTCCCAGTCTTGTAATGGCACGTATTATCCCCTCGTCAGAAAACTTGATTTCCGTCTGTCCATTATCCGTGATTTCCGGTCTTCTCTGTATTCTGTCATCTTCCCTTAATAGAGGTCTGTTTGACTGTTCAGAAACAGCATTTAGATTACCCTTTTCCTTTATAGCGGTTGTATTCTCCGTTATTGTCTGAGTATTCTTTTCAATATTAACGACATTTTCGGTTATATTCTCCGTATGCCGTGAGTTGTCCGTTCTGTTTTCACTGTTGTCCTGGAAGTTCTTGGAATTATCAACGTTCGTAACGGATTCGTCTATATTCTCGACGTGTCTGTTTATCTCCCTTAATATTTCCTTCTGCGTTTCCTTTGTTGTCGGTTCTTCTCTTTCTACACCTCTTTCTATAGGGGTAACTCTTTCCCTTTGCGGTTTCCGTGTCAAATCCCAGGTCATAGAACCAGTTTCCTCATCTATGATAGGTTCCACGTCCGGTATGGGTTCCTGGACTTTTCTTCTCCTTCTTCTGGGCGCTGGTCTTTCTTCCGGTTCTTCTATAGGCAAAGGTTCTTCTACATCCGTTTCCATTTCCGGTCTTTGCCCTTTCCGTCTTGGTTCCGGCTGTACGGTTTCCTCTTTTCTTCTTGGCGATACGTCCCATGTAATAGACCCTGTTTCGGGGTCTATAGTAGGTTGTTCCGGTCTTGGAAGTTCTTCTGTAGGCGGCTGTCTCCTTATCGGTCTTTCCGGCATAGGAGACGGTTTTTGCATTGTGGTTGCATCAATGGCGGCAGACTGTCTTTTAAGGTCAAGCAACAGCCTTTCCAGCTCGTTACGGTCCTCCATCAATGCAAGTTGTTCCCGTAGCTGTGAAATGCTTTTCTCGGCTTCCTGTGCACTCTGCATGGAAGTCTGATTTATCTCGCGGTACAAAGAAACCGCTTCTTCTCTCAACTGTCTTAGCGGTGTGGTATCGGCCGCAATCCTAATCCTCTTGTCTTCTGCCATCACTCCTTATTCTTTTGGCTTTCCTCGTATTCGGCCATCCGCGCCATTTCTTCACGGAAAGCTTCAATCTGACTTTGCGTTATCTCCTTGGTATCGGTTTCCTGGTCCACCATTTCATCATAGGAATCTTTCAGCCATTCACCGATATTCGGAACGTATTCAACTTTCTTTTCCTCGTCCTCCAAAGCCTGCTTGAACATCCGGTCTTCCTCGAACTCGAAAAGTTGTTGAAAAAAAGAACATTTCTTGTGTTCCTCGGACATGAAAGCAATGTTATGTTTCTTTCTATACCATCTGTCAAGCGGAAACTTGTTATTCCATCTGACTACAAACGTTCTGAAATCTTCCTTTTTATTTCGCTCCATCATACAAAATAAATCAAAAGTAGGGGTATAACCCATAACAGACTATACCCCTACACTCCTCTGAATAACTAAACATTCAAACTATAGTAATTCTCGCTCGAATACTCTTATCGGTTGGGGTTCATCATTTTTTCAACTTCCTTAATAAAAGGCAAAACCTCCTTATTGTAAATATCCCTTACCTCTACATAGTCCTTGATACCAAGCTGCTTGAAAGAAGTCACCTTCATATCTGCCAGCAAGTCGGGCAGCATTACTGTAAGCGTCGCTTCAATATCTATCATATCCAAAGCGTCAGCCGCAGCCTGCGTTCTGTTTCCCAGCAAGGTATTGTAATATCCGCGACCTAAAAACTGCTTTTGCGTTTCAATCTCGTAATATTGTCCTACTGTAGGGAAGGACATCTTATATTCATGTCCCTTAATTTTAATTATCTTATCCTCCATAATCACAAAATATTATATACGTTACAAATATACATCATTAATCGGTTAAATCAAAACTTCACTCTAAAATATTGAGATAGCGTAATTAGCGCTTGTCTTTCTGCATTTTCTTCTTCTGTCAAACCCACCTTGTCAAGTTCAATCAATCGGTTTGTTATCTCATGAAACAACTTGTTATCGGTATACTTCAATGCAATTTTCTTGATAGTGGCGAAACCGTTCAATTCCTCAAACATCTTACATTCTTTCCTGTCTTTAGGGTCCGTTACCTCTATTTCCTCAATAGTTAGAAAACATCTAAATCCTATAGCCGTTCTTATCAAATCCTTTTTCATAACCTTAACCTCCTTATCTAAAAACATGGTCCATAAAAATAGTATTTCTCACCCATTGCCCTTTTTGCTTTACAAAAATATATCCTCGTATTATTGCTGTCTCATTCATTGAATAAGCAAAATCATACGCTTCTTGTTGCTGATTTTTCTCGAAATTCTTATTTATTGAACCGGAATTGTTGCTGACATTGTATCTTAAACATGCTGGGGACTTCTTTCTATCAGTAATCATAACTTTGTCCTCCCTTCGTTACCAAATCAAATTCCGTGCAATAGCACAATTTGCATACTTCTTAACCAATTCCTTTTCCATCTTTTTGAACTTTGCATTATGCGTTGCATTCCCTTCGTTGGCTATACATATCTGGTGTGCTACTTCGTGACACAAAGCATAAGCAGAACCGATACATATTCTATTCAAATCAATGGAGATTGATTTCGGTTTGTTATCCACATATGAACAACAAGCACCGCCTTTTCCAACTTTACAAAACTTCAAAGCAATTGCCTTAATACCTTCACTAACACAAATGAACTTGTATAACTCTTTGAGAACCTTAACATCGTTTTCCATTTTCTTATCTTTTTATCTGTTTGACTTATCTCTTTCTCACATTGCAAAGATAAGATTATGTTATGACATACGCAAATGCTTATGTGTAAAATGTGGGTTGTTTAACATCATTTAATAAACTCTTTTCCAATAATAACCTCTTGCTGTAAAAACTGGGAAGTTATCACAAGCTCTTTTTATAGAAGTTGCATTTACAAGATTTACACCTCTTGCAGCATTACGAACTGAATCATAAACATTTATAAGATTCATGTCTTTATCATACTGTTCTATTCTCATATTACCTTTTCTTGGGTGTTTTACTTCATAAGACCTTTTAGCCGAAACAACTTCAACATTCTCTCTTTCTTCATTTGTTTCTTTATATTTCCATTTAAACCCTTTACAAGTACGATTCGGATTGTCACAAGCTACTTTGATTGCCGAAGCTCCATAACATAATCCGTAAAATTTACCAGCTTCACATACACTTTCCCATTCTCTTATAAAATTACCGTTCAAATCATATTGCAAAACGGGTCTTTCTCTTTTTCTCGAAATAACTCTCTTCTTTCTTTCCTCAATAGTTTTCTTTTTACGATTATTATTAATTTTACCTAATTTGGTTTTTCTCATTTTCTCTATTGATTCTTTTGAAATAACCTTTCCCTTATTGGCAATACTGATTTTTCTTTTTGCTTCTTCTGAATGTCTATAAAACCTTTTCTTATAAACCTCTTCTCCTAAAAAGCCTCCTCCACAACACAAAGTTCTATTATATCCTATTTCCGGATTTATAGAATCAAACTTTTCTATATAACTTCTTTCAAGATTATTAAATTCTTCTTTGGAATCTCCTTCATAAAATTCTAAAATATCCATTTTAAAATTATGTTTACCATACTTTTTAAATGCTTGTTCTATAACAATACCACTGCCTTTATATCCGTCACTCAATCTATCGGTAATATGTTGTCCGATATAAATTTTACCGTTTATATTATTAGTTGTTTTATAAATAAACTTATATTTACGGTTTGTCATTTTGTTAGCTGTTCTCATAATCCTATATCAATTCTACACTTACTTGTACTTCTTTATCATCTTCGCGTAAGCTATTTATGGAGAGGAACGAACTAAGTGCTATGTCGTCGTGGCCGCTTGCCGCCTCCAATTTCCCGTTATCACTTCTGAACGTAATAGAAGAAAATTCACCGAACATCAAATCGACTGCCTGCCTTGTTTCTCCAATCGCATAAGGGCATTTTATTTGTCCTCTTTCAAACATTGCGGATAAAGAAGGCAATCCGGTATATAAATCCTTCTTGTTTCCTTCCGTTGTGGTAAACGGTTCTATATTCTTAAGTCCTCTTTCCTTTGCAAGACCGGACAATATGGACTGGAAACCGTTTGCTTCACACCGTATCTTATTAGGGTGGAAAAGTCTGTCAAGCTGCACAATCTTATCCACTTGTTCGTTATGCGACATACCTCTTTTCCGGTAATAATACAATAGATAATAATTGTCCATCGCATCCTTTCCCCACACCGAATAAACGGTATAGTCCGCTCCGATATTACCGGAAACAGCAAAGTCCACGCCTATATGAACCCTTGTAAGCTTAAATGGAAAATCGTCTATGCTTGACGCAAAACGTATTGTTTCCATACCTATAATACTACGCATCAGATATTCATAAGGGAATATCGTAGACGTGTCACTGATAGGAACAACCAGATATTCACGGTTAAACACAATCGTTCCAAGTTCTTCCTTTTTCGCCAATATCTGTTCAAACGTGTATCTGTCTGGTGCTAATGGTCTACCATCCGGAAACAATATCGGGTACTCAAAACAATAAAAACGCTTGTCTGCCTTCAATATCTGGTACAATTCATTCGGTGCAGAAGAATAGGGTGTACCAGTTACAAGGAAATAACCGTACGGTTCTACAATCGGCTCTATTGTACCTTTCAAAAGTTCTTTCAATTTCTCTCTTTGTTCGTCCGAATATAGGGAGCTTTCGTCCGGCATATCGTCACACAAACAAGCCCCCACGTGCAGACCTCGAATCATTGAATCCTTACCGCGTACATGGAGCGTACTTCCTGTTTCCGTCTTTATAGCAGTTTCTCCAATTGAAGCCTTGTTATAAGGGTTGAGTTTTTCCTTTATCAAGTCGTTCGCTTCTATCTCTTCCGTTACCTTTGCTATCTGTACCTTTGCCAGCGTAAAGGTGTTGGTAATATAGCATGTTTCTTTCCGGTTGGCATTGTCTACCGTGTCCTGCCTGTAGGCGGTCGGTCTTGTGTACGACCATAAACGCCACAGAATGAAGGCATAAGACCATTGATAACTTTTGCCACTCGCGCGTGCGCATAGATAACAACTCCACGGGTATAATTGTGTCAAATTAGACCACTCTATATTACGCCACCCTAACCGGAATTTAGGCAACATGGTTGTTATGAAGTAATTAAGGGACAATATTTTAAGCGTATTATCCATAGAGGCTTTCACGTTATCCACATAGGATAGACTTTCAGAATCCAGCGTCCGTCCCAGATACAGCGCCTTTTCTGACTGATGCACCATTTCCCTAAGCATGGTGTCAACATCGTTTCCATATCCTTCAAGCAACTGGTTAAGCGCCCTTTCCGGCAGTCTCTCTATGATATTGTCTACCGCATTGTATAGATATGTAAGCTGGTTATTTGTAAGTATTCCTTTTCCGTCACCCGTCAGCATAGTTGAAAGTCCTCTCTATATCTCCTTTCTTTCTTCTCCACCGTCTCCACGCCTTCACCCCTCAGCTTCTTCACGTAGGAGATAAACAGCATTGCATTCGCATCCACATCGTGCTGTGCCCTGTGCGCTTCCACAAGGTCAATCCCGGCAGCCTGGCAGCACGTGCCCAGCTTGTAATCCATCTGTTCCAAAGCCGCCATGTGTGCAAACTGCATCGTGTCTATGTAGTATTTTACGTAATTGTCTATATCGTCCTTCATATAGGCAAAGAAGTTTCTAAGAAACGGGTTATCGAACCCTACTATATTGTGTCCTGCAAGGGTACACATCTGGCGCGGATTCTTGTATTTGGTAAACCATTTCTTGCATGTACTGTATATCTCTTTCAATGGTACCGCATTCTCTTCCTGGACCTCTCTTGTTATGCCATGTACTGCCGTTGCTTCTTCCGAATATCCTGCAAGACCTTCCTTGTAGTCATACGGAAATATCATTTCCACACGGTCTATTATTTCCAACTTTTTCATGTCTATACACGACATAGCCATTTCAACCAAAGGAATATCCAAAAAAGCCTGCTTCTCCTTACTTGGCAATCCTCCGGTTTCAAAGTCATAGAAAATCACGAAATTACTACTTGTTTTCATGTAAATAAATTTTACTCTTCCTCCACTACCGGGTTATTGTCATTTTCCAATACGTTGTACATCTTAATTGTACAATGCTTTTTAGGTGTTACCACAATCTCGTTTCCTCCCAGATATTCGGGTAGATGTCCTCTCATTATATATGCCTGCACATCATTACGGGTAAACCGTTTCCCGTTCTGCTTCCGGAAATTATCATTCATCCAGATAAGCAATCCTTTCGCATTTACATCTTCTATTAAAAATTTTCCCATACTTTTATTTTATTGTTAACAATCTTTCAAAATCCCTGTCCCGGTCTTCCTCACTCTTATACACTACCCATAAGTTCTTTATAGGGTTATCCTTGAATGACGCGCTTTCATCTGCCAGCTTGTTTATCACTATAGCCGGGTTTCCGTCCGAATACCAGTCTTTTTCATACGATATAATAAAATACTTCATAAGGGCGTGTTCCCCGTCACTGAACACAAACATTCTGCCTTTTGAACGTTCCTCGTATTCTTTCCATGCTTCAACTTCTTTCTGAAATATTTCCGCTTTTTCGCTATTAGGGTTTTCCAAATAGTCTATTATCTTTTTGGATATCCTTTTCAGTCCTATAGCGTTGAACACTTCCGCACATCCTATTAATATATCAACGTCTTTTCCCATGTTCTTTCTCCAAAAGTTTTTCTATCCTTTCTTCCGGTATCTGATTCTTAAGACTTTTCCTGTCTCCAAAATCGTATATCTGATGGCATTCCATACATGCCAGAACTATGTTTTCCGGGTCACAGCGCAAACCTGGGTGTGCTCCTCGGCTCAATATATGGGAGAAGAAAATAGGTTTCATTTCAAGACCCAACCATTTTCCGCAATGGAAACAATAATGGGGATTCTCCTCCCATACCTTGACAAACACTTCATTAAGCCTGTTTTCCTCTTCCTTCAATGAAGCTCGGTTCAGTTTCAATTTCTTTCTATTGTCGTAGCATTCCTTACATAACCATCGGTTACGGTCGTATATGAAATGGTTCTCCTTACAAGAAACACACGGTCTTACTTCTTCCTTCACTGTCTTGGTAATTATATACATGTTTACACTTGTATCTATTTGTTAATAAATTTCTTAACTGGGTTATACCCAAACCCTCTATAGAGTGGCATTGCTGCATCCCCTTTTACTTTTCTCATGATGTTGTAGGCTCCGTTTATATCTGCATTTAGCAAAATTCCGTCCCTTGTTCTGAAAAGACCTCTTTTTACTCTTTTCCCAACATAACTATCATGATGTTTTACCTCTTCTAAATCTAAAGAACTGCATTTCGACGTGTGAGATTCGTTTATTTCAACAAATCTTAGTCCTTGTCTTTCAGATTTGTACCTTAACATTGATATGAACGTTTCAAACGGAATTGAAACAAAATTCTGATTGTTTCTTTTACTCATATTCACTTCCTGTTTCCATCCGTCATTATGTCCCACTATCAATGTAGTTATATTGTCTTTCAAGCACGTATTTACAATCTCCTTGCTTGCCTTATGCAAATAATCCTTGACCTTATTGTTTCTCTTTCTTGTAAGGTTCATTAACCGTCTCGAATTTTCCTTTCCATTTGTTTTCTTTAATTGTGATTGAACTTTAGCTTTTTTCTTGTTATAATACTGGTTGACAGACTTTAATTTCTTTCCATCTACCAAAACAACCTTGTTACTCGTATTCGTTACAATAGAAGCAAGGTTGTTAACTCCCAAATCAATAGACATATATCTATTGTTATCCGGTAACTGTTCCTTTACTTCTGATTCATATACCAGTTCTATTACATAACAATTCGGTTTAGGTACAAATCTTATTTGCTTAACCGTTCCTTCCTTGCATCTGGTTTTCAATGGTTGTAAACCTTCTTTCTTTGGAAAGTAAATATATTCTCCTTTATGTCTGAATTGCACATAAGAATAAGAAAATATATTTCTTCCTTTTGTTTTATGCTTGTATTTCGGGAATTTAGGGCATCCGGTAAATTTCTTGTTATCCCTTTTCCATGCTTTAATGGCTGAAAAATAAGATTTCAGATTTCTATCCAAAGCCATTAAAATTTGTTGGGAAGAGGAACCACTCAAAGCCCTAAAATCAACGTTGTTTTCTGCAACCATCTTTTTGTTAAGCTCCACAGACCTTATCCATTTCCCGGAAACAAGGAACTCTTGCTTTATGATATACAAAGCCGCGTTATACAAGTTCTTGGATAGAAAACAAATCCGGTCTAAATCCTTGTACCTCTTATCATTAACTGTTATTATATGTTGCTCCGTTAAATACATATCACAAATATAAATAGAATATTTTAAATTTCCTATTTATTTATATAATTTTTAGTGCAAAGTTCTATATAGTTACCCACTGTCTTTTTCATGGCACAAATATACAAATATTATTTTATAACATAAACTTTTATTATGTCATTTTTCACAAGCCTTATAAAATATACAATCCTTGCATCTATTTTTGTCGAATAACCATCCTCCGTACTGGCTGCAAAGTATAAACCCCTTCTCCTTGTTCCAATACTTTTTCCTCAACATCTCCCTGTATCTTTCAGATAAATCCTCTTCCTTCTCCTTAAACGGGCTTATCCATCCTCTTTCTCGCTGATACTTGTTAGCTCTGAATACTTGGTATCTTCCTCTCTTGTTCCACTTCTCTATTGCCTTCGGGCCTATCAAATTATAGGGGTCGAATATTATTTCCTTGTATCGGCTGCTCTCTATCATAGACCCTTGAAACACCATATATTCCCATAACGCCCTATTAGAGGAAATCCCGGTCTTTTCCCAGAACTTTTCCATGAGTTCTATTTTTGACCGGGTTCTCTTAAAATTAGGGGTATAGTTGAAAAGATATTCTATTATCCTTTCAATGGCTGTTTCAATTCTCTTGTTCTCCCCACAATCTTTTTGCTGTATCATAATTCTTTTGCATTTCATTAACCGCCTTCTTCGCATAAGTCAAAGAATAGGAGTGTTCCCGTGGATATTTTCCGGACTTCAAACCCTCGTGGTATTCTTTGGCTTTCTCTAACTTGTGCTCGTAATAGTCTATACTTTCCGGCATGGATAGATTAATTACCTCCGCTTTCTTGTCCCAATACCTGGCTACTCTTTCATGTTCGACAGCCTTGTCGCTGAACTCAACACTTTTGCCCATATTGTTCCAGGCTTCGTCAATCATTTTTCTATGTCCTCTTTCGCTGTGGTGTCCGACCTTGATAGGTTCTCCCAATGATAGGAAGTCTCTATCTTTATTGGATTTCTCGTAATACTCATTACTCTTTTGTTCTGCCGAAGCCGCCCACATTCTGCGTCTTTCCGCTCTTTGCTTTGCCCACTCCTGGACATTGAAACCGTCTGCACGCACTATCGAATAGTAATAGAATCCGTCCTTTTCATATATCAGATTGAAAACAATGCACTCGTTTTCCTTTCCGTACTTGGTCGTTACTTCGATAACCTCTCCCTTTTCATACTTTTCTTCGCACTTTGCTAAAAACACATTCGGACAAAACTTACTGTAAACGTTCATAACTTCAAAATTTTATTTGTTTGACAATCAAAAATTATTAGCCTTAAATTCACCTCTTAACTCTCCGTTTTTGTACATTCTTACAGAAGCAACAACTACCGTACTGGACAAATAACGTCCGACATCATTTCTCAGTTTACGTTCCAAATCCATAGCCTTTGCCAGTGATTTAGTTCTTTTCTTCAATACCTTACTAAATCCGAAAACTATATCCTTCGTTTCAATCTCAAAGCTATATACATTTGAAAACAAAACCTTTTTCAAATCTTCCGTCATTCTTTCTACATTTGATTTCATATCTTTATCTTTTTATTTGTTTGACTTCTTTTTCTTGGTTCCCTTATCAGAACCACATTGCAAAAATAAGATTTTGTTATGACATACGCAAGTGCTTATGTGTAAAATGTGAGTTGTTTAACATCATTTCACAATACCAATAATTCACTATAATAAAAATATTTTACAAATTACATAACATTTTATTATTCTATAATTAATGTAATTTGTAATTATTTATAACCAAAATAAAAGGGAGTTACTAAATTGTAACTCCCTAATTATCAATTGTTTATAATCAAAATTAAAGTTCCAAAGTTGATATAGGGTAAAGATAAATCCCGCTGATATTGTAACCAGCAACCCCGGATTCCTGTAATGAAAAATTTTGATTATTTACAAAACACGGATTCAGCATGCACATAGTCTGTCCGGTAGGGTCTACTGCTGTCACCATCTTTGTAGTCGAATCCTGGCTCTGAATTGTCTTGCTGTAAATAGCAATGGCAAAACCAAGCTCGCCCAAAATCAAGGTGTCTACAATAGACTTGACGGAACCAAGACGGTGCATCATACCTTCCATTACTGGCTGCTTGAAGTCAATAAAGAACTGGTCTACCGTCCATGTGCATTGATACTGTACGGCCGGGACCTCCTGGTTAAGGAGTGAACCAAGCCCTTGCACATTCGCACGGGTGATGTTCTCTGCAAATTGCAGATTACGAACAAACCCGGCTACTTGATTATCTATTTTAATATACGCTTTAGGCGCTGTAAAAACTGCCATAATCTTTTATCTTTTAGGGTTTGTTTTATCCACGAATTAAGTAACCTGTAAAGAACAACTTGGTGATTTCGTTATTTACCACAATTTTGTAAGTGGTGAAATAAGCGTCTTCCTTTCTTGTTGTCACTACGTCCTTGAACGACAAAATCAGATTGTCTTGTGCATCCGTTGCAGTTCTTGATTGCAAGTATGCCACAGTCCAGTCTTTAACCGCTCCTGCTGTCAGTGTATTGGCGTTAACACCGTTTTCCTGTCCCAGCAAGTCAAGCGTTGCATTTACAATCAATTCCTTGTTGATTTGCGCAACAATACGCATAAACTGGATAGAATAGGACTGTCCTTTTGCGTTGAACAAGTTTGCGTTGTCCTGCAATGTATTCACACCCTGCAAGATATTGAACTTTCCGGTGTAGTCGTTCAATACGGTTGTTAAAATACCGTATTTCAATGCCTTCTTCTTCTCTGATTCAGTCAACGCGTGTTGCAGTCTGTCAACTCCGATTGACTTGAATGTAGGCGGTACATAAGGCGGTTTTCCACTGATACGACCCACAATCGCACACAAGTTATACATTACACCCCACCAACGGATTTTCTGCGCATCGAATGCAGATACCACACCAGCGCCACCGTGTACAAGCTGCACAAACGAGCTGTCAAACTTTTTCGCCAAATCGATTTCCTCCCAGAAATCCGCTCCCTTGTCATATCCTGCCACATAGAGAAAATGCTGGAACTTGGCTACTCCGTTCATGTGTGTAAGGTATGCACGGGTTTTTGCCGAATATGCATTGTCTCCTACCTGGTCCAGAATGACGTTACTGTAGTCCAGACCTACAATCTGGTCCAGTACAGCGTTAAAGTCGTCCATATCGAAACTTTCTGTACCTCCTGCCGCCAAAATATAAGGCTTACCACCCAATGCCGTCGTAATGTCCCCTTCAGTAATCTCACCGTCGCCTTCCACATTAGTAGACGGGTCAAGCACGAATGCCAAAGCAAAGTTGGAATCGTTCTGTGCCCAATCCACAAGTTCCTGCATAGTGCCGAATTCCGGTGATTCAAGAACCAACTCGGGGTCACTGTTTTCCTGCGTGATGTCTCCGTAGGGTAAACCATCGCTGTATGTTCCGGTATATGTACCTCTCCAGAACTGCAAAATCCACTTGGTAGCGTCTTCTCGTCCTGCGATAAAGTTCATACCGTAACCCTTTGTTAATAACTCGTCGTTCAATAACGAACCGTTGGCTACCAAACCTTCGTCCAATGTTTTTACCGCAAACGTGCCTCCTGCTGCCGTCGCAAACGTCATTTTTGCACCTGTAGTTGTCGCTGCACGAACAAATTCAAGTTCGGAAATTCCTACTGCATCGGGGTTTGAAGGGTCCGGTGCAAACAGAGCTTCGGCAACTCTCCACCAAAGACCTCCCTTCATGAAAGCACGAAAATCCGCGATATTGTCGAAAGTATAGATAGCGTTCTGTCCCTGCGCATTCTCGCCATTGATACCAGCACCGCCACCAAATCCGGCTGAATACTTTCCTGTATCAATAATAAGGACTTTTCCATAGTCAAGATTTCGTGCCGGGTTCATTTCCCCACTTACAATAGTGGAGTAGACACCGGGCAATGAAATCTGCCGACCGTTGAAAATAAACGTTGATGCCATATTATTTTTCTTTTATTAGTCCACAAAATTCTGCAAGAACTTCCCTATCAAATCCTTACATTCATATTTTCGCTATAAAGGTAAACAATTTCCCTCCTTATACCAACTATTTCGTAACAATTTTGTCAATGTCCGATTCTACACCGGGCAATTCATAATCCCTACTATAATTGTTCGCACCCCATTTTTCGGCTGCTATTCCTGCATCCTCAAATGCAATCTTGTTAAGCAATTCTTCGTTTACCAGTGTTCCTACAATTTGGTCTAAAGTCAAGTCAAGCCTTACAGACTTTATGAATATAGGAATAGGCAGTACGTTCTGGTTTGTCATTAATTCTGTTATCCTCACCTCTACCAAATCGTATTGGGTAGAAAGCCAGTTGTAGGAACCCATTATCAACGCATACAGAACTTCCGACATAATTATACTTTCCAGCATGTTGTCCGACAGACACATTATTTCAAAGTTATGGAAACGGCTGTCTCTTATCTGCCATGCGACACCGTCGTATATCTGCCCGTTCATTTTCCCTATGGAATTGGTTGCTCCCGGGTCCGCTCCCGGTTCCCTTATTACATAAGCTGGCAATCCCGTATTGTCTTTCGGGAATTCAAACAGCACCCTTAAATTGCGTGGGTTCGTCATTCCTCTTAAAAACAATTTCTTCGCCTGGTCGTAAAAATCAAAATTCCCTTCCTTCATTCCATTAAGAAGTCTGTATAGGAAAGTATTCTGTTCATCTCCTTTGTGCAGTCTGTAATCTTCCGGTATATAGTTCAATATTGAAACTATAAACTGCTTTACTTTTACAATTTCTATCATAAGCCTTTAATTTGTTTTAATGCCTCGTCTATCGCCATTTCTGCAACATATTCTATCTGCGCCTCTTCCAAAGCCCTATCCATGAGTTTTTTGGCTGTTATACCACCATTAAACCAACTTGTAGGGTCTGACTTGTCGCTAACTCTTCTGAATGTCATATACTGACCTCTCTTTTCCTGGTCCGAACTTCGAGCCTCAACCCTTACAAGACCTTCATATTTTGCCGACTTGTGCATGTATTCCGGTACGTTCAGTCCGGGTATGTTTATTTCCTTCCGGCTTCCCTTTACTTGCTGGCTTATCGGCAAGTCTGCAAGCTTCAACGGCTGTCCTCCTGCATTACGTGCCATATCGTACACATCTTTAGGCATAACAGAGCTAAATATTCCGGATTCCGCTATTGCTCCGGGTGTGGCGTGTCTGAACGGTATTGTCAGATACCATCCTAAACCGTCCTTCTTTATCTTTGCCTTGTCCGAACGCTGGAACCCTATCTTTTCATCAAAGGGTGTTGCTCCTTCTTCCAGCATCATAGGAAGCGGCCCTGCTGCCCTTGCAGACAGCACGAATTCTACAGAGGTGGCAGAAGTCCGGTCTACCTGCATGGCAGACCGATATATTCCCCGTGTCTGATGCAGTTCAGAATCCACAAGCGCATTCCATCTTCGCATATATTCCTTTACCACATCATCAACAAGACGTGTTCCAAGGAATTCCGCTTCTTGTGGTGTCAATGCGAATTCCGCAACTGTTTCCGATATGTCAACATATAGAGGTAACATCCTACTCTTCCGTTATATACCTTACATCACACCCGAATTTTGCAAACAACATCTCTATAAAATCACTGTCCGTTCCCGACAGACTTTTCCGGCTCAGTGTTACTACCGTTCCTATCTTATAGGATATCACGTCGTCCAACAACTTGTTGAACCCCTTTCTTTGCGCCAATGTAACGTTAAACGTCACATCCTTATATACATCTTTGGCGTGCAGTCCGTTTTCCCTGCAATACCTTTCCAATGCTTCTATATGCTTGTTAAGGTTATGCTTGTTCATGACCCTTGCATATATTACATTCTTTCTTTGTCCTTTAGACGCAATCGCATATACGGATTCGTCGTCGTAATCTATCCATTGTGTAGCGGAATTGTGGGTCTTTATCCTTCCTTCCTTTACATAATTGGATAATGTTGCCCGGCTTATACCAAGGACTTCCAAAACTTTCTTCGCTCTCATATACAAAATGTTTAAAAGTGTACAAATCTAAACATTTTCTTTCAAAGAAGCAAATTATATGTCTTCATTATATATCACACCGCTACCATCAAAATTAGGTTTCTCCATCGCTATAAGATGGCTTCTTCTTACAATGGCTTGAACCGGAAGCTCTATCTTATTGAGTTGTCCACTTTTCTTGTCAGTAGCCCATGAAGCGCGTATCTCATGCGGCAAGTCTATAACATGGTATTCCGGGTTATGCTTGTAATATACCGACACAAAACCGTTTTCGGGCAAAGCGTCTATCTCCATGTCCAATATGATACAATAGGGGTTGACGTCGCTTACATGTCCCTTGTCCGTCTTTATAAGAGGTTTGTTTGAAGCCTCAAACAGATACATAGCCAATACCTGTACTGGTTTGTATGTGGTAAACACAAACGGCTGTCCCATATCATCGTATCTTATAGGGAGATTTTCAGAAAAATACGATATTTCATTTCTGAAAGAAATCCTGTCATAATAGGATAAATTCGCCTTGTCTATATCCCTCACTGTTACCGCCATTGTACCTAAAAGCTCCTGGCTCCATGATTTGTATTTGTCGGTAAAATTAATCCCTGTTATCAGTGCTTTCGTATGTATCGCATTCACATAGAAATATCCGGTACCGAAACAATTCTGACAGTCCGGCAGTGCAGATTCTTTTCCATGACACGGGCAACGTAAAGCGCGCATTATCTCCACATCGTAACCTTTGGCTTGTATCGCCTGGTCGAACTCCGATTTGAAAAATTCCGGTCTGAAATTGCTCAATCCGGAAGACGGGGACTGTAATATGTTTCTTGCTTCTGGCATTTTATTTATTTATTAAAGATTCAACTTTGTTTTTCAATAATTCATCTGTATATTCATCTTTATAAATCCATATATACCCTCCTGCCGACAACCTTCTATGATTCAAGCAATATGTTATTGCAGATAAACTATTAAACATACAAAACAAATCTTTCCTCCTTTCCCACTCTTTTATAAATTCACCTTCTTTAGAAAATTGTAATATAGACGATAAAGATTTTCTTTTTCTTATATGTTTTTGCATTTCTATAATTCTATTCACTTCTTCATCTGAATAATTATCTTTTCTTATCCAAATAAATCCATATGCCTTTCTACATTTACCACATAAGCAATCCAAAATACCGCTTCCATTCACATTCAACTCTTCGCCTATTTTTTTATATCCAACAAACCATTCTTTTATAAAATTTCCTTTCAAATCTAACTGAATAATAGAACCTTCTTTTTCTATCTTCGTATTACTCATTTTTAATTTAGATTCTTTAGAATGATGTTTACCTTTCATAAAATGCAAATGAGTTTTTCTATATTCGTCCAAACTTTTCTTTGCAATTTCTTTTAATCTCAAAGAATTTCTAAAACCTTCTTTTCCACCACTTTGTTCATTTAGCAAATCAAATCCCCAACTTTTATATAAAGATATATAATATTTTTCTAAAAAATCAGCTTCCGAAGAAAAACATTCGTCTAAAATAAACATGCTTAAAGATTCCCCTTTATTTTGTAAATCTTTAATCCATTTTACCTTCCTTTCCGGCTCATTACAATTTAAACTTTTATGTTCAGAAAATCTTCTTTTCAAATTAACCGTTTGCCCGATATATCTAATATCTGATTCTCCACCAACTAAAGCATATATATAAACCGTTCTTTCCATAATATTAAAATACAGCAAATTTTACTTCATCGTACACCAACTTCAACCTTCCTACAGTTTCTTTTATTTCTTTCAAATATTCTATTATACGTGCAGAATATCCCGAAGACGTAGCAGAAGCCGTTGTACTTATACTTTGACTTAATCCATCTATGCTTAGAGATTGTCCGGCAACACCTGCAATACCAAGAATCAAGTCACCAGCAATTCCCAAAGGTGATAAAGATGCAAGTTTTCCCAACAGATTAATCAAGTCCATAGGCATTTGGTCTACATCCCACCCGGTTATATACTGTACCCTCCAATAATCCGGTATATACTGGAAACGCTGCATACCAATCTGAGACGTTATGCCTGTCAATATTATTTCCGCATTTCCTTGTGTCGTGGAAGACCCTGTAGGAACAACACTCAGCCTTCTTTTCCCTTGTCCCATACCACTGTCATACTCGCATGACAGCCAGCCTTGCGGATATATAATCTGCTCTATCTTATTGAGCATCCCAATCATACTTAATGGCTTCCTTACCGGATATGAAGGGAACAATATAGGGAATTGCTGCCAGTAATCCTTCTGATAGTAGGTCAAAGACTGGTCAATCAACTGTTTACAGAATTTCAAGTTGAACCAGTTTTCTACCTCCCTTTGTGCTGATTCTATATAGAAGCGCATGGATTCGTCCGTAAACGACGCTCCCTGTCCTCCATCAATGGTTATCCCGTACAAGTATGTCTGCCATATTTCAGCTACAGACAGCACAAGTCCGGAATTTTTCTTGTATTTTATCGTAAACGTCAATTGACCCATCTTTGTAAAATATTTTTATTTAGACAAAATCATATCTATAATTTCCTCTTTCTTTTTGCCTTTCAGTTCTTCTTCCTTGAAGGAACCCCCATCTTCTGTCATTGCAAGCTCTTTCAATTCGTCAACCTTCATTTTCTTAAGCGCTGCTTTCACTTCGTCGTCACTTTCTTCTTTAATAGAGGGGTTATCTTCTTGCTTTACTTCCGGTTCGGGCTTTACTTCTACCACTGTTTCTTTGTTCCCGGCTTTCAAGTCTTCTACGCACTTTTTCCACATTGCAATCTCTTCATTTTTCTTTGCAATCTCCGTTTTCTGAACTTCTACAATGTTTTTAAGACGGTTGATTTCTTCCTCGAACTCCTTGTTTCCTTCCTTCACCTCCGAACGGAGTTTGTCTTCAATACGTGTTCTGTATTCCGGTTCCTCGCCTTCTTTATAGATATCCGGAAGCTCACGGCTTACTATTTCCTGGTAAAGCTCTTCCGAAACCTCTGCTCTACCACCCACAAACTGTACCGGACCACCATTAAGCATAATTTTATGGTTGTTATACACCCGGCTTTTTAAAATCACTTTTTCCATAATACAAAATCTTTAAACAAAAAGGGAAGGAGTTCTTTTACTCCCTCCCTTTTCTCACTTTTTAAACTTATAAATTTATATCAGCTAACTACAAGCCTTCTTCACCAATGTTGACGATACGAACAATCTTTGCGGGCTGATACAGTACCGGAGTACCATAGTTCAAAATTGCAAAGCGCTTGCTTGGAGATGTAACGGCAAAGTCCATCTTCATAGTGTCAGCAAACTGCAAGTATTCGTTAATCTGGCTGTCATTGTAATATACCAAAGCAGACTTGGTACCAGCAATGATACGGTTGCGGTCACGTACGCAATTTGCGGCTGCACCGTCGTAACCTGTCGCCATCTGAGAAACGGGAACTTCAAAGATAGGGAAATATTCGGTATTTGCATTCAGAACCGCGTTCTTCTTAGTACGATATACAACGAAGCAAGTAGCGGAATAAGCGCCACCCACACCAGCAGTGAAGCCGAATTCTACTGATTCAGAAGCGGCTACAACCTTGGCAGCAGCAGATGTGATATTCAAAGGTGCGGATTCACCATATCTGTTCTTTGCAGTTACCAGGTAACCATAAGAGCCTGCATGCTGTCCGAAGTTGGTCTTGGTGTCTGCTGCTTTCACCTTGATGGCGGTACCTGCAACCGGAGTAACCGGAGCTTTCGGGCTTGTTGCACCCTTGCCTGCCATAATAGGTTTGCGTTCATCAAAGAAACGGTCATTCTTGATGTTAATCTTACCGAACTGAGTGGTAACATCATTTACAGATTGTCCCATAGTAGCACCAGTTACTGAGGCTGCAAGACCTACGATAACTCGCTTGCTTTCATGGAACATCTTAACGTAGTTGTTGAACACAATCGGGTTAGAAATGATACGGTCGATATAACCGTTATAAACGTTCACTACAACGTTTGCAGCGTCTTGAATCAAATTGTCATTCAACACAGAACCTTGTGCGTCGATAACTGCCGGACTGTTGAAATAACCGTCTAACAGTTGTTCAGAAGTCTTACCTTCTGCCGTGCCACCGTCCATTTCGTTGATACCCAACATGTGTTGACGGAAAACACCGTCGAACTGCTCGGCTACACAAGAAGAATCAGCGTCAACAAGACGTGTGTCGATAATGGTACTCAGAAGGATAGTCTTATTCTCGACTTCTTTCTGATACATGTCCATATTGCCAGCCAATTTAACCAACATTCCCGGATGTGTAACCTGTCCGGAAACACCCATGAACTTGGTTACGATTGATTTACGTCTGTATTGAGAATCGGTTTCCTGCGGAGTTTCACCTTCTGCATTGAAAATACCAACTTCCTCACCATACTTGTACAACTGGTTGTACTGGTGTACAGTGTTGTCAATCTTATGTTTAGGCATTTCCATGTAATAAACCAACTGGTTCATACGGTTGCCCAGAATCTTCAAGACTGAATCCAGGGATTCAACTTTCAAACCACCACCATTGTTGATTTCGTTGTTATACTGCATTCCGGTCTTAAGACCTGCTTCCATCGCTTTCAAGATTTCTGCCGAATCCATGCCGCCCAGTACATCGCCAGTACCGTTTTGATTGCTATAATTATACAAATCCATATTCTTTTTATTTAATAGAGTTTATTTCACGAATTTTACACCATTCTTTTCGTACATGTAACGTGCAAGATTTTCACCCACTGTTTCAGCGTCCGGATTGATAAGGTATGCAAGTGCATCACTTTCCAGTGACTTAGCGATATCTTCCGGTGCTTCTTCCAAAGACTTTTCAATAAGCTTTACGGCCATAGGTCTGTCTTTCACTACATTAACTTCGTATTTACCTGCTTCGTCCTTTCTTTCCTCGAAAGATTTCTGAATAGCTGTCATATTGTTAAGTCCTTCTGAACGGAACATAGGAGTAACGCCAGACATTTTGTCCAATTTGTCGTTAATACCATCCACTGTTTCCTGGAACTTGTCAATAGACTTTTGGAAATTCTCCATCAAAGGTGCAAATACAGAACCCAATGATTTCATGATGTCTTCCTTGTCGGATTTCTCCACTTTTTCACCTTCTGCATCCTTATCCTTGGCGGTATTCTTTTCGTCTTCCTTCACCTTTTCTTCGTCCTTAACGGCTTCCTTTTCCAGCTTATTGATATCCTTTTCCTCTTTGGTTTCGGATTCATGGTCTCCTGCTGCTGCTCCGTTTTCAGACTTTTCGATTTTCACGTTCGCCATAATGTACTCGTCAGAAAATCCCATAGACTTCATCAGAGATACGATAGGGTCGTTCAAATATTTTTCGTCCATCTTTATTAAACTTTTAATTGTGTACAAACTTATTTATTAACAGTTCTCAAATAGTCCTTTATAACATTCAATCCTACATTACCGTTCAGATAATAATTATAAAGCTCTTGAAATCTTTCGTCTCTTTCCACTATGATAGGGTTAATGGTTACATTGAAAGATTTGTCTATTTTTATATTATATCCGTCCTTCTGTAGCTCTACAAGAACGTTATTAGAACCGTTGTTAATTTCTTCTTTATTGTCCTCTACGAAATCTACTGTCTGCACGCCCTTTACTATATCGGCAAATGAATTTGCATTTACGGGCGTCATTGTCATTGCTACGTTTGTAATCAATGCCTTTGTCACCTTTTTAGGATTGTTCTTGTCTCTTTCAAGCGCTCTTCCTTCAACGGAGAAACCAGGTTTCCGGTCTGTACCACTTGCAAGCATTTCCAGTGCCTTGTCATAAAACGCTCTTGCTTCCGGTGATTTCTTCCATAACTGGCAACGCACGTAGAACTTGTTGTTCTTTACATACGCATCCAATGGGTGTCCTATCCAGAATCTGGACTTATTTATAGGACTTCTTGATGGCAAATGGTCCAGATTAATAAGACCGTGTTTTAAAAATCTGTCTATTACAAATCCGTTGGGGTTCATAGATTCATCTTCCGAATCAATAGAAGAATCGGACGCCAGACCTTCAAAAATCATCTTTTCATATCTTCTATCATCCCCTACCGGGTAATCCATAGGATTGAAATCTGATTTCTCAAAGTTTGCCTCTGTGAAAAAATTGAATTTTGAATCTACCTCAAACATCTTTTAATACTCTGTAATCCAACGAATTGAAATAAACATGTTTCTGTAAATATCTAATAATCAATATATTACAATAACTAAAATATATTTACAGCTTTACCGATTCAAATGTATGGATTTTTATGCAAATAGCCAAAGTTTTATGCAAAAATTATTCACCCTTAGCTTTTAGATAATTATCCACAAACTCAGTATATCCTTTTCCATGTCTTCCTTTAATAAAAAGAAGGGGTGTTTACACCCCCCAAAACAGTTAATGTAATTGTAAACGATATTTAGTTTGCTTGAGTGTTGCCATAAAATCTTCCACCCACGACTTTTCCCCTGCATATTCAGGGTTATTGTCAAGCTTGGAATAGAATTCCCTTGTACGGTCTATAATGAGGTCCACCAATTCTATAGGGTCATTTACCTCTATTTCTTCACCGTTTATCTCCCCGTCCTTGAAACGTCCGAAACCGCTTTGTCCGGCTTCCATTATCTTGTCCTCATAATCGGAAAGTTCCTCTAACAAATCATCCAGATACTTGTGCTTGGCATTGTCCTCCTCTTTCCAGTGCACATTCTTTGAACGGGTCTTCACTCCTTCCAGAAAATTAGCGAAATCGGCGAATATAGTATACATACCATCTTCTTTCTTTGCCTTTTCCAGCACATCGGCTTTCACCTTACCTTCTTGAATCATTTCGGAAATAACACTCTTGAATGTCATTGCGTCTTCCACAGAAGAAAACTTCATGGAAACCGTCATCCCGTCTTCCGACTTTTCCAATTCCTCACTTGTCTCTTCATTTTCCGTAGTTTCCGATTCCTCGGTCTTCGCTATCCCGTCACCTTCCGGTCCTTTCGGCTTGTCGTCCAAATCTTCCTTGCAAATGGCATTCGCGTCGTCACAGTCCATTGTCTTTTCAACCTCCTTACTTTTCCAGTCTTCCGGCAATTCGCTTTCAAGACCCAACTCTTTAGCACGTTTCTTAATCCATGCCTTCACCTTTTCTTTCGGCATATCGGAAGCACCGGACAATTTGATAGCGTCTTTCAAGTCCTGGCTGTTTCTGATAGGATATTTCCCGTTCGGCATCGCCTCGCCCTTTTTTGCAAGGTCTTTTCTTTCACTGTGTGAAAAATCGGTCTTGTTGTTCGCTTTCCGTATCTCTTTAGGATATTTCCCACATACAGACTTTACAACGTCTTCCGTTACCTTCCCTTCCTGGAAAGCCTTCATTACGATTTCTACCGGGTTCGGTCTTACTCCCAGACCTAATATCTTCTTGATATTGTCTTTCATATCAAAAATGAAATCGTAATCGTCCAGTTCTGTAGCTGGGTCAATCCACATGCTGCCTATCTCTTCCTCACCGTCAACCACAACGAAAGCCGGAGATTCGTCGTCAACATGCCCCATGAAGTAATGAATTTCCGCGTTCTTTGTCTTTGCAACGCCTACCTCCATAAGGGTATCTTCTGGAACGTCTATTCCCGTTTCCTCGAAAAGTTCCCTTTGTGCTGCTGTACGAAAATCTTCTCCTTCGTCAACATGTCCCCCAGGTATGCACCAATCGGGTGTATAGTTCATGTGTTCCCCTGCTCTTTGCAGGATAAGCAGCTTGTTTCCTCTGAACAAAAGAACATCCGCATACTTCACTACCCCGGTCTTCGCCTTCATGATATCGTCGTACGCACTCTTTGAAAGCTTCTTGCTTTTCCATGCTTTCCTTGCCACATGAAGCGCATATACATCCGCAATCGCTTCCGTTATATCCTTGTCATTCCATAATGCGGCAATAGCCTTGAAAACCTTGTCTCTGTCTTTTTGCAATTGTGCAACCTTTGAAGTGTGCTCCTTCAGAAACTCGTTGTATTTCTTTTCCGAAATCTCCCTTTCGTCCTTGTCAAGTAAAGAAAAGCTTTTCAATACCTGGCTTCTTTCAGCAAATTCGTTTGCAAGTTCTTCCGTTCTTGCTGTTATCTTTTCAGAGCGTCTTAACAACTCCCTGTATTCAGACACCTTCTGTTCGGCTGTCTGTAAATAAAATAATTTCCGTAAATTCATAGCTATAAAATTTTCTGCTAATGTACGAAATTTGCACAATTTATCCAAAAACACAGACATTATCAATATAATAGGAGTTGTTTTTCTTCAAATCGGGCTTGTAGAAATATCTGTTCAGTGTCTCCACCTTTTCTATCCGGTCAATCCTACCCCTCTTGTTCCCATACAGAACTATTCTGTCAGAAACGTTCAATTCCTTTACTTTTACCGGAACCAAACAGTTCTTTTCACACGTCCACACCATCTGTTCACCAGACACTCTGTTAAGCACACCTTCCTTACCAGCGATAAAATAAATGTTGTACACTGATTCGCGTGGCTTCATTTCGCGTACATGCAGACCGTTTGCAAGCGTATAGGAATGTCTTGTCTTTACGGCTTCATTAATCCTTATATCCTTTAGGAATTTCTCGCCTTCAAGCGTCCTTATTTCCACAAACCCGGTATTGAATCCTCCTTCCATCATATCAATGCTCCGTTTTCAAAAACAAACCTTCTTTAGTTATAAGCGCGTATTCTGGTCCAGCCTCTATATTATACAGTTTCCCTTCATATAATGATAATCCTCTTTCCTTTATCTTTACCGTTCTCACACCCATATGCATATATTCCGGATTATCATTATAGAATTTTATGTATTCCTCTACATCTCCTTGTTCTATCTCCTTATCAGCACCCCTTCGACTGCTTCCGCTATTTATTCCAAAACAGTCTTCATCGGTCCATTCATAGAATGTCTTTTCATCAACAAGCGGTATCGTTACTTGATGCGGCATTGTAAAAACGAGATGTTTTGCATCTTCACATACAGAAATTATCGCTCCATTGTCTAACAAAATATTCCCCATCTCGCCTTTGAAATCGGTACACTTTACACCTTTCTTGAATAGGTTCGTACTGTTCATCATGCAATAGAGTAATACATACTCGTCCTCCTTTATCTGGTCCAGACGTACCGGGACAATCTCCCAGTTGTACACATCCACCTCTTCCGCGCTTTCCTTTACATATTCCTTTGTTACCCTTGTCTTCCGTAGGGTCAACACCTCTACATCTCCTTTATATCCGAACCTCATACCTCAAACTTTTTATCTCCAACATATATCTTTACTTTACTCTTTCTCTCTACCTGTCTCTTATAGGGTTCTTTAGGCGGCTCAAATGAATGTGTCTCATCATTCCAAACCATACCTTTAGGTGCCTCCCTAAGGTCACAACGGCAGAACGGGTGAACACTATTTAACACTGGTTTCCAATCTTTAACCTTCTTCCCTATATTGTCCCCGTTGTTTATCAAGTCTATAAGCTTGAATATCCTCGGCTTGCTTCCTATCCCTGCCGTGGTGTAAAACTTTATGCAGTGCTGGCACGCTCCGCTGAATACTTCTTTATATACAAGCGCGTCCGCCCCTTGCTCCTTCATTATCTGCTGGGACACCCCGGTCTGATAAATGTTCTGCATCTCGGTTTCCACTATACGTCCCCAATCACGGTTCCAGTCTTCCAGGGAATGTCCTATGTTGCTGACAATATTCTGTACCGACTTCTTTTTCAGAACGCCTTCTATCGTTTCTTTCTTTATCGTTCCAAGCTCTAATTGTCTTTGCTTCTCTACAAGAGCTTTTGCTTCCTCTTCCGAAATAGCATTTGACATTATCGTTTTCGCCCGTTCTCCCATTGTCTTTATATAGGAGTATGTGCGTGTTGCTGCCGCATAATACACTTCCTGTTCCAAAGATGTAAGTGCCGCCCATTGATGACGGTCTATATACTTGGTAAAATCGTCAAAATTGAGTGTAGACAATTGGGAAGGCGTCAGTTGTGCACTCAACCTTCCAAACAGATAGGATTGAAAATAGGGTGGTAACTTTTCTATCTCCCTTCTCCATTTATAGCCATACCGTCTTAACAAAGACTTGTCTTCCGGTGTCAACAGTTCATCTCCCATTACATCGGCTACAATCCTTGCAAGACGGTAGTCTATTATATCATACAGTTTTTGTATTTCTTCCGGTGTGAACATCATTTTTCAACCGTTTTAATCATTTCCTTTACAAGCTCCTTTATCATCGCGTCCGACTGTGTAGCAAACATAGTCTGTGCAAGCCCTTCATAACCGCATTGTATTTTCGGGTATCTGATAGGGTCTTTCACATGTCTTTTCACTCCAATAAGACGCGATACCAAAGGGGTTCTTATACCATCAACTTTCTTTTCCGACATTTTTCTCTTTAATTTTGTAACCGTCGTACAACGATTCGTCCCACATTGACATATCCGGTGCAGGGAAATAGGGATTTGAAGGTGTGCTTCTATATAACTCCCTTCCTTCCGGACCCATAGCCGCAATTTCCTCCATAGTTAAAGGCTCTCCCATTCCTCGCTCTTCAATCTCGAACCATTCATCAGCCGTCATATCAATTCCGTACTTTTTCTTTGCCATAATTTTACTCCTTTCTTTTAAGTTTCTATGCAAATATATAAAACTGTTCAGAATTGAACAAATTTATAAGTCTATTTTTTTAAGAAACCTATCAAGTTCTTTTTGATTTAACACTTTGTTGTCGTAAATCACCCCGTTATCGGAATTTCCGTCATACAATTTAACGGACTTGAATTTATCTTTCAATGGAGTTTCTATAACCTTTTTAAAAGATTCGGACGCACCTTTATGTCCTTTTCTCGCCACTTCCGTAGGAACATACCGTTTCGTTCTCTCAAACCGTTTCTGTATTCTATCCAAAGCCGTATCAAAATCAGTTGCCACACCTACCAGGTGAACATCATAACCTTGTGCCTTCAAATCATCAACCAATTTTTCAAGTTTTGTTGGATTCCCAAAAACAGCGTCTTTTACAAAAGAAGATTTTTTACGAATATAAGCCTCGTCAATCTGTTTTCCTATATCAGACACTTCTTCATGTACATAGGAAGATGCTTTCTTCGGGTCTATACCTTTAATCCTTTCATAATCCGGTATCATATCGCGCATATCGTCCACGTCAATAACCGGAAGCTTGTCTATAGACGGGTCTTTCTCCTTCATCTTCTTAAGATAATACCCTTTGCCCGAACCTCCACCACCAAGCATAAGATAAGCACGCGGCTTGGTCTCATATAACATTTTCTTAAAATACTCAGACTTTATTTTATTATGTACCTTAATCTGCCTGTCTCGCTTCCAAACACCACCTTCCTTATAAAGGTCTTCCGTTATCTTGGTTAAATCAGCTTTCTCTTCCTCTGTAGCCTTTCTCTTCTTGTATGGCAGTCCCACAATGCCAAGCTTCCGGTTTACCGCATTGTTCACATACACACCTTGTTGTGCCTTCGCAATCTCCAGAAGACCGTCATACATTTCTGGTCTTCCCAGGCTCTTTTCCAAAAGAGCCTTGTTTATATATCTTTCTAACTTTAAATCATCGAAAGTTTCCATAATTTCTTATTTGTAAAGATTTTTCAAATAATAGTCAACTGCTGGTTTCATTATAGGATTATCACTGAACGACTTGTATTGTGCGAACGGGTCTTCTTCGTCCCCTTCCGGTACACCTTCCGGCTGTTGTCCCGGCTGTGAAGCTCCAAACATTTTATTCTGCTCTTCTGACTGCTTCATTCCCTGGTACACCTGGTTCAAAATAATGTCCTTTTCCGGGTCAAAGTCCCTTCCGTTATACTTCTTGAATATATCCTGCATGGAAACCATACCGCTACTCAGTTTTTCAGAATCCAGTTTTACCTGTGCTTCCTCGTCTTCCACTTCTATTCCGGTAAATGCAAACTCGTAGTTTTCGTCCAACTCGCTCACAATATACTTTGTAATGATACCTTGCAAGAATATCAATAGAGGCTTCAAACCTTTTTCTCGGCTATGCTTCAGTCTTTCGCGTTGTCCGTCCTGCCCGAATATCTGCTGACTTTCCTTGAAATTGAATCCAAGTTCGGACGGGTCTATACGATATACAGAACATGTCATTATGATAAGAAATTTTATCCATTCGTTAAATTCCATATCACGATTGCTAAGTTTCTGTAAATCAACCCATTCCAAATCAATACCGTTTATGACTGGGGTACGGTGCGAATTCTGGTATCCTGCCATCGTCTGTGTCCATGCCTGCCTAAACTCCTGCAATGTGCTGTTTGATATGTTAGGATTCTTTATATTGATAAACCCTTTAGGCTGCGAACCCTGGCAGTTATGGACTGCCGTATAGTTGGCAAGGAATATGTGCTTGTCATTGAATACCTCTATATCATAAAGTTGTTCTTTCTCTTTTACAAGTTTAGAATTGTCCGTTACTTTATAGAAATGGTAGTTCAATATTTCCGGTACACTGCATCCAGCCTCTATCAAAACCCTTATGAGCTTACCTCTGCTTATCCTTCCACCTTTTTTCACATGATGCTTAGAAAAAGATATATCACCTCCCTTGTTGTTTTCCAGTATATCCAGAGCCAGGGAGTTAGGCACCAAGTCCCATTTGTCCTTTGTTCTTTCTCCTCTTGATATACCTTCATTTTTATAATCTTGCAAATAACCTATTTTATTAACAAAAGACATTACATCTTGAATAACAAGTGTTACTGGGTCATTATATCTGCTTTTACTTCTATTGCACTCTCTCGCAGCAACCCCAACACTTAACAACAACTGTAATATATCTTGTCTCAAATCATTATTCACACAACAAATAGTAGGAGTTTTATAACCCATTATATTTGCAGACGTGTGGCCGTCTGCCGAAAACAGACCTCTCAAAAACGCACATCTCAACTCTTCCGGCAAGTTAAATACGGAAACGGGTATCTTCTTATCTCTTGTATATCCGAATCCTATACTTATAAACCAATCAATAAAACATGTATCATATATGAATATATACGGATATCCATATTCCCCATCACTCCTTTGTGTAGAAGGATTACCTTTCTTTATACGGTAATTTATTCCGTATTTATCCAACACTTTAGAAAAATCACCAAAAAGTTTTTTATCTTTTGTATGATGTGGGAAAATTTCAAGCCTGTGTTCCAACCAGGTACCGTCCCCCAAAGCAAAGCCAATCATTTCCCAGAAATTCTTATCCTTCACCATTTCCAAAGAAGGTGTAAAGATTCTCTCCTTCTTAAGTACAGCTTCCTTTGTCGGGTTAGTAAATTCTCTAAAATATTCTCTTCCTATAAAATAATCCTCTTCGTGGAAATCGCCATAGGTATTTATATCCACAAGACAGTAATCGTCTGTAGTCAAATCCTTTTGTTCTTTCCATTTAGGAGATTTATCTTTATCCGTTATAGTCAAGAATCTGTGTTCACGGCTTGTTCTTATCTTTAAGCCGTTATACAGTCTTGTTTCGTACAAATCATCTATTCTTGTCTTGTATGCGGATGCCTTGCAGTATTCCACACCGTCAAAAATTTCAAATTCTGTACCTACCAAATCTTTTATTCTTCTTAAACCCTTATTCGTCGTAACGAGTGTTTCTGGTGAAACACAAAAGAAATTCGCATTATAAGAAAAGCCCCACAATATCCAGGTTATGATATTTACCAGCGTTTCCAATTCCGATACCCCATACCCGTTTCTTCTTACATCAGATGTCTTGTTTCTGATACCGAAACCAAGCTCCCACGGATAGTACAATATCGGTTCCTTTGTTATAGGATTATGTAGAATCATCTCGTCCCACACCATACAGTAACGCGGCAAATGCCCCTTGAATCTGTATTGCTCAAAACCTTCTCTTTGTCTTGGGTCTACACTATCCAGAAAACGTATCAGAGAAGCATCTACAGCGCGGAATTTCTGTAATTCCCACATTCTATTACGAACCATTTCAAATGCCAACTGGTCTAATGTAAGGCTATCCGACATTATTTTACTTACAAATTCCTGCAAGCTGTCTACATTGTCCCATTTGTCCGTCCATCCTCCCTTTTCCAGAAAATCAACTATCTTTGCAATCTTTTTCTTGTCCTCATTTGTCAATTTTTCGTCCCCAGTAGAAAAAAGGCTCTTCTTTTTTCTGATTGTGAAGCCTTCCTTCTGCTCGTCTTCCGAAAAATCCATAAAGTTCATTATCTGTTCCACGCGTGTAGACACAATACTTTTGACTATATGGATATCTCCCATCCGACGCAATACGGAAAAGGATAGAACCCCTTTGGAATCCTTGAATCCTCTTCCGTTGCCGGATATGTCGTTAGGGTCAAAGAAAACAGACTGTATTCTTGTCGGCTGTCTGTTGATTTCTCCAAGATACAAATTAGCTTTCATTATCTCCCCTGCATCATTCGAGTTCAGTGCAGCCTGCAATTTGCTTTGGAAAGCCATAGGCGCGGCCTTCTGTAATCTGTCTATTTCTTCAATGGACAAACTCGAAAGGCTTGCTATCAAGTCCGGCTTTTCCGCTTTTTGTATAATCTTTCCTTTTCTCTTTCCCATCGTAATAATTTTTAAGCTCCAGCCAATTGAGTTAAATTCACAGTAGCTTCCTTACCTCCTTCTACTGCCGTAACAACTGCCGTTCCAGTACGCTGTGCGCCAGTATTTGCATCCGCCACTACAGAATATTCAGTAGAACCCTTGGTAAATCCCGTACCACTCACTACAGTAGTGTAGTCAACCGTCATAGGTGAACCGTCATTCTTCCCGTTCACTTTCTTCTGCTTCTTGCTTGAAACACCGAATATCTTTGTTTCTCCTACTGCTGCAAATGAAAGTGTTGTCGGGTCTGTAGTCAATGTATATTCATAGGTAACTGTCGCTGCAAGCTGTGTTAACGTAACCTTTACCGTCTTGTTACTTCCAGTCTGTGTAATGGTAATAGAACCGTTATTGGCTGCTTCTGCCTTGTTTTCAGCCGCCACTATACTATAATTCTCTCCATTAGATGTTTCGGATGAAGTCTGGCTGAATCCGGTTCCGGTAATCTGTGCAGTCGTATCTACCTTCTCGACACCACCAGACGGTTTGCCGTTGACTTTTTTCTGTCTTGTTGAAACAACTTGTAAACTCTTCGTTTCTCCAAGCGCTACAAACCGTATGGTCTGTGAATTGGCAGACAACGCATAATCATACGTCACTGTAGCCGCATTCTGTGTGAGTGTAACCTCCGCACTCTTTCCGCCATCTTGTGAAATGGTCGCCTTCCCCGTTCTCTGTGAGGTCCCGGTGTTCTCGGAAGCTTTCAGATTGTAGTTATTTCCGCTTACTGCATAATCAAACCCTACACCTGCCAGTTCTATATCTGTAGGATATGTTTCCGGCTGCTGTTTTACTCCATTCAAAACCTTTGTTCTTGTAGAAGTCACAGTAACCAGTTTTTCCCCTCCTGCACCATCAAAAGTCACTGATGTAGGGTCAAGAGTCAGCGCATATTCATAGGTTATAGTAGATGCAGCTTGATTACATGTAATCTGCAATGTCTTTCCGCTCTCATTCTGCTTAACGGTAACAGTTGCTTTCCGTACTGTATTGCCGGGATTCTCGTCTACTGTAACCTGTCCGGAATCATCTACCCCAAATCCCGTTCCGGATATTGAGAATGTTACCGGGACACCTTCCGGATGTCCTACTGGCTGTCCGTTCTTGAATGTCTGTTTTGAAGAAGTAACCACACACATATCATCTCCTCCTTTTGCCGGGAAATTGAGTGTAGGTTCGTCCGTTTCCAACACATATTCTATCGTATCTTGTACATCCGACAATACAATGCTTTCTTCTCCGAATCCTTCCGGATATGCGATAAGTTTAACAAGCGCCTTAAACGCCCATTCCTTGAACTGTCCTATATTATAAGTGTGACCGGGTTCAATCACGATACCCAGTCCCTTATAATATTCCACGTCACCATAGAGGCTTTCTGTTACAAAAACCTTCATCTGACCGTCGATTCCGTCGGTTACGACGGTCATTTGGTGAACATTGTCCTCTGTTGTAAACAATAACCGTAACATATCCTTATGCGTTTTGTGCCACAAGTTCTTCGCGCCACGTATTGTTGTCGGTCATTACAACTACATTCAAATCCTCCTTTGCATCCAGACCAAGGTCAGTCAACGTGAACGCCATAGGTTTACCGGACATAACTTTTGTAGAGAGGGTTTTGCGGTCTCCTCTGATTACACCGAATCTTTCTGCGCTCTCATTCAGATTCACGCTATTAGGGAAATAAATATCGACATCCTTCTTTGCCGGAACACTTGTTTTAATGGTGATTACACACGCATCTGCATCGTTCCATTCTGCCGTTACCGCAACGATTTCATTCAATCCCTGGGGGTCGATAATTAATTCCAAACCCTTTTCTTCTGCAAATGCTACAAGTTCCTCGTGCATCACGGCTTCGCCTACATTCCATTTGAAACCAAGCTTCAAAAGCTCGGCACCGCCTTCCGGGTCCGTCACATTTCCTTTAGGGGTAATTCCGCGCGGTGATTCGGTAATGAATACTTTCTTCTGGTCGCAACTTCCGTCCGTTACCAATGTCACATCAATATTCTTGTCTTCGTCTAAAAATCTATACAGTCTCATAATCTTTTCTTTTTTAATGGTTTTTATTTACATTCAAATACAATTTCCTGTTCCACGGAACCGTCAGCATCCAATACGTAAACCTGGTAAATGCCTTTCAAGTCCACTTTCTGTACACCCAAATCATTCTGACACTCGAAGCCCAGATATTCACCCTTTTCCTTCATTGTCAAAACCTTCTTGTCGGAAGATACGGTACCGATACTTTCGGGAATGTTGGCGAATTTGCAAAACTTATTGTTATGCTTGATACAAATCTGCGTACCTTCCGATACCTTTGCTTTGAAATTCATCCATAACCAAGGAAGACCGCCTGCATATTCAGCCTGCCACGGATATTCCGTCAGATAGGATTCTGGAAGGATGCTGTTATAGTCTTCTTCGCTGTTGATAATCCCGCTATTCGGGTCCATCTGAATAGGCAATGAGTAGGAGGGTATTGCTTCTATCTCCTGTTGCAATGTCTCGAAATTGCCCTGCAATCCTTGTGCAACTTGTGCACCCGTATCGCCGTCCTGTATTTGATAAAATGCTACTTTTTTTCATAATCTCTAAAACTTAAATTTTAAATCATTATACCATACGAAATTGTCACGCCAAATATTGTCTGTAGAGAAAATGAGTTGTCCCATTCTCCAAACTCCGTCTTTCATCCATTTGCCGAAGTTGTCCCAAACTCCTTTGGTAAGTACCCATACTGCCGGAATACTGAACTTCCCTCCGGAAATCCAATAATTGCGCATGTTCCATCTATCGTTGTCCAGTACCCATACCTTCTTCACCTTCGGTGGCATTGTCTGTGAAGTACCACCGCCTGCGCCTCCTCCAAAGTATGTACCGGGATTTTCCTCTGTTCCGACCCTTGAATAGGTTCCTGGCAAATAATCACCTTGTGCCATAATCATTCTCCTTTCATTTCCTTTATCGTCTCCGGTTTCTTGTCCCCGAACTCGTCGAAATCAGACAGATATTTTCTAATTCTCTGAGGTACCAAAGTAGGGCTTACCTTTGCCGCGTTCTCCACAATTGAGATTGATTCACGTATTATAAGCGCATTACACACCACGGCACGGAACCATGTGTATATCTCCACATTGCCGCCTTCCACAGTAAAGTTCCCCATCACATGCGAAACAATCAGAATAGCGGAATAAATGAAAAGCTTCGTAATAATCATTGAAAATCCCTTGCTTGAAAAGTCCTTGTTCTTGATATGATATACCCAGCTTACAAGTGTATCTATCACTATAAGAATCATTAGGTATTTCAAGAACTCCCAGTCCCGAAACACATATTTCTCAATGAAGGATGTCGTGTTGGAAAAAGAGATAGGTATGCTCAACAACACGGGAAAATATAAACTCATTATGTATTCCCTTATTTTATGTAGTTTTCCCATAATCATATGCGACGGAATTTTAGGAAATTGTATATGCAATGTGTACAAGTTTACTTGGTGAGGCTTCCGGATATTTCTTTTTCAGATAGTCATAGCGTTCTCTGATAACGTTCTCTGCCTCTTTAGGGTTGTGCCCCGACTTTGCGGCCGCAGCCACAAGTTTTTCAACTGTAGGAAAACCGCCTTTCTTTTCTTTCGGCTTCTCCTCCTTCGCGGTCTCCTTTGTCTTGATTCCCTGGCGTCGTACCCATCCGTTAGCGGTCTTCACATATTCTTTCCCTCCCCAGCTTTTTACGGTTCCGATAGGTTCACCCTTCCGTGCCTTCTCTATATCGTCAGATACGCACATTCCGGCTATGCCCTTGAAAATGTTTAGAGGGGTTTCCTTGTATCGCAACATGTCCCGGTTCTCGGACATTGATTTGAAAATTCCTTCCTTTCCCGGTATCACTTCCACTTGTGAGGGTCTTATGAACATAGGTTCTTCCTCGTAAATGTCATTCAGCACTTTAACCGTTTCAAGTGATTTCCAGTCCGCAGCCGCACATGCTTTCTCGAACTCGTCCATCTCGTTGTTTTCTGACTTGTTCAAAACATCAGTAGCAAAAGCCGCTACCTGCTTTGCGGTGAATGCCTCATAGTCTTTGTCAATGAGAAACTGTTCAAATTGTGCACGTCCGAACACTTTCTCTTCTTTTTTATTAATATCCATGAATAATGCCTTTTAAAGTTATAACGAAATTGCAATTACAACGGTAAAAATAGGCATTATCAGTCAAATAACCAAGCATTTACTTTGAATATTTATCCGGGCACGGGTATTTGTACTTCGCCCTTATAGGATTGTCCTTTACATACTTCCTTCTTCTGTTTTCTACCTGTTTCCTGGTCCTTTCGGCTTTCGCCAAAGCCTTTTCAGTCCGTTCGCGTCGCTTCTCGTCACGCGCTATGCGTTCCCGTATCATCTGTTCTGCGTACAGTTCTACGTCCTCGGTCTCATAGTCATTGTATATGTATTCACTTACCGTTTCCATACTCTATATGCTTCAAATTCATTAGGGTTGTAATTTTCGTATTCTGGTGCCTCGTGACAGCGATATTTCGCCACCAAATCAATTCTGCTGTTTTCTTCAACCTCCCTTTGTATTTCAGACTTATAAAAACGTTCCTTTTCTTCTTCTATTTCCTTTTCCTTCTCGAAATTGTCCTCCCAGTATTCCAAGTTCTTTTTTAGGGTGTAATAAAAACTCAACCTCTTTTTGCACGGCAATTCCTTTTCTCCACACGTTACAGTAGCACTTCTTTTTGCTATTCTATTGAACTCCTTGTCTTCCCACAAATAACCCTTTTCTTTTCTGAACCAAACTCTTTTGAGATAATAAACAGAATCCTTTACCCTTGAAACACCTTCCTTAATCTTCTCGAATCTTCTTGCAAACATATTCTTCCATCCTTCCCTGTCCGGCAATGCTATTGTATAGTTATTCAAATTAGGGTTGTATCTCATTGATTTAGTCGCCTTTTCCGGCTTCATGTATACTCTTTCTCCAAAAATCTCTTTCAATGCCTTTATAAACTTTCTCACTGTGTCTACACTGCATTTCATACGGCTTGCAATACGTTTAGGGCTTTCATAGAACGATACTTCGCAATTGTTCCATTTTATTGCCTCTAATGCGTGCTTATGCGCCATCTTTACAGCCTTTTCATAAACCTTGTCATAATCCGATTCCTTCCAGTCCTCGTTATTGTACAGCCATTCAACTATCTTTAAAATCTCGTCTTTCTTTGATTCCTCGTCATTCCATACGTCCAAATTATACTCTGCAATCTCTTTACAATACTTGTAATATCTTATCTTCTTTGAAATGTAATTCAATATCCTTGTAAAAATAGGAGACCATTTTACCCCTTTCTCCTTAATCACATAACGCAAATAATCCGGTAAATACATCTCTTCCGTTACATCCTTGAAATCCTTGTTTATGATTGTACATACATCCTTTTCGGGGAATTTAATGTAGTCATTCAGTCTTAAAAACTTGATATAATCCTTCGCTTTTCTGTAGGAAATACCCACTTCTTCCGCAATCTTCAATGACAGTTCTTGTGTAGTAAAACTTCTTTTCCAAAACGTCTTATACTGATACTTCTTCTGATTTCTCTTGCAATACTTGTTGTTTATCAATCTAATAGCGCACAATACGCAGCAATACTCATAATCCTGGATAGTCTGTATATTCTTAAAATCCTTAATAGGAGATTTAATCTTTTCTGGAATGTCCTGGCGTGATGCCGATTTTTCTGTATCTTTTTTCATTTTCTATAGATTACGCTTCTTTTACAAAATTTCCATTTTTACAAATATCTTGCTCAAGGATATTAACGCCTACAAACACCTGCTTACAAAACAAAAAGAAAAGGGGAAATTTTTAAAAGCGGTATTTGTAAAAGCGTAATCTACAGATAACCCCTTTTCTTTTGCGGTTCCCAGCTCTTTTCAGAACTGAGCCGCCATTTGTTTAAGCACTGCAAACATAGGGATTATTTTTCAATCCACAAAATTTTTTCGAGAAAATTTTTGCCGGGCGCGCCTTTTTCCCAAAATCCCTTCTTGTTTTCGTCTTCTTTCTTTCGCTTCGTCTCCCCTTTCTTTTTTACTTCAGTTAACACTTTCCATATCTCACTTTATCCCCCTTCCCCATTTTTCACTCTTTCCCCTTCCTCCCCCAAACCCCCTATTGCTATATTGCAGTTCTTCCTCCTATTAATATACCCGTAAGGGTAAAAAAAGAAAGGGAACTACGTACCCCTTTAGGGGTTAGATAATACCCTTATGGTAAAATGTCAAAGTGTTGATTTCCAGATAGTTATAAATAGTAATAAATATTGACAGAAATTTCCTCGAAAAAGCCTACCTTTACACGTGTTTAATCTTAAAAATTGTAAAATCATGAAGGTAATTTATGAATCGAAAATTGCGAAAATTATCATCCCGAATTTTTCCGCAATCCTAATTTTTTGCTGGCTGTTATGCAAGAAAATGAAAGAGTATTATGACGAAGAATTCCTAAAACATGAAGAAACGCATTCCTATCAATGGAAATCATTAATGATACCGGGCACCGTGCTTTTTAGCGGTCTTGCAGGCGTTTTCTCGTGCCCCTGGCTACTTCTCCTTATCCCGTTGACGTTCTATCTGTATTACGCCCTGGAATGGCTTGTACGTGTAATAGGAGCCTTAATCAAGTATCACCCTGGTTTCAGTGGCGGTATAAAGAAATGGATTAAGAGAATCCAGGCTATAAACCATGACTGTTACCATGCAATCGTGTTTGAACAAGAAGCGAATGCAGTAGAAAAAGGACTGGTAGATTATGGTTTTTTGTCATTCTTCAAGTATTATTAACTCGGTTGTCAAGATTTAGAAAAGAAAAGGGACGTTTCACAACGTCCCAGTCTGTCGGGTTTCGCTAAACCCAGGTTCTCATACTACAAAACAAAAATGAATAATTATACAAATTGAGTGAATATTTATGCAATAACTTTCTTTATGAAAATCGCGTTCTGCTTGATATTCCCGATTTTCCGAATAACCTCATTTGTGGAAATATCCCTATAGGAGAGAAGAATTTCCGAAAGTTCGGCAATCTTATCCACAATCACATTCATTTCCTGTAACCGTTGCCAGCTTATGGAGACGGAAAAATGATTTTTAATGAATTCGTCTCGGGCTGTTCTTGCTTCTTCCACGGTCCGGAAATAACCGATATTGTATTTCTTCTTCTCCAGCTCTATTATGACCCGGTACGGCTTATTCTTTGACCGCTTGTCATAATAGTAGATATATCTATCATTCCTCGGTTTCATTGTCTTCTTTCTCCTTCTTTTCAAGAACCGGAATAGGTCCCAGGCAGTGAACAAAGATGGCTGTGATAAACGGGGAAATGATAAGCGCTAAAAGCATCCATACTCCGAAACTCCTGTTCATCCTTTCTGCCGTAGAGCCTACTTCGGCACTCAGCATAAGATGAACGATAAAAATAATGATAGTCAAAAATACGATACCTGCATTCATAATTTAATCCTCCTATTTAAGTTCGTTAATGATTTTCGTTGCTTGTTCTCTCAGAACCTCGTTATCTTTTTCTTCTCCCATTTCCTTGCTGATTAGGGATAATGTGCCATCCAGGTTCTTTCTGTATACAGCAATCATACTCATACTTTCTCCTTTTGCCGGGTCATATACTGCCCGGTAGTTTCCTTTGCTTAATGTTCTCATTTTAAAATAGTATTTATAACGTTGTTGATAGTAAATTCCTCAATCTCTTTTATGTCCTTTTCGGAGCACATGTGTCTGTTTTCGGTATATTCTATGATGTTGCCGTGAAGAATGTCCGCAGGGGACGGAAAACGGCTTATTTCTGCCACTTTCCATATTCCGAACTTGACTGTTACATATACCTCGTATGAATCGGGGTTCTTGAAAAAGTCTATATTTGCCATGATTGTAAAGATTTTATTTGTTTGACAATTATCAATTAATAAGGAAGACCATAATTGTTACGGTAAACTTCTACCAAAGAAATATTTACGTTTGGATAACCTTTAGTGTTATAGGATTTCTTGGCATAATAGAGACGGACACCGACAAAACGTTCTTTCATCATTTCGTAATTATTCTTTGCATCTTCGATGTTCTTGAAAAACTCTACATAATCATTTCCCCATGCTAACCGCAAAACCTCTGATAACTTTAATTTCATTTTCCATAACCTTATCTTTTTATTTGTTTGACCTAATTAACCGCCTCCCTTAAGAAGACATTGCAAATATAAAACCTTATTTAGACATAAGCAAGTGCGTATGTCATTTTAACATAAGATTAACATATAATCCCAAAGAAAACACCCGGAAACATTCTTTCACGAAGAGTGTAACCGGGTGTCAGTCAAACAAATATATAAAATTAGAGAAAGAAGGTTCTAAACTATGTCGGGATGAAAGTATGTCGGATAGTCCCATTCCTTGATAATCTCCTTAAGTTCTTTCCAGGGAATGAAAATAGTGTGTGATGTGATAGCCGCTTTCTTGTCGCCAGTCCAGTAGACGGAAGAAAATACTGGGTTCTCGGATTTTACGATACTTTCCGTTGTCCGTCCCCCCATATCCTCAATCAGCTTGCTATATCCGAAATAGCTGATGTTCTGTCCCAGCACAAGACAAAGGATATCACCAGTCTTGCATTTTAGGGCACGGGCAACAGACGTTCTGTCCTCACCGCTTATAATGTGGCTGTCACGAAGCAAAACAAGCTTGTTGGAATAACAAAGCCAATCTATATACATGCTTCCCCCGTCGTATGTGAATTCATTCTTTTTGCTCATATCAAGTCTTTATAATCGTCTTTCATCCTTTTTATTTCGTTTGTCAGTTCCTGGTTTAAATGGAATAGGAACTGTTTCTGGTTGTCTTCCATCTCGTCCTCATTACAGCTCATCTTCCTGGAAAGTTGGTCTAAATACCGGATGAACCGCTTTCTTTGGATAAGGTCTATATAGGAGACCGTATAAAGAAGAACATTCATTCTTTTCTGAATTCCCGTAACCGCCCCTATGCACCACAAAAGGAGAGTGATAAGGACTACCGTAAGAACAATCAAACACACAAAAATCGCTGTTATCATAGCTGCAAATATATGAAAATAAAACAAATAATTAATACTAAAGAACGTTCAAATTTTCGTTCTTGTCAATATATACGGGTCTCGAAACAAGGGAACAAGGAGAAATGACAATGTATTTTCCCGGACGTACCTTTCGCAGCGTCATTCCCCGGTATTCGATAATCTGTCCGACCCATATGTAACATTCTTTCTTAATCATTGAGAACCGATTTAACTGCAAACAACTTGGTATACGCTTCTTCCTTGGTCTGGAAATAGTTAAGGTTTTTGTACCGTAAATTGTCCGATTCGTTTTCTTCCTCTGTAGTCTTACATATCACAAAACGGTTCCAGTCAATATAGTAATAGGAATTGCTGATTTTGGCACGCCAGCGAAGCTTTTTAAAGCATTTTTCTTTCTCGTCATAGTATAGGTTGTTTTCAGAAAGAACTTTGTACATACGTTCTTTTTCTTCTTCTGTAGAAAATCTGAAAGATGGGATAAAATCATAGTAAGAAAATGACATTCCAGTTTTAAGAAAATGTAATTCATTATTTCGTAAATAAACATGATAAAATACTTTAGAAATATCTTCTTTACATTTGCGTTCTCTATATATCATTATCGTACCGTCTTCATGTGTCAGACAGTCACCGTCTTCCAGTTTTGTAAGAGTACAATCTTCATCATGAATAGACAAGAATTTCCCGTCTTTGTCGCACAAAATCTTTTTCATAATTGTAAAATATTTTTATTAGAAAACATAATTAATCAAATCAGAAAGCCAGGACAAGAATTGTATCATTCCGAAGAATAGGAAACAAAAGGCGATTGCCCCGGTTCCGTACCAGAAACGTACCCACCATTCACGATACTTTGTCTTCAATACTTTATTACCGAAACGACCGTGAAAGAAATTTATAAGCTGCTTTTTCATAATGTAAAATTTTTAGAATTCGACAAGAATAAGACGTTTACCGCTTTCCTTCTCACTGACCCACATATGGTTGGCACCGAAATCGTAATCAAAAAGTGACTTGAATGTAACCGGATATCCAAAGGATTTCATTGCGTCTCTAACAGATTTATCTATACTTTCTTTTAGGATTTCAATCCATTTAAGGTTGAATTCCTTTTCTTCTGGGGAATTGGTTTCATTCTCCTTCTTTAGCTGTGCTATCAGCAATCATATTTCTTTTATATCCATATTATTTGTTCTATTGGTAGCCCGAAGGCTACCGGGTTAATTGATTTCGTAATGAGGCTGCTCGCCTCTGACAACTCTCTTTGCATCCGCAATGCTATCATACAGCTTTGATTCATCACCATCTATGATGGCAAATTCTTGGTGAAAGCCATCTTCAAACATTGTTATTGTGTGACCTTTGTAACTTACTTCCTTGATAACGTTCATTATCTTCATAACTCTTATCTTTTTATTTGTTCAACATTTCGAGTTGTCTTTGAAGGAGGTTAGCGCGGTTCTGTTCATTGGCTGCAAACTCCATATTCCCGATAGACTTATAGAACTCCACATTTTCAAGTGCCTCGGCAAGTGCTTGTTGTTTCTTGGAAATCATAGAGGAGATTTCGTTGTTATTACCTCTCTTCATCATCTCTTCCATTTCCGTACCTCTCACCTTGTAAAATTCTGCTTTCATAACCTTATTTCTTTTAATTTGTTTGACCTTGTTTCCTTATCACATTACAAATATAAGGAGTTATTCAGACATACGCAAGTGCTTATGTCATTTTAACATAAGATTAACATAACCTTTCTTTCAGTGACATTATATTTTTCAGAAATAGGAGAAAACGGTATATGATTATCAGACAGTTAGCCCTAACTCTGAAAATTGCGTTGTTTTTCGGTGTACAATAAAATAAGGAAAATGAAAAACCGGGAACCGGACAAAACACCCGAAATTCCCGGCATCCCGAAAACAATCAAATTACCCCTTCTTCACTTTTCCAGTCACCGGAACCGTTGATTTCGTCTTCATTCATCAAAGGATAGGGATAAACGACGTCTTCCACAACTTCTTCACTTTCCGAAATCGTCATAACCGGGGGAACAAGTAAATTGTAGATTTCTTCATGTAACAGCGCTTTCGTGCCGTCATTGCTTGTTCTTCTTGTCTTCCAGTCTTTGTCGAACTGTTTTAAGTCCTCAATAGGTATTACCAGCCATCTCATAATCAATTATATTTTAGTTTATAGTCATTAATTACTTTCTCAATTTGCAAAGGTGTGAGTTCGTCATAGAAGCCGATAAGCTTGTAAAGAGCCATGTTCGAGTAACTGCTGAGCGCATAAGTACACCCGATATAAATAGCTTTACAATCAGACTGCTCGCCATTTGTAATTGTAATTATCTGTCTCTTATTCAAAAAGTTTTCGGCTAAATCATTGGCAGTAGTTTGCTTTCCATTAATGTAGGTGAGACCTCTATTATTATACTCATATGCTATATAACCGGATTGGTTTCGTATGCTAAAGTTCGTATAACTACTATTTATTCTTTGGTCGTACATCGTAGAATCAAGTTTCATCGGTACCACCTCCATAAACAGCGTCTTGAATCCCTTTGTGACATTCTTCATCAATGCCCAATCGTCTACACTATCAAAGACAAAAGCGCCATCCGACCTGTAGCCGCTACTCTCTGTATATGCTGCATTGAATATCTCCGCTTCATGTCCATTACCCGACAAATCGTCTATGATGTTACGGGTAGGTGAAGAATTATCTTTGAGTGATAAGTCATAATAGACGTCCGGTTCGGGTATCGTGACCTTGCTTCTTTTCAGCCACTCTTCATTAAGTCTTTCCTTCTCGGTCTCGATTTCTTCGGATGTTAAAGATTTGTTGTAAAGAGCGAAATAATAGATAGCTCCTTGCATGAAACCTACGGCTTTATCGTTTCGCAAATAAGAAGCGCCTAACAACAAGAAATCATTGTCATCTCAATAAACCCCCTCTTTTAATAGGTTGCCCGTTATAATTCGTCGAAGTTATATAGGTGACTGAATCTTTTCTGTCTATAGTTATTGTATTGTTTACTCCATAGGAATAGCATTCTTCTTTATTATTGACTATAGTTTCTGAAACAAAAGCTCCGGTATTATTGGACACATTCCTTTTTGATGAAACCGATTCTTTTGTAAACTCCCTCCTGCATATCACTGTATAATCGTCAAGAATAGGAAGTCCGGTACATATACCGTAATCATCCACTCCATCAAATACAAGTGCTCCCTCGTAAGACCCTTCTCCAAATCCACTTTCTGATGTAAAGACAAAGTTCTTTAGCTGCATCTCATTGCCCTTAACACCACGGATAGAGGAAGGCTTGTCTACATTGGATAGTCCAGACATAAACCAAGCATCCACCATAGCATCATTGAAGGGTGGAATAGGAGAACCGCCCTTACCAGCTCTCCTATCAAATAAAAGACTTGTACCGATACCAATCATAACCCTATATTGAATTGTGCAGTAGTGCCGTCAACAAACACCTTATCAACAAGATAAGGCATAGGAGAACCCATATAAGCGGAAATCTCGGTCTCGGAAATGGTGTATGTATCTGGACTAGTCTCACCGATAAGGTGTACTTTGACAGTACCAGCAGTCAACGGAATAATAAGAAACGCCCTTTTATCATCGGGAATCAAGGTGTACTTTGACAGTACCACATCTTCGGCTGGTGTGCCAACCTCGAAAGCGCGTGAAATCGCTGTTATGCTCTCAAAACCCTTGTTATTTGCTATACTTACTTTGTTAGGATATATAATTATTTCAATTTAAATTTACAAATGATAAAAATACGAAATTTGAAAAATCGCGGCTACAGCATACTGTAGTATCGATTGCCCTATAAGGGGGAATACCTTTTGGATATAGTAAAATATATTTACGCTGTGAATAGCGTCACTTTCTTGCCGTTGCACAAGTCCATAGTGTCTACATGTAGCCAGCTAACACCGTCCTCCAGTCTGATAGGATAAGGAAGCTTGTCGGAATCGTCCATAATGATTTTCCGTGCTGCTTCTGCCTCCATTCCGGAAACCGTAATGTCAAAAGCGCGACCCAATGCGTGCGCACTCATATACGGCTTTTCAAGCATCGTCTTTTCCTTGCATAATATGCAGACATTACATCGTAAACCGCGCTGGGAATAGCTTCCTCCGTTCTTCCAGTTGTTGATAATGAAGGGCTTGCATATGATTTCTTCCCTCAATACAAGGAGCGTTTCCAGTGCTTCGGTTGTAAAAAAGCTCCATATCTGCGATTCTGAATACTTGTTATACACGTGGGGGCATACAAGTTCGGGAAGCGTGAAATACTTTCCCAGTCTTCTGATAATCTCTTTTCTTTCCATAATGATACAAAATTTGAATAAAAATAGGGGTTGCAGCCATTTAAACCGGGCTTTCACCCCCAGCCATAACAGACTTGCAACCCCTACCGCCTTTGTTAACCTTTAAATACAACTGCGATACAACCTTACCAGTTAATTATCACGATAGCAAAGATAGTGTTTTTATCTCAAAAATAAGCTAAAGTTCAGAAAATAATCGCTCGCACTCTTCCAACTCCTTTTCCATTCTTTCTTTTATAAGCGGAAAATAGGTTTTCGCCATATCCTCGTTGATATGAAAATAAGAATCGTAATGGTTCGTTATCAGTATATTTCCCTCCATCTCAAACCTGGAAATATGCTCTATTCCCTCTTTCAGATTTACGATTTTATTGTATAGCTTATTTGCCTTTGTTAATTTCGACTTGTCCATAACTGCTTGATAATAAAGCCCCATTTCGGGGCTTTTGTGAAAATAATAAGTATATAGAAAGATTTATTCTACAATTTCCGCATCGCTTTCTGGCTCGTATTCTTTCTTTTCCTCTTCAATAGGGGCTTTCTTCCATTGGTCTATGAAGTGTTCGATTACACGTCTTCCGTCAGTCACAACCTTTTCCAGTTTTTCGTCCGGTTCCAACAGTTCATCTGCCATTGCTGCGGCTATGTGCTTTGCCTTCATTACCTCTTCTACAAGGTTGCTCTCAATCAATTCACCCAGGCTTTTCTTTGTCAATAGGTTGAATGTCAGTCCTTCGATAATCTGCTTTCTCTTTGACATTGCATTAAGCATAGCATTCATTCTGGGAGCGAACTGTTCCGGCTTCATGTTCTCGAAGCTCTTATCGTCGAATCCCTCGAACTTGGATGCTGCCAGGAATGCAATCTCATATTCCTTTGGTGTCATTACTACGCCTGCCTGCAAGCATTCTGTACAGAATAGGATAAACTTCACATTGTTTCTCAAATCTTTTTCCATAATCTTTTGTCTTTTAATATGTTGTTTTTATAATTGTTCCACGTTGTACAATGATACAATAACCGTTCCAGGAATGTTCCCTGCGCCATATTGTCCGTTATATGTCCTTTCCCATTACAGTAAATTATGTAATTATAGTTGATTGGTTATTATTGATTAAAAAATTATAGGTCTGGCATATACCCTTCCTTTATGTCTGTAGGGTCTGTTCCTTTCCCGGTTATTCATATCACTGCTTTCTCCCTCCTTGATACCTTTCTTACCATTGTAACAAATGTATAACGGGTTAATAATAAAAATATGGTCTGTAGGGTATCGTGGAGGGTGTTTCTCTCTTTTTATTTCTCCTTGTATATCCCGGTCACTGTCCCTTCCTCGTCCGTTATGAATAGGGTCTTGTGTTCCTTTGATTCGTACACCCTTTCCGACAGTCTTCTTACCGGGTATGTGTTGCCATTTCCGTCCTTGATGGTGTACATTATTTTGTTTCCTTTGTTGAAAGTGGGTTCCTTTGACTGCTTCTCTTCTCTTCCTTCTATCTCATTGTAGAAATCATTCAAGAATTGTTCCACGTGGAACAATGGACTTTTTTCTGTTTGTTCTCCTATCAATATAGCGGTAGCTTGTTTTGAGTTAGAGGCTGTTAAGTCCATTAAATCGCAAATATTGAATACTTTTTTGATATCGTCTTCTGTACAGCATACCAAAATACTGTTGTCGTACTTTTTCTGGAATTCTTCTCTTTCCATAATCTTTTTATTTTTAAGTTTCGTGAAATATCTATATTGGAAATCAAAAAGATAGGGGTTACTCCGATTTTCACCCCTTCTTTCCGTGCTCTTAATAATTCGCAACTTTTTGACGGGTATTGGCTACAAAAGTCTTGTTGTTTCCGGCAAGCTTTATCGGGCCGAGATTTTCCCAGTCATCGTTTGCCCAGGTCTTTATTATGCTGGAATCTATGTACTTGTCCATATTTTCCTTAATCAGTTTCTTTGCAGGTGCCAAGGAATGGAAGGTGAACATTACGCTTGTTTTTTGGCAGTCTACATCGTGTTCCCACTTTTTCAATTCCTTGTTGAATCTGTCACCCTTGTACTTCATCGTTACGGGTTCACTGAAATATACTGTATAGGTCTTCATTTTTGTTTTGATTTTAGTGACTAATGATTATCTGTAATACTGTTCCTTTACTGCTTTCGTTATCGCTTCCCCGTATTCTTCCGGGCTTGCCAGATAGGGTATCTTGAAAAGTTCTGATACAAGCTCCAGTTTTTCTTTGTTTGTCATTCTCTTTGCCATGTCCTTTATGAGAACTACTCCGTTCATATCCACATATTCTTTGTATGCCTCGTGAAGTTCTCCACGTTCGTCCAAATCGTCGATTATTCTTCTTGTAGGAATACATCTCAGTATCTCGCTGATATAGGTGTCGTCCCCGTTCTCCTCTATCTCTTTATAGATGGGGTCGAATGATTGATTGTCCATGAACTCCATCACCTTTTCTGCGATTTTCTTTCCTTCCGGTTTTACTTTAGGATTTGCCATAATCTTTTGTTTTTACTTGTTTGACCTTGATTTCTTATCACATTGCAAATATAAGGAACATGTCAGACATAAGCAACTGCGTATGTGCTTTTAACATATAATTAACATATCAAAGGATATAATAAAAGCCAGTTATTTATCACAAACCGCTGGCTGTCAATTAGATATTAACTACTAATACTCAAAAAATGAACATAAAGTTTTTCGTTTGATTTTAAATCTCATAGTCCATGTCACATGTTATCGAATCCAAAGATACGAATTTGTATCCGGTTTCTTCTTCCAGGACTGACTTTATTTCTTCCATCTCCTTGTCTGTAGGTGGAACCTGCATTATCTCCACGTTCATAGGCACGTGTACCTGCGTAGTCACATCCTCATTCATTTTCATTGTTGCGATTGCTATTATCATACTCTTATATATTATAGGGTTAATTAATCATTATATTCTTCCGGTATCGGTTCTTCCTGCATCCATTTCACGTACATTCTTTCCATACAAATGTCAATTTCTTTTAATGCTTGTTGTTCGGTCAGACCATATTCTTTTGTAAGTCTTTCCATCATGCACTTTATAACTTCTTCAACATATATCTTTACCATAACTATTTGTTTTTTAATTGTTTAAAATAGGTGTACTATCTATCGCAGACCGTACACCACATGAATTTTGAAAATCATAAATTAACTAAAAGTCAAAACAAAATGTAATTATTTCTTTCCGATTTCCACACCTTTCATCTGTCGTAGGCGGTTAAGAAGCCGTTCCCTGGTCTTTGATTTGGGCGGTTCCTCGATTATTTCTGCCTCGACTATTTCGGGTGCCATCTCTTCGACAAACTTCTTGTTTCCCTCCTTTATTTCTCCCCAGTCATACGTTTTTATGAGTGCTCCAGGAAGCATCACCTTTTCGGAACCCAATACCGGGTTGCTTGCAAATCCGTTGAAGTCCTTGTAATAGGAGGTGCAAAGCTGGTTCATCAGTATTTCGGGTCTTATTCCCGATTTTGCGGCTACCATACCCACTATCAAACTGTTTACGGGGATGTCTCGCATTACGCGGCTTATGTTCTCCTCACCGTGCAGGGTTGCGTTTATGTCTATTTTCCCGTCAACTGTAAGTTTAATTTCATTACCTTTTACTTCCTTCCGTGCGGCTTCCAACAAAGCGCGTATTTCCTTTAGGATATTGAGTGCACTCCCTACGTTTCCTTTGCTCCAGAACTCTTCATATTTGAGCTGCAAGTCTGTCATACAGTCATTTATGATTTCCAGTCTTCCGGCTTCCGTTGCCACCTTATAGCGGTCAGAACGCATCACGTACTTGCTTTGCCTTGCCTCTATGAGTGACTTGTGATTGTTGAAAAATTTTACTAAATCTTCTTCTCCCAGCGAATAACCTTCCTTTTTCCGGATAATCTTAATAATATCCTTGGGGTTATGCATGGAACCGAACAAGTCCAGTAACATAGGGGTGAGTTTGGCAAGTGCCTTTGCTTTGTCGTTATGCAAGTCGAAAGCATGGAAATACTCACTCTTTACCCTGTGGAACTTGGCAAGAAGGGGCAACATCACATTTGTACGAATTTCTGTAGCGTCGTTTATTGCTTCCTGGGACGCTCCGCGTTTCGCCATGATACCTTTTATGTTGACAAGCTTAAGGTCTATGACATAGGTATACCCTTCGTTTCCTTCATACTGCATGAAACGGTCGGGGTGTTCGTCAAGCTCCCTTCTTACCATCTCATAAGCCACATACTTTTCTTGCATGTAAGGAGAAGCGATTAGTACGAAATCGGGCGCATCTTTTAATATGTCCTCTTTAGTATATTCTATCTTTTTTGCCATATATAGAAGTTTTACCCACAAAGTTAGGTTTTAATAGAGAAATAAACAATAGTTATTTCACTAATTTAATACCATGTACACGAAACCAAAACTTCTTCCTTTTCTTGTTCAACAAATGAAACTTCTGGTTCCACATTTTCACTGATTGTTGATTCAAACCATACAATTTCTTCCGGTTTCGCTGTCATATCCGGTTCCATAAATTTTTCTTTGTTCATTGTAATATCTTTCTATTTCTTTTTCTGCTGATGTAATTCCCCACGGCTGTAGCAATAAGTCCATTTTTATAACCTTGCATTGAGGCAGCCATACCCTGTCATTGTTGTACTTGACATTCTGCACCGCATGCACATCCACTTCGACAAAATAGCGGTTCTCCTTTCCAATAACAACGGGTTCAAAGTTGACGGCATAGCATGCCATCTTATGTACAAAATCCTTCTTGTCCTTGTATTCAAGCACGAAATTGCAAATAAAGCCGTCGTTGTTGTCGTTATAAGTCTTCGTAACCTTCTTTTGATAGAGGTAAGCGATTATTTTCTGTATCATATATCCCAGTCTTTTAATGCCATTTCCAGGCATTGACTTATGCTTAACTTCGGGTCTTCCTTTAAATATTCAAGTGCTGTAACAGCTACTTCCGGTTCAAGTCCGTATCTACTTGCCTTTATCATGCACTCCAACCAATAGGTTCTTTCTTCTGTGTAGGTCATTATTTACCCTCCTTACATTTTTCTACAAGTTCCAAATTTTGAGGAATAAACGCGCGTTGTTCACCGTCTATCTTAAGGTGATAATAGCGGTTACTCTCCGTTCCGCATATACTTGCTACTTCCGTAATCTGTCCTATTAGCATCATGTTAGAGCAATGGAGTATCTTCACCTTGTCGCCTACTCCGAACTTTTTAGTTTTCATACTTCTTTTTCTACTTTATAGTTAAACGCTTCCAGGAATGCCTCTACTACCATTTTGTTAAGCATGGTTTCTTCCTGGTGTGTATAGATAGGGATAAGATGGTGTTTTCGGCACCACATATCCATCATCTTCGATTCCGCAAACTGCCACAGAAGCTTTTCATAGCTTTCTTCCGTGTGCACCTGAGTTTCTCCTTTGGGGTTTGTTATTCGTATCATAATATTAATTGATTTTTCCAGCTACAAAAATAAAGTTATATTATGACATACGCAACTGCTTATGTGCTTTTAACATATAATTAACATATCAATCCTTTTCCACATATTCGATTATAGGTGTTTCCTCCACCTTTATCAACCTACATTCGCCTACAAGGTTTTGCATGTATTCCAACGCTTTAGTAGAGGCTTTTATAAAGTCCTCATGCTGTTGCAATACAACCATCTTATATTGTCTTATCTTTCCGGATATGGTAGCCTCGCTATATACGCCTGTACACTTGTACCATCGTCCCCCGTGCTTATCGTTGCGCTGCACCGAATCTATAACAACCTCTTTAATAGGAGATATGGCAAAGTCCGCGTCTATATTGAACATCCCGTATTCGGTTGCCATTGTTTCGGCATCCATATAATTTTCTGCCTGTACCGCTATGACATCGACAAACTTCTTATAAGCTCCACTTGTCGAATTCGGGTCGGGTGCCATGTAGGTAAACGTGCACTCGAATATCATTCTTTCGCCTCCTCTTTCTGTTTGGGACAAAGCACACATATAGGCACAGCCGGATATTGGCATACAAGCGGAATACAAGCCGTTTCCGCGTTCTTGTTCTTTCCTCTTATCCTTCTTACCAAATCATCGAATTCTTCCTTCTCCACGAAAAGATATAGAGGATGTACCTTGTAATCCTTGTCCTTCTGTATCATGATTTTTTGCTGTTCCATATGGATGTTAAGCATTTCTTGTGTAGGCAGGTATTCTTCCAGTCCTGTTACCTTGTTGGCGCATATAAGTGATACACTCTTTCCCGGTTCAAGTACGGGGATATACATTTTTTGCTTTTTCATAACTTCAAGTATTTACCTTTGTCAATTCTTTTTACTTCTCCTTTACTCATTTTCTTTAATAGGAAGTGGTCTATTCCACTTCTTACGGAACCGGGGTGGAAATCCTTTATCTTTGAGATAAATTCAATCCGGCAAAATTCCGTGCCCGGTTTCATGCGCTTGAATTCACGGTCTATTTCCGTATATACGGTCTTCTTTGGTTCGTCGTTAAACATTGCAATATACAAGCTCCTTTCTTGCTCTTGTTATGGCTACAAACAATAAACATTTTTCATTATACAGCGCTTCTTCTGTGTTCGCATACTTGCTGGGAATCAAACTCCTGTTCAGCAAGAAAACACGGTCTGCTTCCAGTCCTTTAGACTTGTGGATAGTGGATAATACGATACCTTCCGTATCGTCCTTATATATCTCCTTTATATTGTCTTCCAACTTCTTCATATCGCCCCAATTCTTGTAAAGTATTTTTAAAATAGTGCACTTTTCCAGAAACGCCACATAAGAAGGGTTATTCTTTGCCTGGATATCGGTAAGGCCGCGTTCTTTCAGTTCGGAAATTTTCTTCTCGCACATTGCATCAAGGTCTTCAATGTATTTTATCTTATCCACAAGTGCTACAAGTGCATCTCCGTATTCCTTGCCTTTGATTGTCGCTTTCTTTCCCATTTCCAGTAAATAGAGAAAGACAGTTGCCAAAGGCAGATTGTTCCGGCATAGGATAAAATCCCCGTTTTCCGCTTCGTCGAACTCTCCTTTTCTTACAACCCCGTCTATCGCATTAGGTGCGGCAACAATCCCGTTATCAAAAACTTTTCTCGCTTCTTCGACTATGTTCTTGCCGCATCTGTATGTAATATCCAACGGTAATACTATGGTGTTGGGATAAGATTGTAAGGACTTGAAAACCTCTAAAGAACTCCCCTGGAAACCGTATATACATTGCCGGGAATCCCCGACTGTAACGAATCGTCCAGACTTTTTTATATATCTCATTGACAATTCTTTTTGAAGCATTGAAAAATCTTGACAATTATGCACTATTATGCCAGCATCTCTATTTAACTCTTTATGTGAAGAACCGCATATTAGAAAGTTATGATTATCTTCTACCTCAATATCATATACTTCTTCTTTATCTTCGATTTTCTCCACCCTATCAACTATAATACCACCTAAAGGAAAGTATTCATTATTCCATTTATATGTACCTACAAGATGATGGTATTTCTCTAATATTTTGTATTTTAAACATAGATGTATGTATGGAGCTAATTTTTCATGTAATGAATCATTACATTTCATACTAAACTCTATAAACCAATATGGTTTATCAGTTGACGAAGATTTCGCTTCCCTTACTTTACAAGCAAATCCAAGCTTATTTATTCTCTCACATAATTTATAACACAATTCTTTACAAGCACTTCCACTATACAATTTTGATACTTTACCAAAACTTCCATCATCCATGTAAAGGATAGCAAGCTGTTTAATTGTCAAATTTTCTGCAATTTTAAACCTGTCTATAGATTCTTCATCTATACACAAACCTTTTGTTGTAAATATATAAGCTGGGGTTTTTGCAAAGCCATTTTCTTCTATTCTTTTCACAGTATTTGTTTGCTGGAATAACCATGCCTTCCAATATAGATAGTCTTTTTGTGCTTCTCCTTGAACAAACCTGCATCTACTTACATTATACATAAGTTTATTTAAACTTCCATCTCCAATAATAGAAGCTTGAAACACTTCTAATTGTTCCATATTGGGTATCGGATGGTAGGGTTGTGTATTACTGTCAGACAATAAAACATACCCTTTTTTCAAATCTTTAGCTTGAATCCATCCATAATCAGTTAGAAACGGATGATTAGGAGTGCATTTTATTTTTCGCTTTCCAGCAACCGTGATTTTTACCAAATCGCGTATGCCTTTATTCCACATATTCAGAATATTTTTGTATTCAAAAATCCCTTTTTCTATATTAAAGCTTTTGGCTTTTATAGATTCACCTTTACAAAATCTTTTATAAATTCTTTCTATTTTATCCTTTCCTCCTTCAATTAAAATTCTTTGGTTTCCTGGAAAACATTCGTCAGTCACCACTACATCATATTTAGGAAAGTCCTCACTATCAAGTAGTTGGTAAGGGAAATAAAGCATATCCGTAAAATCAATGTTAATTTCTTTTACTGAATTTATCTTCTTCATTTCCTTGTGCCAAGCATTTCTAATCTGCTCCATGTCCCCTACCATACGTTCCTGGAATTCGATATTCTTTTCAATGCAGATACCCGGTATTTCCTTTTCGTAATCCGTAATAAGATTGACCCTTATGTAATTCCATATTATCTGTATCTCGAATAGGTATCGAATCTGTTGCTTCACGTCCATATCCTTTGTTTCAAGAATTTTCTTCCCGATAACAAAGCATTTATTCTCGTTGATTTTCGGCTTTATACGGAAATTGGAAAGCAATACACGCAAATCTTTAGAGTGAAAAGTGTTTACATCTATATGAGACGGCAAACGTTCCCTCAATTCTTCCGCAATGCTCTTGTTGAATGCCATAAACAGAACCTTTTTATTAGGTGGTGTCCGTCTGCAACACTCCACTATACAAGTTGTCTTGCTGCTGCCTGCCGTTGCTTCTATGGCAATATTCTTTCGTGTGTTCTCGTATGCGTCGAAAATGGCTAACTGTCTGTCACTCCATTTCATTTTGTAAAGTAGGTTAACTGGTTGATATAATCAACTAATGATTTATAGTCCTTTTCACGTTTCATGTCCATTTTCTTTTTAATTACGCTCAGAACATCGCCGAATTCTATGTTATTGTAGAAAACAGTCCTGTTGTAGTCTATTTTGTTTACCACCCATATGTCTACATCCACATCTTCTATTCTTATACGATATAGAGGGGCTGTTTTTACATATTCGGAAAGGATGTCGCTTTTCATGTCCTTGTTTATCCTTGCCATCGTACTTAGAGCACGCAGAGAATCGCCACTTATCCCTTCTATCTCTATATCCAGGTCGTGCGGTTCCACATTGAAACCATGTACATACATAGCCATGCTTCCACCAACAACCATACGTTTACACTGCAAACTGTTCTTTAATACGTTCAAAACTTTAAACAATTTGTTAACTTTCTCTTCTTTAGTAAAAACAAAATCCTCATTCATAATTCTATTATTTTATCAAGTTCGTAATTATCAAAATTCTTATAATCTGCCAGCATATCGGCTACATGGTTCCCGTATATTATAGGGTTGTTTACATCTTTTTCGTGTCCCCGTACTTTCATGAAACGCACGACCATCCGTCTACGCTCGCCCAGCTCTTGTTTTATCTTTTCTATAATATCCTTGTTTACTACTGGTCTTAATTCCGGGTCTGTCATACAGCTAACCGCATACTGGCTGTCGCTCCATATCGTAACCTTTAGAGGTATGTCCTTTTTCATGCTCTGCACTGCATGCAGTATGGCCCTTAATTCGCATCTGCTTATGGTGGTGTCGCTGTAGCCCTTAGAAATAAAATATTCCTTTCCTTCTTCCTGGATATACACACCGCAACCGCCAAGACGTGACCGCCATTCACAGCTTCCGTCGGTAAATATCGTTATTTCTTTTCTTTCCATTCTTTCAGCTTCTTTATCAGTGCAATGTCCATCGAATCGTCACGGCTTACCTGTACGTCAATACCCTTGTTGACTGCATCCGTTACCTTTATTTTTCCGTCCAATAATTCGCGTATCTGCGTGTCTATTGTGTCACTGGACAGCAAAAAATAGACGTTCATAGTCTGCGTTTGCCCCATGCGGTCTATACGTCCTGTCGCCTGCTCCAGTTCTGCCGGACGTTGCGGCAATTCGAGAAACGACATATTGTAACAATATTTCTGCAATCCGTCTATACCCGTGGATAAAGATGCAATGTTAGCAAATAGGAAAGTCTTTTCTTTCTTCCATGTCTCAACCTTTCGCATCTTCTCTTTCGTGCTGTATTTCCCGGTCACTACCTCACTGTTCTTGAACTCCTTTCCAAGCCTTTCCAGTATGTCGGTCGTGATACCAAATACTATCATTTTCTCGTCCTCGTTCGCTTCGCTCCATTCCTTCAAAAACTGGACAATGAACTTTATTTTCCCATTTATAGACAGCTTTTTCAATCCGGACAACCTTACAAGCTGCTCCGCACGTATGGCACGTTCTGCCGCCTCTATGTCAATATTAGCCAGCCATTCGATAAAATCCTTTTCTGCTTTCCTATATTCCTTTTTATTGGTTATCGGTACATTCACTGTCTGTTTGATTATAGGCGGCAATTCGTTCACCACGTCTCGCAATTCCTTCCGGAAATAACAATAATGTCTTATTATTTTATTTAGCTCCATCGTACACGAAGCCCCAGTACATACAAGTCCGAACCGCGTTTTCTTTGCAGCGCAATATCTGTAGAGATAATATAACGAATCCGGGAATATCTCTTTAAATCTTCCAAGAATTCGTAATATATTGATAAGCTCCTGGGGTCTGTTCATAATTGCCGTACCACTTAATCCTATGGTTTTTTCTGCATTCTCCACGATTTTTTGCACGCATTTAGAACGTATAGACTTTGGGTTCTTACATAGGTGTATTTCGTCGATTACCGCCAATCCCCATTTCTTGGTAAGGGAACGGCTATAACGAAGTTTTACTTCTTTCTTGCCTTCTTCTTTTGCACTTCTTTTAAAAAGATAGTCATAATTTATTACCGTAACATCCGCTTTCCAGTCCGTGTTGGTCTCGTCCTTTGAATCAATCACATGTACCGTTCTGTTAGGGTTGCACAGCTTCCATTCGTTGACCCAGCTTTGTTTTACCGTTGCCGGGCAAACCACAATGCAGGGGAATAGGTTAAGCAATTCTGCCAGTGCTATAGACTGCCTCGTTTTCCCTACACCTGGTCCGCAACCATTAAGGCAATTCCCATGATTAACCATATAGGACACGCCCTCTATCTGATAATCTCTTAGATGTAGCGGTAATCCCAGGTAATCAAACATTTCTTTCAACTCCTTTTCGTTTACAAGGGGCTTGATTTCCTTTAGAGGTATTTCTATCTGTCTTTCCGGCTTTTCGTTCTTGAAGCCGTTTCCATCCAAGAAATATTTTAACAATAGAGATTTTTCTAAAGAAGGTTCAAAATACCACTCTTTCAAAGCCGGGTTATATTTGGCTCCGAAATCACGTTTCATTTTATTTACAAAATTGGCGTTATAATTAAAGCCAATATAAACGTAGTCCTTATCTCTATACCAATATCTCATTACTAAAAAATTTACAAAAATAAGAGACCTATTTTCTCAAACCAGCCTCCTCCACTATGTCAAACAAACAAAAGAAACTCAATTAAACATTGAATTTTTCCTTAAATTCCTCAAACGTGAAAACGGGTATTCCGTATTGCTCCGCTTTCTTTTCCTTGATGGTTCCCAATCCTTTTTCCTTCACTACCAAGCATGTTGTTTTCTTGCTTACAGAAGAACCTATCTTATGCCCCATATCCGTCAATTTCTTTTCCGTGTCCGGTGAACGGAATCCGGTAAATACGACCGTCATTTGTCCTTCAAAGGTCTTTTCTTCCAGTCCGTAATAAGTAACCGGAATGAATGCGCGGTCTTCTTCGTCTGTCCACCAGTCAATGATACCATAAATAAATGCCAAAGCCGTATTAAATCCGACACCTTCAATTTTGTCTTCAATGTCAGCCGCCCAGCTTTCGTCACATTCTTTTACAAAAGAATACACTTCTATGCCAGTATATAATTTCAATCCATCAAGAATTTTTTGACACGTCTTTTCGGCTATTACACCTCCAAATAAATTATAGGCTGTCAATAATTTTGCAAAGTTCGTACCTTTCTTTCTCAACTCTTCAAACTGTCTTGACAGCACCTTTGCGCCTACATTCCCTATGCCTTCAATCTTCTTTAGGTCTTCTTCTGACAATAAAAGAATACTGTCCGGTGTCTTATAACCAGCGTTAAACAGCTTCTTTATTGTCGGTTCCCCGAATTCTTCAAAGCCTAATGTGTTGAAAAAATATACACATTTGGCAAGCATCACCCCATCACAATTCTTGTTGAAACAAATCAAGTCTACACCGTTTTTGTCCATTTCCAAAGACTTGCCGCAAACTGGGCATTTATCTGGCAAACAGTTCTTTAAAGCAGGCCAGGACACTGTGAATATATGTTTCGGTATCACGTCGCCGGAACGGCAAATAATGACACGTGAACCTGGCATAATAAAATTATCCTTTACATAACGGGCATTATATGCTGTACATTTGGAAACCGTAGCTCCGCACAATTCAACGGGTGTAATGTCAATTACCGGGGATAATCTGCCGTCCTTGGAAATCTGCCATCTTACATTTTCTACCTCCGTTTCCTCTCTTTCCGACCAATCGGGGTTTTTATAGGCAATTGCATAACGTGGGTTGCCGTTCGGCAATCTTCCAAGCTCTTTTCTTATTTTTGCGCTATCCACGTCTATAACAAGACCATCGCATTTGTAATCATTTGTTATACCCTTGAAAATATTGTCCATATATTCATTAAACATCTTTTCGCTATGAATGACTGATTCTACGAACGTTTCGACATAGCGGACTTTTACGGAAGAATTGTCATTCATAAAGGCAATCATACTTGCCTTGTTCCAATCCTCATTGGAATATCCATACCTTATATACTGCACGTCTCTCATATTTGGAGATACAGTAGGAGAATTGACAAGACCAGCTACCGCATTTCTCGCAGACTTGTAATTTGTACGCTTCTTCAATGTCAAGAAAGTGGAATTACGGAAAATGGCTTCTCCGAAAGTATAATATCCTTCCGTTCTTTTCACATCCTTAAATCCGTGGTTAATCATCTGTTCAAAATGAGAAGTACAATTCTGTCCTACCTCGCCATTTCCGCGCGTCCACGCCTTCTTGTTGTACTCGTCCACGCACAAAGAGATGCCGTCAAATTTAGGAGTGATAATCAGTCGGTCTTCATTTTTCAGTCCACATGACTTTACCCACCTTACAATCTCGTCATAAGTTTTTACCTTTTCCAGGCTATACATGGGGATAGGAAGGGTTTCTTTTCTTCCCGGAACCTCGTCATTGACCCCTTTCTTGAACCAATCCGCATCTGGGTTGACCTCATACAATTGTTCTACGAGCGCGTCAAATTCCGCATCCGTTATTTCCGGTTCGCCTCTACGATAGGCGTTGTTATATTCTCTTATCTTTCCCTCCAATACTTTAGGGTCTAAATTCGATTTTACCATAATTATCTTATAATTTTGAAAGTTCTGCACGCAATTTTTCTATATTGTCACATTCATTCCTCTTAACATCTTCTTTAGAAGTTTCCGTGAGAATAACATACGCTTCTGGAAAATTATCTTTCAATTGTTTTGTTGTATTGATATTTTCAAGCGCGCATTTTGTCTGGTTTTTGATATTAGATGCTTTCCTGTCTAACTCAATCATTCTCTTGACAAAAAGTTTTGCTTCCGTTGAACTCTTCAATTCATCAAATTCTGTATCAGTTATAAACGAATATACAAAATAATTAACTTCAACATAATTCACTATATTATATATTCGTTCGCGTGTAAAATTTGACAGATAAATACACCCTTTGGTTTTTACTACATTAGGGTATTTATCCATAAATTCAACAACATCTTTTGGTAAATTTTTCTTGAAATATTCGTCGGCAAATTTACCAAAATTCTCAAATTCTTTTCTTGACTGCTCTATAATAGGCTTGATTATACTTTTTGCAATCCTATCTTTTTCGTTAATTGTTAATCTTTCGCTTGCCATAACTAAAACTCGTTTTTCTTGTTAGCAATAAAGTAAATGTAATCGTCACTTCCAAACTTAAAATCTTTTCTCGGTCTTCCCTGCAACCGGGTATCTATTCCGATAGGGTTCAATTCAGACAACTGGAAAGTAAGGTGTTTAACATCTTCCGTTATATCCACCGCTCCGCGCACTTCATTAAACGGGTTATCCCTTGTCTTTGTGGCAAAATTTTCCACCATAAAAACTTTATAGGTTCCCAAAAAGTTTACCGTTATGAACTTGTAGCCCGTGAGAGCTACAAGTGTCCATATATTTTCTATTAATTCGTTCATTATCCAAATTTTTTAAAGTCATTCACATAAACCAAATAGTCTTTCTCGTAAAACTTCCATCCGTCATACAACCTATCGAGATAATTTTTAATCATCCTCATGCAAGCGGCTTTCATATAGTTCTTTTTCTTATTTCTTTCGAGAAAGGCGTTCAATTCTTCGTAATTGTAACCGCCTTCTTCATTAAACAACTTTGAATCATCGTTGCTAAAATTTCTGATTTCGTTTATCTTCTCGTAAATACTGTTCTTAAGTTCTTCAAGTGATTTCATAACCTTATCTTTTTTATTTGTTTGACTTATCATCTCTTAATCTCACAATGCAAAGATAAGATTATGTTATGAGATACGCAACTGCTTATGCCATTTTAACACTGTTTTAACATATCACCCACCGAAAAAATCCTTAGTCATTTTATCCCTTTTAGCCTTTATAATCTCGCTAATACCGTCTTTTTCAAGACCTTTCTTGTATCTATCTTTGAGAATAGAGGCTTTGTTTTCGTTGGACTGGGAGCCGAAAGAAGCGAACGCCACGTTTATATCACCTTCGCTTTCCGGCAATTCCTCACGATACCCCATCTGTTTTCCGCATACCTTGCAGTAAGGTATATTAATAGGTACGGTTCCCTTATCAGTATATTTGAACATCGGGCGTGTCTCTATAATTTCCTTCCCGAATTCCGTACATTCCTTGTTTTCACATTTCCAGTATATCATCTTTCTTTGTTTTTAACTGGTAATCCTTCCAATACCAAGGTTACACAATCTTCAAAGCTCATAACTTTTGCACCGTCTTCTTTCCATCTGTTGATATCTTCCTCCTCTTCTTCCGGTGTCGGTCTGAATATCTTCCGGCACAATTCCCTTTGATACTCTTCGTTCTTTTCCTTATCATCACCATACATTCGGCATTCTCCCAATGTATTATAATAATCTTCTTCTGTCATTCCTGCCTTAAAACAAGCAACCTTTATTGCTACATTAGGCGTTATAAAACTTTTCTTATATATTCTTCCATACCATTGTTATTTAAAATGTCTACGTCCATATTCAGCCATCAACAAAGAATCAGCAAAGTTATCGTCGTCCTTTAGGCTCCTGCTGGAGCGTTTTAAACTCACGTCCGGGAAAATACGGTGTGCAGCCACGATACTCATTTTCTTCACGTCCTTTACCGTTTTGGTTCCGTCATTTTTTGTTACCATCTTTATACCCTTATGCATGTCCGACTGCCATTTTTTAGGCGGTATCTTTGTGTAGGGTAATCCAGCAATCGCACAGAAAAATTCCGGCACGCACGAATTATAACCGAACGTAAACGTTCCTTTTGCCGAAGAACCGTATAATGCGTGTACATCCTCTATTACAACATGCCGGACTTCATACCCTTCGACAAAAGCAAGCAATCTGTTTGCCGTCTCTATCATGTCCACCACCTTAATGTCCTTAAAGATAGGTTCTGCCTTGATAAAAGACCCGTCTTCCGCAATCATTGATACAAACCCCTTTGTTCCAGGGTCAAATCCCAAAAATACTTTCACGTTACACCTCCAGTCTTGATATTCCATTTTCTTTAATTACTTTCAATTGTTTTATCTCGTCATTGAGTTTTGGTACATGCGTAACAATCAATATCGATTGTTTCAGAAACTCCGTAGAAGCTATTATATTCTCTATACCCAGGGAATCGCTGCTTTCCAGCACTTCATCCAACAGTAAGAAATCCATACCTCCGTACTGTTTTGTCGCGTTAATCATACTTTGTATAGCAATGATAAGAGCCACTTCCACACGTGCCTGTTCACCGCCCGAATAGAAGAAAAAGCTTTCCATTTCATCACGGAAAACATAGGGTGTTATCTCCTCTTTCAATGTTCCGTTCGCGTTCCGTTTGAAACCTTCAATCATCAGACGCAAATCGCTTTTCATTTTCTTTAGTACATCATTGGACGCGCTTTGGATATTCTTTATCTGCTCCATTGCCAGATACATCTTAAAGTCTTTAAAACGGCTATCCCATTGCTGTACTTTGAAAATCTCGTTTTTCTTGTCAAGAATTTTTTTGTTGCCTTCCTCTATGTCCTTGGAAAGTTTTTCTACCGCCTTTTCCTGGTCTTTGATAGAGGGTCTTTCCGCTTTCTGCTTTTTCAATTCCTCTATATACCCAGTCTTGGAATCAATGAGAGAACGGTTTGTCTCAACTTCTGAACGCATCTTTACAATGGAGTTTTCATATCCCTTTTTCTCGCGTTCAAGCTCCCTTATACGGTCTTCCACCTCCATCATCTTATCAACCACCTTTCCACGACGTACACGCAATTTGCGTTCTTCCTCCTCCGTTTCCTTCCTTACATCCTGGTATTGGGAGATAAGGTCTTCCAGTTCGTTTATAGAGGTCTCATATTCGTTTTTCTTTACTGTATTCTTATCAATGGCTGTTTTATAAGCCTCTTTGTCAGCCTCCAGTTCTTCAAAATCCTTGTCAGCATCCATAAAAAACTTATGATTGCAGTTAGGGCACACAATGACGCCAGAAAGCAATACTTCAACCTTCTGTAATTTCTTCTCATAATCAGCTAATTTCAACGCATAATCCTTGCGTCTTTCTTCTTTGTTTGATTTGTCTTTCTTTAATCCGGCTATTTCCGTGTCTATCTCCTTATAGGTGTCCTTGTAAGCATCCATATCGAAGCTTTCAAGTTCTTTGCTTACATCTTCTTTTAACTTTACAAGTCCTTCGATATCCTTGTCTACGCCTTCGATATTCTTTTCCGCTTTGGGAATACGCGTCTTTACAAGGTCTTCATTAAGAATTTGTAAAGAATATATTTCTGACTGAATCTCACCTATAATACCCTTTTTCTTTTCTTCCGGGTCTTCGCTTAACACTTGCTGTATCTGTTCCTCATAGGCTTGCTTCTTGCCTTCCGCAACATTTTTCAAGCATTCTTCTTTATGCAATTCTTGTTCCAATATTCCGACTTTTTCGGAAATCACGCCTTTTGTTTTGTCAATATTGGAGAAATTGACAAAGCGACTTATCAAAGCAAGTTTTTCGGTATTGGACGAACGAAAAAAAGA